ATAGGATTTCAATCTGGTCAAAATAATCAAGGTCTCGCGAGTACAGCAATTGGTGATTCGACAGGGCAATATTCACAAGGACCAAGAGCTGTTGCTATTGGTTCATTTGCAGGAAATTTTCAACAAGAAACTGGAGCTATTGCAATTGGATGGGTTGCAGGACAAACAAACCAAGGTTTGTACTCAATTGCTATAGGAGCATACTCAGGACAAACAAATCAACACGCAAATTCAATCATTTTAAATGCAAGTAGTTCAGCGTTAAATTCTGATGGAGCAAGTAAATTTTACGTAAATCCAATAAGTGAATCTACTAATACAACCAATGTATTGGTATATAATATAGGAACTTCAGAAATAGCATATAATACAACAAAAACATTTGTAATTAATCATCCATCTGAAGAAAATAAATATCTAGTACATTCATGTGTTGAAGGACCAGATACTGGATTATTGTATCGAGGAAAATCACAAATACAAAAAGGACAAAATCAAATTAGTATTCAAATACCAGAATATGCTGTAAAAATAGGAACAAATTGGTCAATACAATTAACTTCTATCGGAAGTGATAGTAATATATTATCGTGTAGTGAAATGAATGAAAAAACAGGGCAATTTTTTGTGTATGGTAAAGAAAATGTCAAATTTTATTGGAATGTGTATGGTCAACGTGAAACATTTGAAGTAGAACCAAGTAAAGATGAATATATGTTGGTAGGAAATCCACCATATTTGTCATTGTTAAAGAAGAAATAAATAAAACGCGAATCAAATTTTTTATAAAAATTACAAATTTTTATAAAAAAATTACAAAATTACAAAATTTACAATTTTTTGTTTTTTGTTTTTTATTTTTTATTTTTTATTTTTTATTTTTTATTTTTTATTTTTTGGTTTTTGGTTTTACAAGATTTTTTCAGCGATTTTTCGGAGTAATTCTTCAACACCCTCGCTATTTTTCACTGAAATAGAATGTTCTATTTCACTTGTGGAATAGAGAGGAGGATATTCTTTTTTGTTCCTGACATAGAGTGTCGGTTTATTGATTTTGTTTTTTCTCGAATTAAAATTCTTGACACACTGAAAAGATAATCTTGTGGAATCCGACAAATAAACTATGATGTCAGTGTCCGAGATTAATTTTTCAATTCCAGGGAAAAAAACCATGCAACGTCCAGCTAATTCAGTGAATACAAAATTAAACGGACCCCTTCTGATAGTTGTGGTGGAGTAACTATCAGTGGCGAAGTAAGAAATTGGTCGGTAGTTTTTATTTTGTAATTTTTTGAGAACGGATGATTTTCCGACGCACGAACTCCCGACCAACAAGACTTTGATATTCTGTTGGATTAGAAAGTCCATAGCATCCGACAAAATATTGTCGCAGTCTGCGACATCGTCCTTGAAATCCTTGAAAAACCCAGCAGTTGAAGAATCGTAGCAAAAAACAGAAAATTCGACTAAGTTGAACATTCTAAGAGAACTGAATTTGATTCTAAATTTCGATTTAAAAATTCAATTTTTTTCTGTAAAATGATCAAGATTATTAATAATGAAGAATTTATTACAAACAGCGACGAATTTGTTAATCTATCCATTAAAGGTTATGAAAGTTTAAATATATTATCAAATCTTGGATACTATGAGAGAATAATATCATTATTGAAAGAATTGACCAAGATATTTGAATATAAAATTAATTTATTATACGAAGGTGCAAGTCATGGAGGATATGTAGCAATTAAAATAGCAGATAAATATAATAATATAAATTTAATTAATTCTTCCTCCTCTCATATCGAGAATAATATTAAAAAATATAATATAGGAAATATATCAATCGATACAGATTCTATATTTTATAATCATATAGTATTTTTTGAGAATGAAATAAATATTCGTGAAGAACATTATTGTACTCCTATTTTAATCGTAAAGACACCCGTTCCGATAAACGATAAATATAAAGTATATAAACTATCAAATACCGACTTTTTTATACATGTTCCTGAACATTTACACAATAATTTTTTAAGAGAATTTCATTATTTTATAAAAGGAGATGATGTATTAGATTACGATAATTTAATACATTTTACAATGATTGTAAAAGATGCAGGAGATGATTTTGAAAAAGTACTTGTAGAAAACTTACCATATATAGATAGATGGACTATATTAGACACAGGAAGTACTGATAATACCATCAATATAATAAATAAAGTTCTGGTTGGGAAGAAGAAAGGACAATTATACAGAGAACCATTTGTAAATTTCAGGGATACGCGTAATCGATGTTTAGATTTAGCAGGAAAAGAATGTAAATTCGCAATAATGTTAGATGATACATATGTAATTAAAGAAAATTTAAGATTATTTTTAAATGAAATCCGTGGTGATCAATTTTCTACATCATTTAGTTTATATGTAAAAAGTCATGATATGGAATATACAAGTAATAGAATAACAAAAACTGAAATAAACTTGAGATATAAATATAAGATACATGAAATAATTCAAACTGAAAATAATGTAAATGTCTTAATTCCAAAATATAAGTCTTCTATTTATGATTACGGTAATGAATACATGGAAAAACGAACGATGGATAGAAAACAATATGATTTAGATATTTTGTTTGAAACTTATAAAGAAGATCCGAATGATTCGAGATCATTATATTACATAGCGCAAACATATAATCTCATACATAAATACGAATTAGCTTATGAATATTTCTCAAAACGTATAGAACATCATGATGAAGGATTTTTACAAGAAAAAATCGACGCGTGTTTTGAACTAGCACGATTAAGTAATTTTAAATTGAATAAACCATGGGAAGAATGTGAGAAATTATACATGAGAGCTTATGAGATGGATAAATCACGTCCAGATTCATTATATTACATAGGTATACATTATTATTATGAAAATGATTTTATGAAAGCATATACATATATGAAATCAGGATTTGAGTTAGGTTATCCATTAAATTCTCAATATAGTTTAAAACCAACTTTATCTTTTTATTATTTACCGAAAATCTTAACAGAAATATGTTTTTACGTGTCTGATTATGAACTTGGATTAAAATCAGCGTCTTTATTTTTAGAAAATAATAATAATGATGAAAGTAATGTTGAATACTATTTGGTAAAATGTTGGTATAAAATTCACAGATTACTTAATGGTCATATAATACAAGGTTATAATTATGTCGCTAATGTATCTAAACCAATATTATGTTTTGTGGTAGATGGTGGATTTGAAAAGTGGTCAGGTAAAGATATATTATCTAAAGGAATTGGTGGTTCAGAGACATTTATTATAGAAATCGCGAGGTATTTACAAGAGAGTGATTATTTTAATGTGTTTGTATTTTGTAATTGTGAGACAAACGAAAAATATTTAAATGTTGAATATAGAAAATTAGAAGAATATAAAACATTTATTAGTATGAATAAAGTTCATACGAGTATTATAAGTAGATATCCGGAATATTTACCACTGAGTTATAAATCCGATAATGTAGAGAATGTGTATTTGATTCTACATGATTTAATTCCAAATGGAGAGATTATAGTAGATAGTTTAAAATTACATAATGTTTTCTGTTTGTCAGATTATCATTCTAATAATATAAAAAATATGTTTCCAATTTTAGAAAATAAGATTACTACATTTGGATATGGAATTGATTATGAATCATTTAATAATTTTAATGGAATACAAAAAATTAAAAATAAATTTATATATTCTTCATTTCCGAATCGAGGATTATTAAAGTTATTAAAATTATGGTCGAGAATAATTGAAAGATACCCGGATGCAACATTACATATTCATTCAGATGTTAATGGAACATGGGTTAATAATGTAGTTCCTCATATCGTTAAAGAAATTAAAGAATTACTTGCGGTATCTAAAAATATATACTATCATGGATGGACAAGTAAAAAGAAATTATATGAAAATTGGATGAGTAGTGATATATGGTTCTACCCGACTGATTTTATTGAGACATTTTGTTTGACAGCAGTTGAAGCGGCAGTTTCAAAAACACTAGTTGTGACAACTAATGTAGGTGCTTTAGTGAATACAGTAGGAAATAATGGTATTTTAATAAATGGATATAATGTTGGTGAAGATGAATGGGATAATAATGCTTTACAAACATTATTTAAAATTATGGATGATAAAGAGTTGAAAGAAAAATATATTAATCTGAACCACAATTGGTATAAAAATATTACATGGAGAAGTAGAACATATGAATTACTAGAGAAATATTTAATACCTACAATCACGACAACGACAACGACAACGATCGAAGAAGAACAACATAAAAATGTTGATACGCGTTTGAATTATAAAAATATGTACAATTGGACGAATGATTTACCAAATAATACAAAAAAGATATTTGACGATGTACTAAAATATTTTAACTTTAAAAACAATACGACAACAAATTTAACAAATATTCTAGAAATTGGAGTGTATACAGGAACATCGTTAATAAAGATATTAGAAACTGTACCTAATTCTATAGGACATGCAATAGATAAATGGGAAGATTATGAAGAAGATTTCGAGTTGCTTCAAAATATAAAGATAAATAATATTGAAAATATATTTAATGAGAATGTAGTGAAAGCAAATTTGAAAGATAGAATCGTAGTACATAAAGGTGATTCAACAGAAGTATTATTGAATATGAGTAAAGAATTTGATTTAATATATGTGGATGGTAGTCATAAATGTTTAGATTGTTATGCTGATATGATATTATCGTTTAATTTACTTAAAAAAGGGGGGTTAATGATAGTTGATGATGTGTTGTATAGAAAAGGTGATATTATAAATAGTCCGTTCGAAGCAGTGGAGCATTTTATAAATAAATACAAAGATAATATTATAATAATGAATAATGGTTATAGATTGTTTTTAGAAAAAATATAACTTAAACATATATTATATGTATAAAACAATGACACATTTTCCACACGTTAAAGATATAGATAAATTTGAACAAATGAATTATGATAGAATTAAAAATATATTAAGAACAGATATATATAATCTTATAATAAGTAGGAAAACTGAGAACGAGTATTTTGATTTAGATACATTTAATATGAAAACTAATGTTAGTATGAAAGTATTACATCAAATGGTAAAAGAAATAATTATCGAGTTAGAAAAATCAGGATGGAAAACAAAATTATCATTTGGAGATACAGGATTATTTATATATTCTACCGAAGAACAGCCGAAAAGTTGTTGGTAATATATTCAAAGAAACTTTTACATTCACGTTTCTTGTCAGACATAAATAGAACTTCGAACATTTTTGGATCTAATCTTTTAGTTTTGTAGTTTATGTATACATATAATAAATATAAAAAGAATAAAAAAATACCAAATAGAATATCACTCATGACACTATCTATACTTAGTATACTTAGAAAAGGTAATAATTTAAATATAGATACAAGAAGAATAAAAACTAATATATTTTTGATGGATGATTTGTTCTTAATTTTCATTAATAATTGACAAAAATTAAATACTAATGCAAAAAGTATGAAATATTTTGGGTTAAACTTTACAATTTGACAAATAAATAAAATATACCAAATAAGAATCCAATTTGAAAACAAACAATCAGGATAAACAATACAAGTCATTTTATTATTATATTTAATTTAATTACATTAATTAAATTAAATCACGATGACGACATTTATTTAGCAAAAATTACCCATAAAATTATAATTAATACAATGTAAACAAAAGGATTATTCCACATACTAGGTTTATGTTTTTTTTTCTTAATTTCATGACATTCATTATCATTTTCGACAATAAATGCTAAAGGTATATCAACCTGACAAGAAGTACATTTTTCCATTTTATTATAAATAAAATATTTTATTTAAACTAAATTTTTAATATAAAGTTTTTAAAAAAATATATTAAAAAATGTATGAAAGAATAGTATGGCAGTATTGGGAGAATTCTGATACTTATCCAAACAGTATACCTTATATAGATTTATGTCATGAAACAGTAGATTTGCACCAAACAGACGGTAAAGGTTATAAAGTGATTAGATTGAATGATAAAAATTACCATGAATATATAGATGATATAAATCCATTTATATTTAATCTCAAGGAAAGTGAAAACCAATTGGCTCAAAAAGCAGACTATATAAGAGCAAAATTGTTATATAAACATGGAGGAATTTGGTTAGACTCTGATGCAATAGTATTTAGAGATTTAGATATGATATTTGATAAACTTGAAGAATATGAATTTTATGGATATAAAATAAATTCTCCATGTATATGGGCATTTGCATGTCATAAAAATGCAGAAATAATGAAAAAATGGGTTGATAATAATGACAAAGTATTAAATGAGTCTGAAGGAAAAAATATATTTTATGGAGAATTGGGACATAGGTCTTTCGAGATTTTTATAGATACTCCAAATATATTTTTAGATGATGCAACTAAAGTGCAATCAATAGATCATCGATATGCGTGGAAATATATGCATTTTACGAATGGTCTAGAGAAATTCATAAACGACGAACAACCATTTTTTATGATGAATAATGCTTTAATATGCGATTATATAAAAAAGTACACAAGAGAAGAATTAAAAAATAGTAATATTTTAATATCTCAATTTCTTATGAAAGCAGGTGTTAAATTTTGAGATTAAGCTTCTTTTTGGTTATCATGTTTATCAGGATGAAATTCTCTAGCCAACTTTTTAATTTTTTTTTTCTAAGGTAGCATTTCGTAATAACTATCTTAAAATTATAATTGTTTTAACAAATCATGTTCACATACAAGAAATATATATTATTGATGAAATGGATGCTACTCTTCTTTTATTTACATGGACGTTTTAAATGAGAAAGAAAAATTCCATCACTTCCAAAGTAAGAATAATCTCCTGTTAGTGTAATTAAGTTTTGTTGCAAGTTTAATTATATCCGGTTCTTTCATTCTAATTTTTTCTATTTCTTTGTTTTCATATTGAACTATAATATCGTGTTTACATGGTTTACTTACGATTGTTCCGTAACAAGTTTTTTCAATACTTATAATTTTTGTAATAGAAGAACGTGGTTGATGTGTTGTTCGTTTAGGTGAACGTCTTCGTGATCGCTTAGTACGTGATCGCTTACGTGATTTCATTTATTATATTAAAAAAGAAAAATATTAAATATATTTTTTTATTATTAGCAGCTTTTGAATTGTAATTTTACTATATTTGTTAAATAATTATAAAATATAAAAAAATTTTTTTATTTTTTATATAAATAAAAAAATGGATATTCAAGATATTATAATCGCAATCATATTAAGTATCGCAATCATGCTTTTTATAATTCCAAGTACAAATATGTTTGCAGGTCCCGTCGGACCTGCTGGACCTGCTGGACCAGCAGGTCCTAATTCTATTCCTTTTGTAAATTCAAAAGAAGTTTTTACTGGATTAACTTTATGTAATATAGATAATGGAAAAATAGTTCCAACAACTGGAAACGTTCTTGGTGTTGTAAGTACTGACACTGATGGAGTATCAACATTAATACCGTTCAATATTAAAAATGGAGGTAATGTTACATTAATTGCTATAACAGCAACATTAGATCCATCTAGTGTAAGTTTTAAAACAGGATCGTCATTCAATTTTTTCATAGGTACAAATGGAGATTACAGTGTCATGCCTTCAGGAGGGTATAGTTGGTTGTCTTTTGAAGCGAATAATGGTTCACCTAAGACATTTTACTATTATCCAGGTAAAAACGGGTTTCCAAATATTAGTTTGAGAAAAGGAAATACTTTTACTATTAAAGGAGTTCAAACCAATGGGATTTTAAATAATGTCACTATTGGTGTTTCTTATACTGATGTAATTCCACCTTCATCGTGGTAAAATTAAATATAATCCAATATTTTACTTATTATAGCATCATCATCTAATAAAGAACCATGAATATCAGACAAAATAGTATCATTATCTCTTTCTCTATTTATATATGAATAGAGAAATAATAAATTTCGTCTTTGATGAAGTTCAGTTTCTAAATATTCTTTAATTTCTTTATTAAAAGGAATACATTGATTTTTATAATAATCTTCTACTAAAGTAAGTGCAGTGTATTTTGTTCGTTTTTCATTATAACCATTATTTTCTATAGTATCAATATCAGCATTTTTTTCTAATAAAGTTTTAAACATTTGTAGAAATATATCTTTTTTCCTATAATAGTATTCATCGGTATTACCAAATACCCATGTATTATGGTCAGTTTTCCATTTTTGTGTCATTACTAATTCTCTTTCATTTGTAAAAAGTTTTATTATTACCTTCATAAGTATCGTATCACCATTTTTAGCTTGTTTATTTACATTATTTTCTATAATAATTTTAAAAATGTCAATATTACCTGTTTCAATTGTCAAATCAACTGGTGATATACTACTATGATTTTCTATAAAAATATCTGCATCATTATCTAATAAAAGTTTTATAATTTCAGGACTATTTTTTTTTATAGCTTCATGAAGAACTGTATTTCCATTAATATACTTTTTATTTATATCAGCACCTTTTTTTAATAACAATTCTATAATTTCTTTATTTAATTCAAGTACTGCGAAATAAAGCATTGTATATCCAAATTTATCTTTTATTTCATTAATACTAGTATCAATTTTACTAATAAATTCGATAGCTTTATGATATTCTTTTTTCTTTAAAAAATTAATATAATTTTCCATTTATTATATATATATTTATTAAAAAATAAAAATTAATTATATAATAAAAAAATGTATAATGACATGAATGAAAAATTAACTTTCTACTATGGATTAAGAAACCAATCCTTTAAAAATTTATTATGGAACATATTAAGAAAAGGAAAGTTAAAGGAACATTATATTAATTGTTTACTGACACCAGAAGCTCTAGCAGAATATGATAAAGCATTTACATCAAGTACAATATCATCCCATGTAGATCCAACATCTGGTAAAATAGAAGTTAATAAAATTATCAGTAATAATTATGAAACATATGAAAAACTAGGAGATGGTATATTTGATAATTTTATTGGTTGGTATGCATTTAGAAGGTTCGGGGAAGTGAATAACTTGGAACAAGTAAAACTATTACATATTATAAGATCTAAATATGGTTCTAAAAAAGAATTTGCTCCAATATCTGAAAGTCTTGGATTCTGGCCTTATATTTCTTCATCTGTATACGCAAGAAATCACGAAAAGAAGAAATTATTGGAAGATGTATTTGAAGCATTTTTAGGTGTAACTAGTTTTATTTTGGATAAAAATTTTCGTAATGGTGTAGGATATGCTATATGTTATGATATATTGTCAAGTATATTCGATAATATTAAATTCTCTACAGACTTCAGTGAAATGATTGATTACGTTACAAAACTTAAACAAGTGTTCGATAAAGTTAAAAATGTTAGAATAGAGTATCAGGATAGGAAGATAGGAGATCAAATACATATAATGATATACCAAAGATCACAAAATGGAGAATATAAAGTTATAGGTACTGGTGTGTCTACAAATAAAAAAGATGCAAAACAAAACGCAGCGGAAAATGCATTAAAAAATTTACATATTTAAAAATAAATATAAATTATTATATATACATGTCATTCACACATATAATAATTTTAGTTGATGTATCTTATTCAATGTTAAGTCATATTTCTGATTTTGTAAAAGCTTTAAATAACTTTGTGGGTAAACTAAAAAATGAGAACAGATATTATAAAATAACTGTAGGTCAATTTAATACTCATTTAGATTATATTAATGTATTCACTGATTTGAACAGTATTCGTGTGTTCAAAGTAAATCAATTTAATATATATGGAACAACTGCTTTATATGATGCAGTTTATAATACTATTACAAATGTTTCAACGAATCGTGAGATGAAAGACATGAATACACAAATGTATATTATATCTGACGGAGATGACAATGCTTCTAAATATAAAAAGGAAGATGTAGATAATATTATGAATAATGTTATGAATCAATACAATTGGAAAATAATTCATTGTCATACTGATTTAAATTTATTTAATATACCAACTATTAATTATGATATAAATGATATTTGTGATATTTTTAATAGAATACAAGTATAAAAATATATTTTAATATAATATATATATTAAAATATGAAAGACAATATTCTTTTTACATCAGCTGGTGATAATACCAAATTCTATGATTTATGGTGTTCTACAGATAGAGATTATGATATATTTGTGTGTTATTATGGTGACGGTGGTGATCATAAGTACAAAGAACATAGTGATATTTATCTAAAAAGAAAAGGAAGTAAGATGCAAAATTTTTATCATGTATGGAAAAATAATATAGGTGATATTAGAAATTATAAAAATTATTATATTGTGGACGATGATATATTAATCACTACACAAGAAATTAATGAATTATTTACATTACTAAACAATTTAAATGTCTGGATGCTACAACCTTCATTTAGTGAAAAATCTCAAGTAAGTCATGATATAACAAAACAAAATAAAGAATCCAAGTATAGATATACAAATTTTATAGAAATCAATACACCTTTCTTTACAAATTATGCAATAACAGAATGTATGAAAGTATACGAACCTATTTTGACAGGGTATGGTATAGATATATTATTTATGTGGACTTTAGGTACCGATGAAGAAAATAAATATGTAATCGTTGATTATATATCATGTGTAAATCCTATAAGAATTAAAAGGGAAATAGATAAAATAGAGATAGTATCTACACGAATCAATAACTGGTATAAAATACAAAACAAATTAAAAATTCCAAATATAAAACATAAAAATTTTTCTATTATAAGATAAAAATGAGAATACTTCTTTTATATAAAGGATACCCTAGAATATCACATAGTTATCAAATTGTAGAAGCTAATGAATTAAATAAAAGACATGAAGTAATGATAATTTCATTTGAATGGGAATTGTTTACTAAATGTGAAAATCATTTACCTTACGTATTTACTTCTTCACCATTAAAGGAAATCGCGAAAATTGTTAAATTTAAACCTGATATAATACATAGTCATTTTTTAGACACAATTGATATATGTACACAGTTAAGTAAACAATTAAAAATACCATTTACAATAAAAAGTCATTCATTTGATATTCTATCAAGCGATTGTAAACAATACATTAAACTCATAAATGAAAACATGTATTGTTTAAAAATTATAGTATTTCCTGAATTTGTAGATAAATTGGTAAAGATTGGAATCAAAGAATCTAAATTATTACCAATGTACCCGACATTAGATATAAGTTTATTTATTAATCAAGAAATTGAAAATGGACCTCATATCATGAGTGGTGGTGCATTTTTACCGAAGAAGAATATTAAAGGTTTTATATTACTTTCTAAAAAAATAAAGGAACTATATCCAGAAAAACAAATTACATATTATAGTGTTATGGAAAATAAAAGTTATTATAATGAAATTCTTGAATTTAATAGAATACATGGAAATCCTGTAAATTTTCTAACTGTTCAACCAGATAAAATGCCTTTAGAATATAAAAAACATCAGTGGTTGATTTATACAGCATGTCCAAAATTAAAAACAGTTGGTAATCCTTTAATGGTTGCGGAAGCACAGGCAAGTGGTGTTGGAGTTATTATGTATAAATTAAGGAATACGTTGGAAGATTTTGTATCAGAGAATGGGTATTTGTATAATACAGATGAAGAAGTATTAGAAATAATATCACGAGGTTTTGATGATGAAAAAAGAAATAAAGCTATAGAAATAAGTAAAAGATATGATATGAAAGAAAAAATTAAAGATATCGAGAATATCTGGTAAATTTACGGGACTTTCGGGGTTTTCTAGACTTTCTTCGGGACTTTCGAGACTTTCGGGACTTTCTTACTGACTTTCTGGACTTTCTTTTACCATCATTAGGATTTTGACGATTAAAAATACCAGGATTTTGATTTTGATTTGGAAGATTACGAAAATTTAGATTACGAATTGGATTTGGATTTTGAGGAAGAACAACTGGTGGTGGTAAACGTATAGGTTGTAAATTAGGTTGTTGAGGTTGTTGTAAATTCATTTATATATTAATTATATAAAATAAAATAATTAATATATTTTTTAATAATAAAATGTTAGATTGTTCAAGACGAAGACGTCAAACCAGATCATTGTCAAGAATGAGAATAAGATCTAGATCACGTTCTAGAGATAAATCATCATCTTCTTTAAAATATGATTTTATTTGGTCAAAAAATAAAAATTACTTGTTAGATAAAAATAATACTAAACAATTGTATATACATGAATCATTGTATGTTCCAGATTTTTTAAAAGTAATAAAGACAATCAAAATTAAAAAAGCATATATAGTACATAGTGTTGATATGGTATATAATTTATGTAAATTTGATATTCGTAGTGGTATTGAGTTTAAAAATGATTGTCTAAAATTTGCTGAATGTTTAACACTTAAAGAAAATAGTTTAAGTTATGATTATGATAAAGAAGAAAGTTTTTTAAAAGAAAAAACTACAGGTAAGATATTTGGTGATTCTGACAAAAAGAATATAAAAATCGCTAAAGATGTTACAAAATCATATGATAAACATTTTGTAAATCCAGAAATTGGTGAGTCGTATGCAATAGTTAGACAAGAAGTAAAAAAAGGTAAAATGCCTTATCATATCGCATATGTTCTAAGTAAAGATGGTAATTCTAATATTACTATTGAAGGTGATGCAGGAAGTAGTCATTTAGATATACCAAAATTTTGTATTTATGATGTAAAACAGCGTAGAGGATTAGGAACAATTAATGAAACGTTTTATGAAGCTTATAACTCATATTTTAAACCATGTACAACTATGGTTTTGATATATAAAAAAAATTAAATATGATTTTTTATTTTATTTTAAATAAAAAAACCAAAATGTATATTAAATTTAAAAATTTTAGATGTTATGATGATAAAACTTTTGAATTTGATGATATTGGTATGAGTTTAATATCTGCTCCGTCAGGACAAGGTAAGAGTACTATATTAATGGGAATCAACTTTGCATTATATGGTTCTAGTACAAAAGACAAAGTTATTAAGCATGGTGAAAAAACATGTTCGGTTGAATTTATGTTTCAAGGTATGAAAATTATAAGAACTCGTAAACCTACTAGATTAATTGTGAATGATATATATGAAGACGACGCAGCGCAAAATATTATTAATGAAAAGTTTGGAAGTACTTTTCACATCACTGGTTATATTTCACAAAATCAAAGAGATTCATTTATAATTATGAATTCAAATGAGAAAATACAATTTCTTGAAAAGTACGCATTTAATGATGTTAATTTATCTGAAATTAAAGAGAGATGTAAAAATGTAATCAAAAAAAGGAAAGATGAATTAAATAAGACCATAACACAAATAGAAAGCACAAATGAATTTATTAAAGATTTGAAAGTACCTGAAGAAATTAAATTTCCTCTACCAGGTAAGAATCGTGAATTGATAATATCAAATGAGGAAAAAAGATATAAAAACTGTGAGACGCGTATTAAAAAACATAAACGTGTTTTAAATGATACACAAAAAGAATTGAATGACTTGGAAATTTTCTTAACATATAGTAAAAGTAAAGATGAAAATATCGAAAGTCTAATAGCAAAACTAAATGCACTATCTTTAGAGGATTATAATAATAGTGATTATGTGGGAGATGAAATGTTAGAAGATTATCAGAACAGATTAATAAACATATTAAATCGAAAAGAATTAAATTATCTAGAAAATACGCTTGAAACAGATAGAGAAAAATTGGAAAGAAGGAAACAGAAAGAAATCCTTGAGAATGCTGAAAAAATAAACAAGATTACAAGTGAATTGTGGAAAGATTATTCAAAAGATGAAACCATTGAAAATATTAATGATCTTAAAAACACATTAAAAGATGCAAGACAAATATCCTTTTATAAAACACAATTGCAAGATGTTGTTGAAGACGACGTTGGGTTAGATGTAGAATTAGAAAACTTGGTAAAAGAGAATAATGAACAAAAAGATTTACACGATAAATTAAAAAAACAGGGAATTATTTATAATTGTCCATCGTGTTCTGAAAAATTGCATTTTATAAATGATAATTTATGTATAAGTAATATCGTCGTTCCTGATGATGTTGATATAAATGATGTTAAGAAAAAAATAAATTTATTAACTTCTAAAATGAAATCATTGGAACAACATATATTATCTAATCGTAATAAGATAGAACATAATAAAAAGATAAATAAACAAATAAATGATATAATAGAACAATATGAAGAAGAATTGAATGAAGAAAACCTTAAGGAAGATTTAGATGTTATGGAAAATTATTACAAATATAATATGAGACAGGATAAAGAAATCATTGAACTAAAGAAATCGAAATTTTCGTCAAACATCGTTGACGACGAAAAAGATATTATATCTCAAGAATTACATATTGAACAACTTAAAGAAAAATGTGGAGGTCGAGAACTTGAAGACAATATTACAGAAGATGATTTAAGAGAAATGATTAAGATTGAACAAAATAAAAAAGATTCTATCAATCGATTAAATAATATGAAAATTAATTTTGAAAAAGAGAAACGAGAACAACACTTACAAATAGAGAATAAAAAAAATGAGTATATAGAAAAGTATAAAGAAATAAGAACACGTGAGGAATTATTAGAGATAATAAACACAACAAACAGTTCAATCATCGGAGAAGAAAATGATAAAGAAAAGCACTTTAATAATCTACAAGAAATCAAAGAATATCAGAGATACATAGAAGATAAGAAGGTATATGATAAATATATAAATACTTTGTCTGAATTAAAAGAAAAGGAAATTGAAGATAATAAAAAATATGTTGCATCAGTATTACTTAGAGAGAAAATATTAGAATCTGAGTCAATAGCAATGATGAACATTATTGATTCTATAAACACACATGCACAATTATATCTTGAATATTTTTTTCCCGACAATCCAATGACTATATATTTAAGGACATTTAAAGAAGATTCTAAGAAGAATGACAAACCGCAAATCAACTTTGAGATATTCTATAAAAATATGGAATGTGATTTAAATAATTTATCAGGTGGTGAATTATCTAGAGTTGTATTAGCTTTTACACTTGCATTGTCTGATATGTTTAATACACCGATTCTGATGTTAGACGAATGTACAGCAAGTTTAGATCAAGAATCATCTGAGATTGTGTTTAATACAATCAAAGAAAATTTTAGGAACAAACCAGTATTAATAATTGCACATCAAGTTTCTCATGGTGTTTTTGATAAAGTTATTAATATATAATTTTTTATTTTATATTTTTATAATATAAAATATGTATGCATTTAGAAGAAGTTCATCAAGTCCTCGTAGAAGAAGAAAAAGAAATAATAAGTCAAAATCTCCTGAAAAACGTTCACGTTCGCGATCACGTTCACATTCTCGGTCAAGTAAAATAATTATATCTAGTAAAAGTGTTCCTAGTAGAAAATTATATATATCTAAGAAAAATTTGAAAAATATATATAATAATAAATTAACTTTGTATCATGAAGTGTGTGGTTTTATAGAAAAAGGTGAATTGAATTCTTTACAAGTCATTCAAAAAGAAAATGTATCAAAATCTGACCGTATGAGTTGTCAAACACGTGGATTAAGTCAAGTTATATATCATACACATCCTAATATTTCTAAATTTTATCCTTCAAGTGAAGATATATTAAAAATAGTAAAAGAAAAAAACAAAGAGATAATGTGTTCTATAATATTTACAAAATATGGTATATGGGAAATTGTAAGAAAAAATTTTGTATTCTATGATCTTACAGATGATAAAGAAGATATAGAAAAAACAGTAAAAGAAATATTAGCTAATATATACAATAATAATGCAAAAGGTAGAAAACTAAAAGATGTTGACGATATATATACTAATATTAATCTTATTAAAGAAATATTAAGTGATTATTTAATAGATATAGATATTCATTTTACTTTATGGACAAATTCAAATTATATTTTATACTTTCAAGATTTTCAATAGAATTTATACAATTTCAGCAAGTTTAGCAAAGTTTTTGCTTATTTCATGAATCATTATAGAATTATCAAATAGAATCTTGTCCATCTTTAATGTAATGTTGTCGTATTTACTTCTTGTTAGTAGAATATTATTAATAGTTTCTTTTTTAATTTTATTAATTTTACTTAACTCTTCATCGTACTTGTTTAAAATATGAGAACGTTTAATATCATCTTGTAATCCTCTTATACCATATTCAGTATTTGTGTATTTTATTTCATTAATTTTATTTAGAAATTCTTGTTCAGACTGATTTAATGTTTCTAACAATTTTTCGAATTCTTTAATATATAGAATATAAGTTTCTTTCTTATTGTAAACAATATCAGAGTATTGTATAATCGCAACTCTTTGTTCTAACATTTCATTTAAAATCTTTGAGTGTTTCAATTGATTCTGATTCAATAAACGATATATACCATCTTTAATTGATTTTATATCACAAGATATATCTGTGTCTAATTTTGTATATAAGGTTTTCAAATCAATGTAGATATATAATTTCCTTTCACTAGTAGAAGGATAATGTTTGATTATAAAACAATCAAGTTCATCATCTTTTGTAATTGAACATAAATAGTTTTTATAAAAGATTGATAATTTAAATTTTATATTCTTCACACAAAACATAAATCTACTCAACTGTCTAAATATATCTTTTATATTATCTCTATCTTCCTTACTCAAATCTTTTAATGTTAATTCACGATCGTAATTTTCTTTTAATTGTTGTTCTAAATCATCTACTTTTTCGTTATTCAAATCCACGTTCAATTCATTGTAAAAATCCTCGACTTCTACTTTATCAGGTTCAGCTGCATAATTAGATGCTATAGTTTCTTCGGGTTTCATCTCCATATATTGCATGTCATATATATTTTCTCTATCTTTTACTATTAATTCATATCTACTTGATACGTATAACATGAATGAATCAGCATTTTGTATTGAATATACTTCTAAGTATATACAATATTCCTCTAGTGTATAGAAACTTTTTATAATGAAACCTTTGGATGCTAACATATTCTCCAATTTTGATATAGATAATGTCATTTTGTTTTAATTATTTTGATTTTTTATATTAAATTTAAAAAGACAATACACATTTAAAAAAATGAATATACAACAAATCAAAAATCACGATTTAATTAGCGGTCTACCTACAGATGAATCAGAAGTTGTTGAAAATGAATTACAAATACTCAATATGATATTTAAAGAAAATCCTAGTAGTTTTAAAGTAATTTTTAGAGAAATTTACGAATCACTTATCGTCGCAATATTGTTTATTATATTCTCTTTACCATACGTTGATAATATTGTTCAATGTGTTTTACCTATTACTAATAATTATTATTTTTTAGTAGTAATAAAAGCTATATTTGTAATGTTCTTATTCTGGGTCAGTAAATATTTTAATTATTCAAGAAGATATGCAATATAATATATAATTAGACACAATATGATATAAATCACTAACGTGTAAATATATAAAAAAAACCAACTAATTTCCTTCTTCATGAAATATGAATTTTCTTTTGGAATCTCATACATAATAAAATCAGATTCAGCATTTAATAATGAATAATATATTATAAAAGGTAATATAATATAAAGAACTACTACTATAGTTGTTTTCGGTAATTCTTGTGTCGTCGTCGTCCCTTTACTATTGATTTCATTATCATTATTATTTTTTATACCATTTACTTGTGTTCGCAAATATTTTAATTTTTCAATAATATCACTATCTGTCGTCATTTAATTTAATAAAATTTTTTTTTATAAATTATAAAAAAATTTTATTAAATTGCTCCATAACTTTTTCGGGACTATATTCTTTATAGAAATTTAAATCTTTGTTTGTATACAGACTTTTATCAAAGTCAGAAAATATATTCATCAATTCTTCTTGATTATTATAATACAATGCATTATTACCTAATATCTTCTTATAATTGTCATTCATTACATCATATCCACCATAAGTTATGATTGGTTTGTTATTTACACTGAATTCTCCCAAACTTAGTCCAAAACTTTGTCCATATCTTTGTGCTTCGATGCATGCATCACATGTAGATATAAATTTATTCTTTTCATCGGGATCCGTTATTTTTTCTAGAAAAAATATATTTGGATGATTATCAAATTTCGGTATATTTATAAACACAAACCATATATTGTCTAGAACTCGAACAGCTCTTTTTACACTTTCTATTGCAAACAATATATTAAAACTATCATTACCACCATGATAACCAAAAACTTTTCCATTTAAAGGAATCCCTAACTTTGTACGAAGGTTCTCACATGTCTTACTTGGTTCTAAGCTAATCATATGTGGAACAAACAATGTTTTCCCAAATTTTTCTGCTATTTGTTGTGATACACCAGCATATACATCACCATGTTCTTCTGTCATACTAAACACGCAATGAACACATGTTTTTATTTTTCGCGAGAATATACCATCGTTTGTACCGTATTTTATGACATAAAAAATATCGCATTTTTCATCTTCTAATATTTGTTCAAAGTCGTCGTAGAAAAACAATCGAAATCTTTTCTTGAATTTATTTATTGCTATTTGATCATTTTTTCTTTCTTTGATACTTGATTTAGGTATTAAAATGATACTCTTATTACCTAGCATAGTTTCATTATAATGAGCATAATCGTATAAAGATACAGAAGAACCTCGAATGTTTAAGGAATTTTCATGGAAAGCTACTATTTTCATTTTGTTTTTGTTTATTTATTCTTTAACTTGATTTATTAAACACGACAATCTATATTTTCAAGATTATTGTAAGTAAAATCATTATTACAAGTAAATGATGCATTTCCACCTTGATATTTTTGGACTACACCACCGCGATTAACAACATTAACTGAATTTACTGGTAATAAATAAGTCCATACACCATCATTCCGACGATGGCTACGACGACGGCTACGACGACGGCTACGAACTCGACTTTTACTTCTTCGTCTACTTTTACGAAGACTACGCTTTAAACTTTTGCTAAGTTTTTTACACTTTTTACTTTTACTGTTTTTACATTCTTTTAAGAACTTATTATAAGCTAATTTATATTTCTTTAGTTTATCTGATATCATTTTTATTTTATACAAAATAAAAATTTAAAAAAAATAAAAAATTAAATCAATGAATCCGGTCGATCATAATCAACTAAATCATCATCTTCTAAAAGAACTGCATCACCATTATCTATATCATCTTGTAAAGTTTTTAATCTATATCCTTTCCATTTCATTCCTGTCATAGGTTCTCCCCATATCTTTGTAAAGTATTCAGAAATTTCATTCTTATTAGGAATTTGACGTCCAGGGAAACCTTCCTTGTACCAATCTTTAAAAGATGAATATAACTCTATCAAAGTAATATATTTATCTGAATCAGATTTAATACACTCTTCAATATATTGTCTGTATGAATCATTTTGTTTCTGGTACATTGCTGTCGCCATACGCACTTTTTCTGGTTCAATACGAACTTTAATATTTTGTCTATGTTGTAATAATACCCACGCAAATGCTTGTAATAAATCAGGGATTTTCTTACTGAATTCTCTGTCCATTGGGAATCTCTTTTGTAATAATTGTTCCTCGTATGTTTCAGGACACTCATCACCTGGTCGAACAAATGTAGATTCGAATGGTATAACACGAACACGATTCCATGTAGCTTTATCGGCGTGTTTGAGATTGGGCAACTTATTGCAATTATGTGTTACAATTCCTTCAGCTATAAAATTACTATAAGGTTCATCAACATTCAAATCATATACTTGTTTTTCACCAACATTTTGAGAATGAATAACTTCCATTTCATAAAATGAATTTTGCATTTTATTGTGTTTTAAGAATTCATCAAAAGTCATAATATTTTGTTGAGTTATTTTTTGATATTTTAAATAACTTTTAAATGTGGTAGATTTATAAGATTTATGATGACAATATCTAAACCCAATTTTTTCACAAAATTCTAGAATATCAATAATTCTTAGAAAATCTTTTTCGACTTCAATTACAGAATTAATATTAAATCTTTCTTTTAATATGGATGAAATTTTCCGATAATTTTCAACAGAATTACGAACTAAATGTATATTTAACAATGATGGTAAAATTCCGTCTCTACCAAATAATCCAGCAATGTATTCCCTAATTACAAAATCAGGACAATTTTTATCAAAAAGAAAATTTGGAAGTTTTGAATCATTATGAAATACATAGTTATTTTTTTGCCCAGTTAATAGAAATATATCATTTGAAATATTTTCTGAATCACTTTGTCCAGACAATGTATATCCCAATAATCTAGAAAATGCACAAACTTTAACTCGATCATCTAACTTTTTCATATCAAAAACAAATTCTCCAGCATCTAAAATATAATCATAATCATCAAAAATATCATCACAACTAGGAAAATTTACACCCATTTTTAATTTTGTATTATTAATTTTTATATCCTTTGCCTCTATCCATTTATTTTCATTTGTTAAAAATCTATGATTTGGTGTACATGTAATTTTTCTTCCATCTAACAAAGTTAAAGTAATACAATTCTGAATTCCTTTATCTATAAAAGCATTTTGATTTATATTAATTAAACCATCATTTTCTGAATCCCATGATAAAAGTTTCTGTTTATTTTTAATCATTTTTTCTAATGATATAGAACATCCAGACGATAATGAAACTTTTGTTTCACCTGCCAAACAAATAAAAACCAGCTTAAATTGGGGTTTAATCTCTCGGGTCTGTTTACCTTTCTCAAACAAATCACGAGTAAAATAACTATCATCTCCTGATAAAGTTTTCAAATAACCAATGTTAATTTCCTCATCACCATCGGGTTCCTCTAAAACTGCCCAACGAACTCCTCCACCTGCTCTTGCAAGTTCAGGATTTGCTGCACCATTTGCAACTTTTTTACCAGTTAATAGAGTAGTACTAAATTTAATCGCGTATTCACCTAACATTTTCTCAAATATATTTTGAGTTACTGATTTTCCATTATCTCCCTCACCTGTCCAGAACAATACAACTTTTTGATGATTACCACCAACAAATACGTCAGATGCTTGATCCATAAAATATTGTCTTATAGAAGTATCCGGAAATATTTTCTCAAGAAAGTCATATACTGCAAGAACTCTATTATCAACGGGATCAAAATTAGTATATTCAATATTCATACATTTACTCAAATAATCCTCAGGTTTACCATTTCTAAACACATTCATCTTAAGATCGTACACACCATTCTTAAATCCTATTAAATAGGCATTTTGATCTAACTTGTGTTTAAAATTCCTGTCGTAAAATATATCACAACATTCTCTCATCACACCGTTCTTATATGAACTATTTTTCAACTTGGATATAAGATTTTGAGTATTTTTTATATTTTCGTAAATCTTCTTTTCATTTGCTTTATCAGTACTAGCGGCTTGAGAAAAAAATTCACCACCTTTTAATGCAAATTTCTCTACTATGTCTGTTGATATTTTATCTCTCAAAAATACTCCTTCTTCAATTTCCTCCCATCGATTTCCAGAGAAATAAAACCATGTTTTGTTTGTAATACTAGAACATACAAAATCTGTACCATGTTCTTCATACATTAATTTTGCTATATCGTAATGATTTCCATTTAAAGCATTTTGTACATGTTTTTGTCCTTGTTCCTGTTTATATTCCTCATACAATTCAGGACTATCAAGTTTTGCATAATACTTCAATGTCCCTAATGTATAGTCTTTCTTAGTCATTTTTTCCCATTCTGCTATACATATACATTCATCGTATTTATCCTCATCCCTTGCTGAAAATTCCAACCATTGTTCCAAAGCTTCATCACATCCTTCACCAATGTTATATAAAATCCAACCTATTTCCATCCAAGCGTTCCTATCAGAAACACGAAAATCACCTAACATAGTTATTAATTTCTCAGATTCTTTTAAAGCTTCTGTAACTGAGATTTTCATGTTAGTATTTTTTTCTTTTTGTTTTTTTACAGTGTTTACTTTCAAAGGAGACACTAAACCGTGTTTTAACTCACTTATACTTCTACCTGCTAGACGAGTACTTAATATTCTTGGTAGATAATATTTAACTTGACCTTTTATATTTATTAATTCTTCACGAGAATCAAATAATTGATAGTATTTTAATGCTTCTTCTATATCAATTTCATCACCTTCAGAATTTATAACTCTTGTAACCTTATATGCATCTTGTTTCTCATTCTTTCTACTACCATACATTAACCATGGAACTTTTGTACTTGAAGCATCTAATAAATGTTCAGAACTTTCAAAACCTAAACTTTCAAATACATTATCAGTCTTTAAGATTTCTTTAACTCTTGGAAATAAATGAACTTCTTGATCTGACTTACTTAAAAATATATTAGAAAATGATAAATGAAATCCATTTTTTATATATGATACATTATTTGAATTAACATAATATATTGGTTTCTCAAGAACTATACATAATAAATTATCTTCAGTACATCCTTCAACAATATTCCTTAAGACAGATTGAAATATTTGAACTATTTGTTTTAGTTGATCATCCGTGTATAAATGTTCACCTATTTCAATATCTGAGTTGTTTAAAATTTTTATATCAAAATCTACTAATACTGGTAAATAGTGTTCAGGTTTTTCTGCTATTCCAAATAATTGTGGATTTTCAGTATCATCATTTTCTAATACTGTCGTACAATATATTTTCCAAAATTCTTCAATTGAATCTCTATTAAATTGATATTTACCAGTACGCGGTATTAATGATACATGTGAATAAAAAACACTATCTGTATAATGTTCGTTTAAAAATTTTACTATTGATGAAGTCATTTATATTATTTATAAAAATATAAATTATATTTTTCATTTTTAAATTTAATTTAAAAATATATATGTTTTAATATAAATGTTTAATAAATATTTTAATAACGAAAATATCTCCGAATATAATCTGAATGAAGAAGAAGATGATGAAGATGAAGTTGTTGTAGAAGACGAAATTAGAGAAGAAGACGAAGTCGTAAACGATGAAGAAGACGAAGTCGCAAATAATAAAGAAGACGAAATCGGAAATAATGAAGAAGACGAAGACGACGAAGAAGTTAAATTAAATTATTATGATGAGGACGAAGATAAGGAAGACAAATTATATATCATAAGTATTGACAATATCCCTCATTTATATGGTAAAAGTTTAAAAGACTTGCGAGCAAAAATGTGGGATATTGCAAACGTTCTCTTAAAATCAAAAAATGAATACGATGGTTATTATATATTTACAAACAATTTAAATGAAATTAAGATTATATGTCCTTATGAATTTTTCATTTTAAAATACCATCATGTTTTGTATGAATTGAAAATCGATTACGTTTTAGATTATAAATTATATGTAAAGAAAGATGCATTTTAATTTTAAAAAAATAAAAAAAAATATTTATATTCTTATAATAAATGAATACTAATTATGATGAATTACAAAAAATATTAAAAGAAAAAGAAAAACAGATTTCGAATGCAAAAGAAGAATCTAGATTAGATAATTTATATTATAGAACTCCAGCTAAACCTTTTTTATGTGGTGGATATAAAACTGTATCTACTTATAACAATTGCTCATTCGATGAAGTACGTAAAATAGCTCTCCCTACAAGACTTGATGGTAAAGCTCCAATGGTAATAAACCCCATGTCTGCATCAGAGTATCAAAAAGTTATTGATTTAACACAATATCCAGAAAATATTAATGCAATAGTAAGCACTGATGTAAACGAACAAATTAAATTTCTAGCAAAATATCCTATTTTAATTCCATTGTATGTTAATAAATTTCCACAATTAGCTACAAACTATTCTAATTACATTAATAGCAAATCTAAGTAAATTTTATAATTTCTAAAATTATAAAAATTCAAACTAATGTTTTCCTTTTTTTATGAAGCGAGTGGGGTTCGAACCCACGAGTACGAATACAGATGATCTTAAGTCATCCCCCTTAGACCACTCGGGCATCGCTCCATATAACATTTTGTATGTCTTTAAATAAACATATATAAAATATTATATGAATAGCTCAGTCGTCGGTAGAGCATCGGTCCCGGGTTCGAACCCCGTTATATCTATATTTTTATACATAATTATGTATAAAAATTAATTAAATTACATTCCAATCTTCTAATTCTTTATTAATTGGACTCAATCTTTTGAAATAATCATATATTGGGTTTATAAAACTTTCTTTAATATCCACTTCTTGTTCAACAACATTGACAATATCTACTCCATTATCAACAATATTGTCTTCGTCTTCTTCATCATTCACAATAACTTCGTCTTCAACATTCACAATAACTTCGTCTCCAACATTCACAATAACTTCGTCTCCTTCAAAGTTTACTTTAAATATAGAATTAATTTCATTCGTTATAATATGTGCATTTAACTTATTAGTTATATTTTTATAGAATATGTAGTAATTGAAATTATTAATAAAAGCAACATTGTAATTCGCTAATAAATCTCTAAAAGATAAATTGTCATTATTATAACACTGTACTTTAAAATCACCTATTATATAAGACTCTATATTTGTTTCATCCTTTTCTAATAATATACTTTCCAAATTTTCTTGTAATGTGAGAATCTGGTCTAGTTCCAATAATTTCGATAATTCACCTATGTTTTCTGATAAATTGTAAGTCATTATCAATATACCTTTATTATCTGATTTATAGTAAGACCATACTACACCTTTATTACATAATCTATCTTGCAAATTTTCTTTACAATATAAATCCAATTTCTCAAAACCTGTATACAATGGTTTCTTATTTGACATAATACAACATCCAGAGTCGAATAATGGTTCTAAACAAAATAGTGATCTATAATCAAATATATTTGTAACTGAGTTATTTTTATTTATATATTTTAGCACACTTTTATTCTTATTGTGATTGAATATTCTTATTTTATTGTCCCATATTCCATAATTTATTATAGGTATAATTCTATTTAATAACACTACAGATGTTATTACTATATCCAAAGGTGTACAATATATTTTATTCTTTGTAAATATATATCTGTTCATAAAATTTTGAACATAGTTGGGTATATACGAAGTTATATAAGAAGATATAAAAGTAAAAGACCATCCTATTATACCTGTTCTATATCCATATGCTTCTTGAAGACAGACTACTGTCAAATCATCGTCGTCGTCTACGTTCGATGATGTAATGTTTTCATCAATCATTTTCTTCCATGTACTATTTTTAATATTTGAATTTTGTGAAAACCAAGGAATAGATTTAATATTCATATTCATTAAACATTTTAAATTTAATTTCATTATATTTTTAATACAAAATTCTTTAAATTATAATTTAAAAGAAAAACTTCATAACAAAAAAATGTCTCTATCTTATCAAGATTATAAAAATGGTTATATAGTTATTTGTGAACATATGAAAAAATATGAAGATTTTTTTATTCCACTTGGAGGTAAATGGGTTCGTGATAGTGAAATATCAGGATTCTTAATTCCTAAAGATAAAGAAGTTCAATTAAAAAAAATTATTAATTTTATAAATATCAAGGAAAACGCTAAATCTAGAAAAACACAACACAAATATCATAGAGCTGTAAGCGATAGTGAAGATGAAGATGACGACGATAGTGAAATCAAAAAATCACCACAAAATCGCAAAAAATATAAAAAATCTGACCCCAAAACATATTACAAATCATTTGATAGTAAACCAGTTAATTTTAAAAATATAAATAGAGACAATGATTCTGATGACTCGGAAGTTTATTCTTCATCTTCTACTTACGAAGATTCATCATCCGATAATTACCCTAGTCCTGGTACACCTGAGAGAAAAAACATTAAAGTAGATGAATTAATTAAAACGATTAACAATTTAGAGAATAGAATTGAGTATTTAGAAAAAAAAAATAGAAAATGAGTCTTGAATCAAAATTTAAAATGAATAATGTTCTTTATAATATCAATATAAGTGATATTCCTCATCATGTGGATTGTAAAAACGTGGGAATATTACTTGCTGGTGGTTTTGGTAATAGGTTTAGTCCTAATATAATGAAACAAATGTACAATTATAATTCTTCACCTTTATTTCTTCATTCTTTAAGAATACTTGTAAATGTATTAGATATAGTCATAATAGTTTCTAATAGTGCTTGTTATGAAGATATAAAAAGACATGTAATAGATAAAATTTATATAACAGTCAATGATGAAGGTGATAGATTAGAATCTATATACAATGCATTATGTTTTATAAAAAATAATATAAAAGAACCTATATCAAATCTAATAATACATGATTGTGCGAGACCATTTATAAATGAAGAACATATAAATACTTTACTTAATTCAAATACTTTTTATTCTCAATATTATTTGAAACTAACAAATGGTTTACTAAGATTGAATAATCTCAACAAGTATGAAGAAGTAGATAGAAATGAATTTATTGAGATATGTACACCTATTTGTGTAAATTATAAATTATATGAATTTCTTTTTTATAATTATATTAAAAAAGAAAGACGAATTTGTTGTGAAATCATACCTCTATTAGATTTATTAAAAATCAAGTACGAGTTGATAGAAGGAGAATACAAATATATTAGAAAAATAACAAAGATTACTGACTTAGATATTCCTTCATCGTTATAGATTTTTGTTTTATAATTGGACATTCTTTTTTATGATTCCATTTAGATGATTTTAATACAGTCATATAATCTTTACCATAATTTTTCGTCAAAAAATAATGAGGATTATTTGGTATTGAAACCATAATGTTGTTAAAATTTTTTTGTTGTTTTGGAAAAAATTCTTCAACATTCCATTCTTTTCCGAAGAAGGTGATTTTTTTCTTGTCTTCTGAGTAATCGTACGTAAACAAATCAACAAAAGGCCAGAAATAAGAATCTTTTTTATCTATAACATGTGCAGACCATGTTTTAAAATCATTCAAATTAATAACCTTATCTTTAAAACAAATTTTAATAATTCCATTTTTCATTAAAAATGTAATTTCAGAATTATATTTTTTTATTATATCTTTCAATTTATCTTTAATACTTGAACTAACTATTAAATCAATATCATCATCATAAGGTATAAAATCATTGTGTCTTACATATCCTAATAATGTACCTGATATTAAAAAATAATCAATCTCAAATTCATCAAGAATACTAGTTGTGATTTTAAGTAAGTCTACTGCAATTTCTTTATGTTCATCGAAACCAAGAGATTTATTAAAATATTTGTCAATCATTTTTATATATTTAATTATTTTTATATATCAAAAATCAAAACTTGTAAATTTTTTTATCATGTTTACGATGCTACTTGAATCATTCTGTTCAATATATTTAATTCTATTATTACAAATACTAATAAAATTATTTATTATTTCTGCATCATGTTTATTTAATGATACTTCATCCATTGTTAATGATTCAAATAATCTTAAAGACCACACATATAATTTTATAGCTTCTATATTATTATCTAAATGTTCTTCACAAAGTGCTTTCTTTGACATTTCTATAGCATAATCGTATATTAGTTTTTCAGCAATCACTACTTCTACACTTTCAGGAATTGTTTTGATTATATGTTCGCTATTCGTCATACATGTAATAAATTTTGTATACAATGATGTTAATATCTTATTCAATAATTCTTTCGATTTATCGTATTTTTTAAAAGTTTTATAACATATGTTTATTGCATGAGAGTATAGAGATATTGATTTTAAATATAAACATAATGACTCACATTTATTGACTCTTTCAATAGCCATATGCATTATTTCTGAAGAACTATAATAGATCGATTTAATATAAATTTTAACTATTCTAATATACTTTTCTTGCATATCTTTACTGTCCGACTTTATATCTTCATTAACATATTTAAAATCAAAGTTGTCAAAAAACTCATGATTGAAATAAAGTTCAAATGAAATCCTTTTATCAACATCTACTGATAATAAAGATGTTAATAGATGTTTACAAGATTCAGATATATTTTCAGGCATCTCAAATTTAGTTGTTTCAATAACATGTAATAATTCAAATGGATTGCTAGCCATAAAAGGTACAGTATTTGTAATCATTTCATACAATATAACTCCCATACTCCACAAATCAATTTTTGAATTATATTTCTGACGTTTTAATATTTCAGGTGCCATATATAAAGGACTACCACACAATGTACTAGACATGTTTTGACTTTCTAAATGTTTTACAAATCCAAAGTCAGTAATTTTTATATTACCTGATGTAGAGAGTAAAATATTATGTGGTTTTAAATCTCGATGGATTAAATTGTTTTTCCATAAGTAATATAAACCACATGATATTTGTGTATAAAAATATTTCGAAATATTTTCTTGAATCTTCCCATTTTTTTGTATAAAATTATGTAAATCTCCACCATCACAATAATCTAATACTAAATGTATATGATCTTCTGTCCTTATAATATCATATATTTTTATTATATTTGGATGATTTATATTTGATAGTATTTCGATCTCACTATTCAAATTTGCTATTATTTTTTGGGACAAGTTCTTTGTATTTATTGATTTTATAGCGTAGAATATATTGGTTTTTGTATGGTTTGCTTTAAATACATTAGAAAAACTACCTCGACCTATCTTTTTAATTATATTATATTCACCAATCATGTTATATATAATATCTTTATATTATATATATTAATATTTATCACAATTACCTGTCTTTTTATTTCTTCTAGAACCCTTAGGACATCTTTTTTTTACCTCTGGTGGTGGTATAGATACTGGTACAAGTACTGAAGCTGTTTTATTTACAGGATCACAATTACCTGTCTTTTTATTTCTTCTAGAACCCTTAGGACATCTACTTACTTTCTTAGGTGAACTGACTTTCTTAACTGGTGAACTGACTTTCTTAACTGGTGAACTGACTTTCTTCTTTGTTGGAGCAACTTTCTTAAATGGTTTCATTTGAACATTTCTAAAATTATAACAACCACTTGGTAAAACAAATTGGTCTTTATGTTTTAATGAAATACTTAAAACGAACATTTTAATATTATTATCTCCGTCTGTTATACGAGAACATCTTGCTATTAAACCTCTTGGTAATAATATTTCATTTTCATCTTTAAATTGTGATGAAGAAATCATATCTATATATGGTATACCTCGATCTACTCTAAGTAAATACATACAACAATCTACTTTATTAGTAAAAGCATATGATTTATCTTGATATTTAGAAGTTGATATATAGTTTTTTATTTCAAATGAATCACCTATTTTCATATCTTTTATATATTCAGTTTTCATACCCCTATATAAGAAGAAATTATTACTATTATTTCGTGGCGCAAAATCTAAAAAGCATCTGTCTATATTCATTATTCTTTCTTTTATATTTTCAATTGCTTCTTCTTCTGTTATGACTTTTTTAATCCTATATTTTTGATATCTTTGAAAATTTTTTTGAAACCATTCAGATTCAAAAGCTTCATCACCTTTCAATAAATAGTTATTAATTATACTATCCCATTGATATGAATAGTTATGTAATGATTTTATGTACAAATCATCAAAATAAACATCAATATTGTTGTATTTTAGATTATTTAAATTCTTCTTAGTTAATTGTTTTTTAGGCATTAATTCTAAACTAGACAATAATAATGATTCTTTTACTATGTATTTGGATGTTACAGGTGTTTCAGTTATAATAAAACTATTTTGTTTACTTTTTAACCTATTCTTAATTATGTTTTTATCAATGATATATTTCTCACCTAAATAATACCCTATGTTTATATATTCATCACCTCCATAACTTATTATATTCAATAAATTATTGTTTTCATATACACATTCTACAAATATTTGTTCAACTCTTGGATTTTTAAAATAACTTCTTTTCAAACAAAAAGGTGTTTTATTATTAGAAATATATACAACAATATTATCACTTTTGTCTTCATTCAACCAATTCTTAATACTTATTTTACCTTCATACAATGGTTCTATACCTATATCATCTTCTTCCAATCTCAAAGAAGACAATGATATTTTTTTGTATAATTGATCAAACAAATCCGTTCTAAGTATATCGATTGCCTTTATCTCAGGAAAAGGTGCAATAGGTATATAAGACCATCCTGTAGTTTTACAACTTTCTATTAAATCATGTATAGAAATATTATCACGTATTATAGTGTTCTTGAATATTTTATTTCTAAAATTAGGATTTGAATATATTTTACATATATCTGCAGTACTATCAAACAATTCTTCATCATTGTTATACAACTTATTTTCTTTATAAAATTTCCATTCCTTAAAATTTAATCGAGAAAACCCGAAATCGAATAATACAACCCTTAAACCACTATTCGATACATATATTTTTTTATTGTCTATTATATACTCGTAGTCTTCTTCAGATACATTTTCAATAAAAATATTTTTACCTATCAAATCACCGTGAACAAAATTCATTTTTTCATTTGCTTTATACAAAGCATATGTTATTTGGAATAGAATTGTCAACTTTTCTTTTTCAGATAATTTATTACTTGCAATATATTCTGTATAAGTAGTACCATTTAACTTTTCCATTAATAGCATATAAACATCATCACAATTATACAATGCCTTGAATTTTATAAAATGTTTACAGTTTAATGTATTTAATTTTTGCATTATCAACCCTTCCAATAAAATATCATTTTCACAACCTTTACCTAATATACATTTATTTTCGTGATTTTTTGCATGAGAAGTATTTTTTATAGCTATTTTAACTACAACATTTGGATTATTTTTTAGACTGTGTATTTTACCATAACCACCTTGTGAAATATAATTTCCTATATTATTGACTAATTTTTGACATTTTATTCTATCTTTTTCAATCATATTTATTTATTAAAAAAAATATATTTTTTTTTAATTTAAAGTATTTGATATTTTTAAGTAAAATATGACAATTATATTTAAAGCAAAATCTCAAGAAGCATATTGTATTAAAATTTTAGCAGAATTATTGTCGAATAATATAAAAACAGGATGTTTTGTAATTGATGAAACAGGTATATATTTGTGTATGATGGATTCTCATAGATCTATACTTATAGATCTTTTTTTAAAGGCTGACAACTTCTCAATTTATAAATTTAATAATAAAAAAATGCACCTTGGAATCAACCTCAACCACCTTCATAAGATGATCAAAAGTGTTAAAAAGAAGGACTCACTCGAACTTTTTATAGATGATAAATCACCCAATGATCTTGCTATAAAAGTTATTCCAAAGGAAAACAATCGTATTACTATTTCTTACATTAAAATCCAAAATGTGCAAAATCTTGAAATTGATATTCCTACCGGTTATGGTAAACCAATAATTGTAAATTCTTCAGACTACCAAAAATTAGTTAAAGAAATGAGTAATATCGGCAATGTTATGAAAGTAATATCATCAAATTACAATATCGAATTTAGTTGTAATGCAGGTGGAATTTTAAAACGAACTGTTAAGTTCGGAGAAGATGATGACGATGATGATGGAGATACTAACACACAAGAATTTTCTCAAGAGTATGTTACAGAACAATTGTATCGTATAACGAAATTATCTGGTCTAAGTAATAATATACAAATATATGCTGGTAAACCCCTATTATTCTGTTCTAATATTGGTAGTTTGGGTAAAATATCTATATATATTAAATCTAAAGAACAAATTGAATCTGAAAATTATAATATACTTGATAGTGAGTATGAAAGTGATTAATTTTAGCGCTCCTTATGTTGGAGGAGAAATAAAATTGATGTGAAACACAGCTTTAAATATAATTTAATAATAATAAATTATATTTTAACCTACAATTTTATTATTCCCGACATAGGGGGAGAAATAAATTAACATTTTATTTTTGGTTGAGATACGATATTCATTATGTAGTGCATCATATCATGTAGTTTATCTTCATGTGGTTTGTATCTATATACAATACAATTTAATTCTTTCTTTAAGTATTTTTCTCTTTCTATATCTAATTGTTTATTTATAATCGTTTCATGATGTTGTTCATCTATCTCAATCGCTAAATTATAATCAATAAAAAATAAATCAATAAAATATTTTCCAACTTTATATTGTTTAATCATATTATATTCTTTAAAGACTTTAAAAATAAATCCTACAATTGCTGTCTCAGCATATATTAATATAGGATGTGTCAAACTTTTATTTCCAAGTTCTATTTGTCTTAATTTATAAGAATTCTTTAATAATTCAAAAGATTTTTCTGTCATTTTATAATCAATTCTATTAAAACCACCATTACTACGTATGCGATTTTTATATTTAATAAAGTCTTCATTTTCAATAAAATGTTTATTAATATAACGTATCACACTGTCTTTTCTACTATTAAAAGATAAATATATATCATCATTTAAAACAATATTAAACTTATTTAATTCCATCTTTAAATAAATTTTAAAAATAATTAAAATTATTCATTTTTACGTTTTCTTTAGGAGCGCTGTGAATGTGGTATGGTTATAACACATTATTATCTAAAAAAACATAAGAATTCTTCTAGACATAAATTACTAATGGAAAAAATTGAAATATAATTTAATGCATTTAAATTATATTACAAAATAAAGTTTTTTTAAACTTAAAAAAGTTTAAAAAATTAAATAAATTCTTTGTTTATTCTTCATCTTCCTCAAGCAATTCCTCTTCTTCCTCCTCATCGAAATCATCTAATACTTCATCTTCTAATGTATCATGATCATCTTCATCCTCTTCATCTCCGTTAACTTCATTTAACATATCTCCTATAACATCTTCAACATTTTTGGCATAATAATTAGTTTCGATTATTTGTTCTGATATTTTCTTCTTAGGTTCCTCTACTTTCTTTACTGTTTTCTTAGGTTCCTCAATTTTCTTTACTTGTTCTACTACTTTCTTTACAGGTTCAACTGATTTCTTAGGTTCCTCTACTTTCTTTACTGGTTCAACTGATTTCTTAGGTGCTTCTACTTTCTTTATTACTGGTTCTAATACTTTCTTAGTTTCCTCAATTTTCTTTGCTGGTTCAACTGATTTCTTAGGTTCATCTACTTTCTTTACTGGTTCAACTGATTTCTTAGGTTCATCAACCTCATTTTTTGTATATTTAAACCCGTATTTTTCACAAACATTGCAATCATCGTCATTTAACTTTTCAATATTATCATTTCTATATATTCCGACAACAACTTTGTCCAAGTTAGATTTAAAAATTAGTTTTGTTTCTTGATGCCACCATCTATTAATCTCTTTATTATATCTAATACATTTTTCAACTTTACTAACTTTCACTACTTCTTCTTTAGGTATTATACTCTTTTTTTCTTTTTGACCATCCGTTTCAAATTTTAAATGTTTAGTACAATAATTAGAGTCTAATTTAGCATTTTTACCACATAATTGCCCTTCTTGTTTTCCTTTTATATATTTATATATACAAGTAACGTCATTTTTAGCTTTAGATTTAGTACTTGTTTTACTAGCAACTGATTTAGTACTTGTTTTACTAGCAACTGATTTTGTGTCATCTGATTTATTATTATCCCATAAATTCTTCAACTCTTTTGCATCAATATTATAATTTTCAGATATAACACTTATATAATTATTGACTGCGTCGTTGATTACTGATTCAATAGTATTTAATATCTTATTCATTATGTGTATATCTAAAAATATATAAGTTATATTTAAAAATCATTTTTTTTAAAAAGTAAAATACAATCTATAATATCAGACTTTAAATGTTTGTGAATATTTTTACCTTTCCATACACTAATTCCTAAATTTTGTGCTAATTCTACTAATTCTGCTCTGTATTTTTTTTTTAATTTTTCATGTGTATATTCTTCTTCATCTTCTACAACATTAACTTCATCTACTTTATTTTCTACATCTTCTACATCGTCTACAACATCTTCAACATCGTGAACATCTTCTTTATCATCTTCTACATCTTCTTTATCATCGTCAACATCTTCTACATTGTCAACATCTTCTACATCTTCTTTATCATCGTCAACATCTTCTACATCTTCTTTATCATCGTCAACATCTTCTTTATCATCTTCTACATCGTCAACATCTTCTTTATCTTCTTCAACATCGTCTTTATCATCTGTTTCATCTTCTACATTTTCTACTTCGTGTTCTTCTATTTCATCGTCATCTTCATCATCGTAGTCGTCGTCTATTTCATCTTCTTCAAGATATTCTTCATCTTTAATGTTTCCAAATAAATCCTCATAACTAATTACTATAGACACAATATCATCTTCTATGTATGGGTCATAACCATGTTCAATTAAGATTGTAGAAAATATATTAATAATTTTTTCTGTAAATTTGGTACTTTTAATTTTATAATTAATTGTGGAACTACCTTCTTCCGATATAGATTCTAAAATCTCGTCGATATTAGTTATACTATATATACAACCAATGTATTTTTTAGGAATTTTTATTTTCGTATCCGTATAACAATAACTATTATCTAAACAAGGATATATTTTAAATTCATTGCACTTATAAAATATTTTTTCTAATGTTGTCATTTTTATATTGTTTAAATGTTTTTTATAAATTTAAATTAAAAAAATATTAATAATTATAATAAATGAATTCTAGATCTACATATTATAAAACTGTTAAATCTATTTACACTTTCGATAAACAAGACCCAGTTCCTGATATACATGTACCTGATCCTGAACCTGTTCCTGAACCACAAGTACCCGTTCCTGAACCTGTTGAAGAAACATATACAATAGAAAAATATGATAATACAAATCCTTCGGTATGGGGTCCACCATTTTGGTTTACTTTACATAATGGTGCGTTAAATTATCCATCTCTAGCAAATCCTCTTTACATTGAAAGAATGAAAAACTTTATTTTAGGTATACCAGTAATGATTCCATGTCATACTTGTAAAGACCACGCTATATCATTTATAGAATATCATAAAGACCAATTAGATTATATATGTGCTAGTAGAGATAAATTATTTAAATTTTTTGTCGATTTTCATAATCAAGTGAATGTTAGATATAAAAAACCAGAAATGTCATATAGTGATGCATATAAATTATATGATAAATAAAAAAAATGATTTTTTTTGTCAACTTCTCGAAAAATATTTCAGACCACAGTTATGCCATACCAAATCTATACACGTGTTAGTTTCCAACATCCATTTAGAGGTTTAGTTCATGGTGAAATAGTAGAATTCTACTACACAGCAGATAACAGTCGTTTAACAACTCAACCAAATGGTCTGGTGTATGTTATAGAAGTGATTTGTCCGAATAGAGGGGCAATTAGATTTGTAAAGCAACCATGCGATATAAGCTTAATTTAAAAAATATACTAAAAATAATAATTTTTTTGATAATATATATTGTTTAATACAATATATATTTAATTATTTAGATGGAGATTAAAAATATTTGGTATTTTTAAATTATTGAAATGTAATATAGCGATGCTTATAAATTATAAAAAAATAATTTTTATTTTTGTATATTAAGTAAATGAATGATTTGCATATAGTAACTGTTGCAACTGAAAGCAAGTATTATTTTCCTTATTTAGTTCAAAGTTGTAGAAAATATGGAAAAGAACTAGAAGTACTTGGATATGGAGAAAAATGGAAAGGTTTCAATTGGAGATTTAAATTAATGATTGAATACTTAAAAAATTTAAATCCAAGTCATATTGTTTGTTTTATTGACGGATACGATGTTATATGTACAAGAAATTTATATGAAATAAAAGATGTTTTTTTAAAGTTATACAATGATAAAAAGTGTAAAATTATTGTTGGGTATGATAATATAAAATACACTAATTTTCTTAATAAATTTATAATAAAAAATTATTTTGGAACTTGTAAAAATATTTCATTAAACGCAGGAACTTACATTGGATATGCAAAAGATTTGTTGAAAATGATAGAACATATTTTGAATATTAACAATGATGATAAAGCCGATGATCAACAATTACTAACTAATTTTTGTAATACAAATGATTCGTTATTTTACATTGATGTTTCTAATGATATTTTTTTAACAATTGATCACCCACTTCATGAAATTGACCATATAATAAATATAGACGAAAATAAGAAAATTTCTTATAATAAAAAATTTCCATTTTTTTTACATGCACCAGGAGCAACATATTTAGATAATACAATACAAAAACTTGGTTATAATAAAAATATTAATAATATAAATAAAACAATCAAACATAAATACGGTTTACTTCATATAATAGTGATTAAACATCCAAATTCGCTTATAATATTTATAATATTTATAATATTTTTTCTAATTTATCTAAAAAAATGATTATTATTATCGATTTCTTTACAATTTTATTATCATAATGAGTTTAGAAGATTTTATTCATAAAGTTGTTTATAATATATCCTGGTGGACGTATCCTATTAGAAGATGTGTACACCCTATCAGTGAACTAAGAACCGTATTAGAAGAGTTATTGCATTCTGGATTTGTAAATGTTAACTCAAAGAAGACATATGATATTCAAAACAAATTAGTTTTTCCTATAATTGATATATCAAACGAAGTGCAATTACACGATGTACCATTTGTAGAAAAATGTAGAAGTGAGATTTATCATGACAGTTGGATCATAACAAAATTAAAACTAGAAAAATATTCATTTGATAATAATTCTAATTTGGTTGAACTAACACCTTTACAATTAGTTTCTTTATTACCTAATAAATTCTGTGATGATAATATAGAACTTCTTGTAAAAATTTTACTTGAGCATGGAGCTGACGAAAAAGATTTTCCTGATGAACTTGAACAATATATGACAGACTATATAAAACCTTTTCCAACTCCAAGTGAAGAAAATATTGTAATGAATAAATTACTTAAATCTGTAAATAAACATGAACTTTTTGAATATATTATATTTTGTAATGAGACAGAAGATTACGTTATAGAATCCATTTTCGATGATTTTTATAAGCTTAATGATAGTGTTGCAATTCTTTCTAAAGTGTTCGATTTTGTTTAAAATTAAAGTTTTAAAATTATTTTTTGTTCAACATACATACACAATTTTTATAATTTTATTTATGATCATGCAATTTGATGAATCTTCTTCAAAAAAAAAATGAAAACATGGAGATTCTAAAATATTGAGAATTATAAAAGATGGAGAATTAGAAAAAATGAAGATTCTTAAAAGATGGAGAATTATAAAAGATTCAGAATTATAAAAGATGAAGAAATAGAAAAGATAGAAATAAAAGAATTTTAAAAACTTTTTATAAAAAATATTTTAAAAACTTAAAACTTCTTTTTCTAAAAACTTTAAAATATTTTTTATTCAACACACACACAATTTTTAACAAAAATCACAAAACGTAATTTTCAACTCGATTTGGTTGTGATTTTTATAACTTGTTTTACAACTTATAAAAATCAATTTTTTGCAAAAAAACAACAAAAATTGTTAGATTTTATATAAATCTAACTAAATCTAACAATTTTTATTAGATTCTTAAAAAATGGAGATTCTTAAAAGATGGAGATTCTTAAAGATGGAGATTCTTAAAGATGGAGATTTATAAAAGATGGAGATTCTTAAAAGATGGAGATTCTTAAAAGATGGTAATTATAAAAGATGGAGATTCTTAAAAGATGATAATTATAAAAGATGGAGATTCTTAAAAGATGGAGAAATATAAAAGATGGAGATTCTTAAAGATGGAGATTCTTAAAGATCGAGATTCTTAAAAGATGAAGATCGAGATTTTTAAAAGATGGAGATTCTTAAAAGATGGAGAAATATAAAAGATGGAGATTCTTAAAAGATGATAATTATAAAAGATGGAGAAATATAAAAGATGCAGATTCTTAAAAGATGATAATTATAAAAGATGGAGAATTAAAAGAATAATTTTAAAAACTTTTTATAAAAAAATATTTTTTATTTTTTTATTTTCTAAAAACTTAAAACTTCTTTTTCTAAATTGGTATTTTTAAAATATTTTTTGTTCAACACACACACACAATTTATAAAAAATTCACAAAACACAATTTTAAGAACAAAAATCAAGTCGATTTGGTTAGAATATTTTAACTTCGAAAACAAAGTTAATTTTGTGTAAAATTTTAACAAAAATTGTTAGATTTAAACATTTTTTGTTAGATTTAAACATTTTTTGTTAGATTAAAATATTTAAGGTTAAAATATATTATAAAAAATAAATAATGAATTTCTAATTTTGTAAGAATAAATTAATACATTAAGTAGTTTAAATTATCATAAAAATAAATTCAATGTGAATTTTGGAGTAAAAGATGTATTTCTTAAAAGATGGAGAAATATAAAAGATGGAGATTCTTAAAAGATGTAGATTCTTAAAAGATGGAGAAATATAAAAGATGTAGATTCTTAAAAGATCGAGATTCTTAAAAGATGGAGATTCTTAAAAGATGGAGATTCTTAAAAGATGGAGATTCTTAAAAGATGGAGATTCTTAAAAGATGGAGATTCTTAAAAGATGGAGATTGGGATTGAGATAATAAATAAAAAAATATTTTAAAACTTTTTAAAAAAATATTTTAAAACTTTTTAAAAAAATATTTTAAAACTTTTTATAAAAAATTTTAAAAACTTAAAACTTCTTTTTCTAAATTGGTATTTTTAAAATATTTTTTATTCAACACACACACACAATTTTTATACAAACTCAAATAACACAATTTTAAGAATAAATACAATTTGATTTGGTTAGTAAAATTTTAACTTGTAAATTCAAGTTAAAAAAATCAGTTTTATAACAAAATCTAACAATTTTTTGTTAGATTTTGTTAGATTTTGTTAGATTAAATATTTCAGTTTAAAAGCATATTATAAAATAAATAAATGGAATGCGAATATTGTAAAAAGAAATTAAGTACACTAAGTAGTTTAAATTATCATAAAAAAACGAATAGATCATGTCTTGCGATTCAAATAAAAGATATAAATATAAATACAAATGTATGTGAATTTTGTAATAAAACATTAAATTCTAAACAAACATTGAAAGTTCACATAAAAAACTGTAAGATAAAAGAAAAAAATGAGAATGAAAAATTGAAAAAAGAGATAGTAAGATTAGAAAATGAAATAATAAAACTAAAAATTGAGAACGAATATTTGATAAAAGATCATGAACTCGTTCATAAAATCGCATCACAATCTAAAACAACTAATCTAAATCATAACAACAACAATAAAATTAATGTTATAAATAATATTTTCAATAATCCAGATAAAGTTAAAGAAATTGTTGAAACGCAACTAACACAAAACCACATCGTGGATGGTCAAAAAGGAATAGCTCATTTTGCATTTAATACTTTACTAAAAGATGATGATGGTAATCCAAATTATTTCTGCACTGACTTAAGTAGAAGTATATTTAAATTCCAAAACTCCGAGGGTGAATTAGAAAAAGATTTCAAGGCAACTAGATTGACAGATTTAATAGTATCTTCAGGACTAAAGAACAAGACCGTGAATATTGCAAATAATTTATGGACAAATGAAGATGGGACATTTAATTTAGAAAATTTTCGGATTTTCAATCCACAAGCAAATGAAATAATAATGATACAAGCAGATAATAGTGTCTTTAGAAACGAATTAGCATGTCTTACATCAAGTTAATAAAAAATAAAAAATAAAAAAATAAAAAATATATAATAAAAAATGGATGATGTTAAAAAAAAAATTAGAATTGTTTTAGTTCTATCACATATAGATGTAACTCAACCGTCATCATGGGAAAAATGGAGTAATTATTATGAAAAAGAAGAAGATGAAATTTTTAAAATTTTTTTTCATACACCAGATTTGTCTACAAATACAAAATTTATAAAAAGTAATAGATTAGATTTGTCTTTTGGGAAGACAGGATGGTGTGAACCATCTATAGTATTTGAAACACTAAAAGCTTTAAAAGCAATATTAACAATTATGAGTGAATATAAAGAAGAAAATTTTTTAATTTTTATTACAAGTGGTTCTGATATCCCAATAAAACCTGTTAAATATTTATTTTTACATAAACATATAAATATAATTACAGGAAAAAAAGCTGGGTCTCAATGGATGGCTTTAACATATACAAGAACAAATGATATTATTGAACATTATTTTACTAAGAATAATTTTATTAATAAAATTAACTCTAACATTAAAAATATCGGAAATAGTATAGATCCAAGTTATTGTCCTGATAATCATTATTTTCATAATTTTTTTCGTGATAAAAAAGATATTATAGAAAAATCTTGGATAGATAGTGAAAGAAAAATATATTACAATAGAATAAATATGGATAAAAAATTAAAATTATGTGTTCATAGTCCAATAGAATGGGAAAATATAGATGATTTTATTATTTATCCGACAAAAGACAATATTAACATATATAAAGAAATATATAAAGATTCTAAAAAATATTTAGATATTTTAAATAGTTTAGAAAAAGAACTTTTAATTAATCCAGAATTTACAAAATATCCAAACACACTAAAAGGATTATTATTATTTTGCCGTCTTACAGATGTTGAAGGATTATATAATAATGAAGATATTTATAGTTCTATTAGGAATTCTATCGAAAAACCACCAATAATATTTTTTAGAAAAATTATGAACACTGTAAAAATAGATGATGAATTAGCGGAACTATTATGGAATTATAAAACTAATACTAATGATATAATTACCAAATATTTAGAAATAATAAACAATACAATAAAAATATCAACAGAAATAACACATGTCAATAATGTTTGTTTAAAATATTTAGAAAAATGTACCGAAAAAAGACGAGATATTCCTTTACTTTTAAGAGACACCGTTGAAAATAAAGATAATATTATAAAAAAAATAAAAGACAATAAAGATAAATTTATCGAAACAAACTATAATATACAAGCATTTTTAGATACATTTAAAGATGGAAATATTAAACGTAGAAGTAAACGTAGAAGTAAACGTAGAAGTAATTCTAGACGAAAAAAAACTAAGAGCAAACTTAAATTTAAAAAGAATCGGTAATTTAATAAATATAAATGGCTCAATATGGACAAGTTTTAGATGGTGGTTATGAACCCGAAAAAGATTATATTTACACTCTATTTGTTGATTATTTTAATAATCCGATTATGACCAAAATCAAAAATATCAACAATACGTATAGTATGTACGCATGTAAAATGTATTGTCTTCTTTCTAAAGAATGCAGATACATTATCGCAATAACACATTTAAATAATTTTAGTTTAGGAACAGTCGAAGAATTGAAAACTATGAAATGGGTCTCTTTACAAACAAGAACTCTTACTGAACAATATTCAGTTGAAACTCACGTATATGAACCAAAAGCTGAAGGACCATTAGCTACAACAATTAATAGAATAAAGAAAGATAAAGACTCAAGTACATATGAATCAAGTGAATTACCTATAATCATAACTTTATTACATACTCCCAAGAAAAGTAATTATCAAGATAAAGGCACAATTGTTGTTGCGATTGAGACTTGGGAGACAATTATTACATTTTCTTCTTAAGCATTTTAAAATCAAATTAATTTTAAAATTACAACACTCCCATAAACATTTTTCGTTCATCATAGAAATTGTTATTTATAATATATTTGATTGGTAATTCGTACCCTTCAACTTTCTTACATTGTCCATTCATACATTTAGTTCCTGTATTACAATCAAAATCATCTGAACAACCACCTAAAGATGGTGCACCATCTTGAAAACATGGTTTATCACATTGGTCAACTGTTTTTGCAACTAATGACATTGTTGAACACTGCCCACCTTTTGATTCGTATTGAGACATACAACGTCCATTACAATAAAAATTCTTCTCTCCGTAATATCCAGGAGTTCCTACACATTTTCTGCATTTTTGGATCATAGATGAATCTGACCATTCTCCTGTATTTTCACAAGCACCAACATTTGGTCTTGGTGCTCTTAATCCTTTTACTATTTCCGACATTTTTATTATATTAATTATTTTTTTTTTAAATTTTATATTTATTTATATTATCTTTTGAGACATGTTGTAAAAGATAATCATATGAACATTTTAATTCTTTTAATTTTAATATAAATCCGATAGTCATTAATTCATAATTTGGTCTATCAGTTCCTAATTTTCTCACCAATTTCTCATCTATATGTTTACTCATTCCGTAATCTATCATGTATATTAATTGACCTTTGAACATATAATTTAAAATATTCGAATCTCCATGAAATATCTTAATTTCATCTAGTTTTTTGAATATATTAATGATCTGCATTTGTTGCATTTCAGTTAGTACCCCATTTTGTTCCTTTATAACATCAAGTAAATGTTTATCCATCTTATCCATTACTATATAATTATCTATTATATTTACTTCATAAACTTTTGGTGATATTCCTACCTTAGAAGCAATGCTCTGAAATTCCGATTCTTTAGTGATGTTTTTTGCAGATTTTGAATTTTTGAATGTTTTCATGGCGTATTCTTTCCCATCCTTTTTTACTAAATATGTTATACCTTCCTTACCAGAATTTCCTATTTTACCTACACAATCATATTTTTTTATTAAATCATTTTTATATTCTTCATATTCTTTGAAACATTTAAATATTTCATTTAATAATTCTTTTCTAGTAGATTTTATTATACCCATTTTATGTGCTATTTCTTTTAGTTCAATTAAATTCTTTTTTTTTAAAATATTATAATCCATTTATTAATAAAATGATTTTATCAACAAAATTTTTAGAATATTATCTTATCAAATATAATAATGAAAATATTAGAGAATACTATAATAAAAATCATAAAAAAAATTTTATGACTGTAATCATGCTTTATATTGGTATTTTATTTCTAATGATGGAATTAGTTTTATTTATGTATGCACTTAAAATTACCATGAAAATTTCAAAAAATAATAATGAGCTTATTATATTCTCTATTTTATCTATTACTTTTACAACACCTTTTATATTTTTTATGATTTTAACAAATCAAGATGCTAGAAATGCTTTAGTATAAAATTGAATTTAAAAATAATTAAATATATAAATATATATAAAATTATGTCTAAACGAAGATCTAAAAAATATATTTTCACTCTATTTAATCTTAACACTGAAAAGATAGACCAGAAATATGGGATTACAATTATATCGAATATATATAACAATAATAACGATAATCCACCTAATAATACAACTAAACTTATAGAACTTGAGGAACTAGATAATTCATCTCTTGAAATCGTGTCTTTCTTGGACGAAACGAAGAGAATATATAAATGTTTGGTCTCAATGATTGATTTTTCTTCAGGTAAGGAAACTGAGTATTTAAAATACTCCTGTTATTGGTGTAAGCATCCATTTGATTTTAAACCAATTGGGTGTCCTATTCGTTTTGTGTCGAATAAAGCAACTAAAAACTATTATTCAGAAGTTAGTAAAGACAATTATATCATTAAGGAAAATATTACAAATAATAAAAAAAAAATTCTTGATACGAAACAAAACTTTGTTTTTATACCTATAAATAATCCTTCGCAATCTAAAATAAATATTGATGTTAAGGAATATTATGAAACAGATGGTATATTTTGTTCATTTAATTGTTGTAAAGCTTTCATAAAAGATAATAAACATAATAATCTTTATGAACACTCTGAATTCCTTTTATCTAAAATGTATACTGATATTATAGGAACTAAAAATGTGATTATTAATCCTGCACCATCTTGGCGTTTACTCAAAGAATATGGAGGTAATTTAAATATTAATCAATTCAGAGACCAATTTAATAAAGTTAAGTATGAATATCATGGTATAATTCACAAAAAAGATATTTTTAAACCAGTGGGTGTCTTATTTGAAGAAAAAATTAATTTCTAATTTCTTAAACTAATTTTAGTTTAAGAAGATAATTTTATTTTATAATTATTACATTTTGGATAACATTTTTTGGATCTTCTTAAGAGACATTCTCTTGCTTTTGCTCTTCTTGGAACGTCTTTTTCTTCTTTTTCCATCATCACTCTTGTGAGACTTGCGAGACTTGCGGGACTTACGAGACTTGCGAGACTTACGGGACTTGCGGGACTTACGTCTCTTTCCATCACTCTTGACGCTTCTGCTCTTTCCATCGCTCTTGCGACTCTTACGACTTCTACGAGATCTACGACTTCTGCGACTCTTTCTCTTTCCATCGCTTTTGCGAGATTTGCGACTTCTGCTCTTGCTCTTGCTCTTGCTTTTACGAGATCTGCTCTTGCTTCTTCTCTTTCTACCATCGAGTTGAACATCTTTGATATCTTCAATATTCATGTCTTCAAAGCACAATTCAAAAATATTTAATAAAATATAAGCGATAAAATCTCTATTAACCTTTCTCAAGGTAATTCCTTGCATAGTATCTTGAATAATATCATTTCTCCATCTGTAGAAATGGGTTTCATTTCTCTTTCTCCTATTACCTGAGATAGCAGAAAATTCTTCAGAAAGACGAGCACAAACTTCATCGAGTTGAATTCCAGAAGCATTAATTCTCTTCATGTACATCAAATTCTTGTCAATCATTCCAATGGATTTTCCATAAGTTCTCAAATGACCAAGACTTTCACCAAGATTTTTTACATATATGGTAAAATCTTTATTATCTAAATAACCATCGTTTGCAGCAACAGCTGCAACTTGACCTCTAGGTCTAAAATCTAATAAATGCAATACAGAATTTCCTTTTCTGTTACCATTAGGAAAATATGATGGTACTGTACCAAAACCAGCAGCACCATTAGCACCAGCAACATCTAACCAATATCTTAAATGAGAGCTTAATATGTCATAAACTGCATTTTCGGCTGCATCAAATCCAATTAAACCTCCTGATCCTGCAGGAACGCGTCCAGGTTGGTTAAAAAAAGCACCACCACCAGCAACAGCTAAACCTGCAGGAGGATAATTTAAAGGCATTGGTCCAGCTGCAATTCCTCCTCCTGCTCTCGCTGCAAAAACAGGTGGTTGAGAGTTTCCGTATTCAATTAACTTTCCAATAGCAAGAAAATCGTTTTCTTTATAACCTGAAAAAACAGTATCATTTCCATATGTATCTTCTTCAATATCACCAGTTACGGCATTCTTAATTAATCTAATTTTACGATGAGATTCTGAAGCAAAAGGTCTTGCGGCAAAAGGTGCGCTTGCTCTTGCTGCAGCAGCGCGTTCTGAACGCGGTCCACCAAATTTATTTCTTCTATATGACAACATTTTTTTATTATATTAAATATAAAAAAAAATTTTTTTTATATTTTTTTATATTTTTTTTTTATTTTTTTTTTATTTTTCAGTATTTCATATTAAACTCAAAAGAATTTGGGCGTTTATTTTTCAATTTTATAGGAGCATAACTTCTAAGTCCAGAAGTGTTAAATTCATCTTCAACGGATCCTTGTCGTGGACCATCTAATAAAGTAGTCCAGATATTTTTCTTATTCATACAACTTTCGTATTCAAGAGTATTTTTAACATCATAAACAATACGTGAAATAGTTTGTCCTACAAGACTATCAAAATATTCATTTGGTGTCATTGCAGAATCAAATCCATTTCGTGGATTATAACTTGAATATACTGAATTCATAACTTCTAAGATTCTATTATCAGGAACAATAATTTCTCGACCATATTCATCAACGCCATTTAGCATTTCTGTAATCATTTTAGAAATTGGATCGACTGTGTTTTTACTAAAAAATTTTTTAATCAATGGATTTTCTTGGAATTCATGACCAACATTACGATATTTTTCATCATATTCATAATATATATTACTCATTTTTTATTAATAACAAATTTTTAAATAATTTTTTTTACATTCTATTATTATTAGTTTTTTTCAATGATTTATCTTCGGTTTCTCTAGATTTTTGCATTTGTAAGGCTGTACTTAATAAACTATCTCTTTTTGTATGATCACTTCTTTTTTTTGTAGGATAGGATGGTACAGGTATGGAACTTTGCTGTTCGTTTTCGTCTTCAATTTCAATTTCGTTTTCGTTTTCGTTTTCACTATCTAAATCATCAATCAATGTTTTTCTTTGTTTTCTTCTTGTTTCAACAACTGGTTCATCATCTTCCTGATCTTCGTATTTTTGTTTCTTTTTTTGCTTATTCTGTTGAAGTTGCTGTTGATGCTGAAGTTCAATTTGTTTCTGTTGTTGCTGTTGTTGAAGTTGTTGTTGCTGAAGTTGTTGTTGGTGCTGAAGTTGTTGCTGTCTTTTTTGTTCTTCTAATATTTTTTGTTGTTGTTCATTAAGCCAAATAAAAGAGTCATTTCCTTCATAAACATCGACATTCCCAGTTTCAGGGAATACAGCTAAAATACAAGGTACATTTTTAATATTAAGTTTTTTGTTAGAAAGAATACGATTTCTAGAAGTAGGATTATCTACAGATAGATAATTGATATTAAGACCAATATTTAATTTATTCAAGGTATTCATAAATTTTTTACAATGTTGTGAATACTTGCTATAAATCACCACATAGAATTGATTATTCATTATATTTTTAATAGAATTAATTATATTTTTTAAATCCATTTTAAAAAATATTGATTGTAATAAAAAAAAATGATAAATATATTACTAGATCTCGATCAAACTTTAATATCCGCTGAGGTATTACAAGAAGATGAAGATGATATAGATGAAGAATACGATGAAGAAATATATGATATAGATGAATATAAAATGAAGGCAATAAACTTTGATTTTGAAAACATGGACAATTACTATGTTATTTTCGCGCGACCAGGATTACAAAAGTTCCTGGATTTTTTGTTTGCGAATTTTAATGTATCTGTATGGACAGCTGCGAGTAAAGACTATGCAATGTTTATAATTGAGAAAATGATATTAATGAATAAACCAGAGCGTAAGTTGGATTATGTTTTTTGTTCATATCATTGTAAAATAACAGATAAAGTAAAAAATGGTACAAAAGATTTGAGTATCTTATGGGATAAATACAAATTGCCTGGATATAATAAAAATAATACATATATTCTGGACGATTACGATGAAGTATACGAAACACAACCGGATAATTGTATAATTGCAGAACCGTTTTATTTTACACATGATGGTAGTGAAAATGATAGTTTTTTACCAAAATTGACACGTAAACTTGCGAAATTGAAGAAGAGAATGTCAACAAATAATGATGGAAGTGTTACGAAAATATTGAATGAAGACTAAATTTTAAGAAAGTTTAAATGAAGTATTCAGTCTATCAGTAGCCCATCTAATTGTTCCATCTGAATAATAACCAACATTTTGAGAACCAAATCTAGTACCTACATTATCGGCTGTTAATGTGTATGAAGCATTTTTTGTAAGAACATCATTAGCACGTACTTGTATATTACCTGTATTCCAATTCCAATCAGTGCCACCATTTGTAGTAGCTTTAGCAATAAATAAAGTTCCACGACCATCATGTGGGTTATGAATAACCATAGAATCTTGACCATCATTATTAAAAACAACATCTGTTTTTGTTATTAAATTATTAGCTTTAATATTAGTATCTACATTTAAACTTGGAAAAGAATTATTTTTTATTTTTAGTAAATCTGCTTCAGTAATACATGTATTACCTATACAAATTCCTGTAGATGATTTTATATTTCCAGTTGTACTAAGATTTCCAATAACAGAAAATGCACCCTCAACTCTTACATCATCCCACAATTTAATATAATTATTACTTCCTGTAAAATTCGGGTCAATTTCTAATGGACCATTTGATCCACTAGATATTATTTTAGGGTTATTTTGTGTAAAATTAATATTTCCAGTATTAAGATTTCCATTAACTGTAAGTTCATCCCACATTTTTATCTTTCTTGTACCTCCACCACTTTTATTACCAACAATCATTAAAGCTTGTTCATTAGTAGTATTATTACATATTTCTGATGTATTTGTATCAGTATCAGGTTTAGATTTCCAAGTATCTTTTGTAAACCAAATACCACCGGATTTTGTTTCACCAGTTATATTTTGATTACCATTTACAGTAACATCTCCGTTTGTTGTTATAGATGTTCTACCATTTTCAAAATTAGTACCATTGATAAATATATTATTTGAAGTAAAGAGATTAAATTGACTTATATTGACACAACATCCACCTGTAAAATTAGATAAAAATACTATTCTAAACAATGAAAATGATGTTGGAGTAGGATTAGAAACATTATATAAAATAGGCGCAGCTGTTGTAGGTTGTGTAGTAATTGAATTTTCATGAATTACAGTCCAGTTAATTGTTGAACTAGTAGGTAAATTGTTTGAACCTAATATCACCCATGATTTTGGATGTCTATCTAAACAACAATCTACACGATTAGCAATTTCATATGCTTGTAATGCAATTTTGTAAGGTAATTGAACTTGTAACCAATCACCTCTATATACAATTGAATTTGCAGTTGTTGAAATACTACCAGTATATGGTGTTGTTGAATTATTTTGATATACATTTGCTTGTGAATGCCAACAAGAAGGTATACTAGTTCCAGGAATATTACCTAAACCGTTATTAAAGGCATTGAAAGGTTCCCATACTACACCACCATTAGAATATACACTAGATGCGCTAAAATTAAATCCAGAATTTGTATTTGAAGTATAAGGAGCCCCTTCGTATTGAATCTTCTTTAAGCCTTGTGTACCTTGTAGACCTTGTAGAGTTTGTAAACCTTGACCTGGTGTTCCTTGTATTCCTTGCAAACCTTGTGATCCTTGAGAACCTATAGGTCCTTGTGGACCTTGTGGTCCTTGTGGTCCTTGTGGTCCTTGTACACCTTGTGGTCCTTGAGTACCTTGTGATCCGGTAATACCTACATGACCTTGTGGACCTCTATTATCAATCCATGTAGACCAAGTTGTATTACTAGTTTCATAACGAATTTTTGAAAAGGGTGTATTATTTTGTTGAGTATCATATGCAATTTGTATACATTTTGTTGAAACAAATGTTTGAAGATAAATAATTCTGTCAGGACTAGATGCAGTAAAAGGGGTGTCTATATTACTGTTATATTTAGTTTCATATATTAATTGATTTTTACCGTTAGTTTTTAATCTGTAATTATCAGGATTAAGATTATCATTTGTAGTAGCTTGTGATGTTAGAAAATTTCCCATATTTTAATTATATAAAAGAAAAATAAAAATGAAAATAAAAAAAATGTTAAAAATATAATAAAATTAAATGGGAATTAAAAATTTAAATAAATTATTAAGAAATAAATGTCTTTCTGTTTTTGAAACAATACATATATCTGAATATGCGTTCAAAAAAGTCGCGATAGATATTTCATTATTTTTATGTAAATTTAAGTCAATTTGTGGGACAAATTGGGTTTCAGCATTTATCAATTTAGTATCTTGTTTACGAAGGAATGAGATACATGCAGTATTTATTTTTGATAATGGTTCACCGGTTGAAAAAACAGCAGAAAAGGAAGAGCGACGTAAACAACAAGAGAATATGAAAAAGAAATTAGAGGATTTGGATTCTTCGATTGAAAAATATTATCAGACTAAGGAGATTGACCAAAATTTATTAGATTTGTATAATAAACTTGGTACAGAGGAAAAAGTTCCTAAACATAAAAGATTATTAGGCGGTGTAGAAAAAATTAATATAAGTGCAATAGAAGAGAAGATTTTGAAAATGAAAAATTATGTGTTAAATATATGCAAGGAGGATTTCGATCTTGCAAAAAACTTGTTTGATATATTAAATGTCCCGTATTTTACAGCACCACTGGAAGCTGAGTGTATGTGTGCTGAGTTATGTAAACGTGGTTTAGTGGATGCAGTTTTAACAGAAGATACAGATGTACTTGCATATGGTGCAAATATATTTTTGTCAAAAATCGACACTACCAATGATACTTGTGTTCGTATAAAATACGATGATGTTTTAAAATCTCTAAGTTTAAACGAAGATGAATTTTTAGATTTATGTATAATGTGTGGTTGTGATTATAATACAAATATACCTAAAATAGGTGTAGAGACATCATATAAATATATACTAAAATATAGAACAATCGAAGAGTTTGAAAAACAAACTGGTATTGATATATCAATTCTGAATCACATAAGGACCCGAGAACTATTTAAAGAATACGAAAAAGATTCTTTAACTTTTATTCCATTTTGTGCAGAACCAGATTTTGATTTATTAAAAAAATTTATAGTGGAGAATAAAATAAATATAAATTTTGAGAAAATTAAAAAAGATTTTATTAACAATGTCATAGTTATTGAAGATGAATGATTATTATTTTATTTTATATTAAAAAATTATTGATTTAATATAAAATATGAGATCAAAAAAAATAAAAAGAGATAAAAATTATGTATCTAAAGCATCTACAGATAAGAAGGTTGAAGAAATTAAACCCAAAGTTAAACTTAATCCAACGAAGGTAGAAGAAACCAAACCAAAAGTTAAGAAAGTTGAAGAAAAGGTAGAAGAAACCAAACCAAAAGTTAAGAAAGTGGAAGAAAAGATGACGAGGTCTCCTAAATCTAAACCAAGAACAAGTCCTGATTTATTAAATAAACATGGATATAATATAACAAATAAGTCTGTTGATAGACGAAATTCATTGGGAAAACTTGTTATATTATATGGTGTATCTGATTTAATAAAAAAAATAGATTCAATATCTGTACAGAATCCTAATTTATCTGATAAATATAATGATGATAAAAGATGGGTTAAAGAGAATTTTAAAAGTAAAAGAAGTGTGAAAAAAAGTTAATTAATTTTAACCACATAATTTTTAGAAAAATCATTTATATTATCTCTAGGTTTACCTTTTTGATTACCGACAATTCTTGTCCCACCGTTTGTTATAAAGTCAAAATTTTTGTGAATATGTCCACAAATCCAGGTGTGTATTTTTGAAGAATCAAGTAAATAATCGAGATTTGTAACATATAATGAAATAAACTTGTCATTGTTTTTTCTAGAATTATTATATTTTAATACTTCATAAGTTGGACAATGATGTGTAACGACAACTAATTTTAAATCATTGTTCTGACAATAATTGATCATATTTTTAATATATAGTAAATCGCTATTAAATTTTTTTTCATATATATAATTATTCATACCGAATATTCTAACTATAAATTTTGGTAATTTGATTTCAGGCTTTGACCATAAAGTACAACCAGATATACATATATTATTTATAATAACACTAGATTGATTAAGGATATATAGATTAGATATATTATTTTCTAAATAAGTTAATTTACTATATAGTTCTTCAATAGACAAAGGTTCGTATGTATCATCTGGGACCATGTAAAACTCGTGGTTTCCAGGTACGTAAAGCACAGTTTTAAAATGCACACATAATTTTTCTAAAAAACCTTGTAATTGGTTTATTTTATATAGAGACCCAATATCACCTGCGAGAATTAATATATCTGACTCGGGTGTAATTAAAGTTAATGGGTCTGGAATTTCGTTATTTCTATATTCGATATGTAAATCTGAAACAATTTGATATTCTAACATTATAATTATAATTATAAATTATATTTTTAAAAATCATTTTTAAAAAATACATTATATTTTTATTGAACTGGAATTTCGGGTATTTCGTCTAGATTTATATTAGGACCTTTCATTTTTCTTTTTGCAGAATTTGTATTATTATTTTTAACATTCATGTTATTAATTAATCCTAATAAATTACTACCTGTTTTTTTCATGATCATTTTACTTACGATAAAGAATACAACATTAATTAAAATTAATCCGATCAATCTTATTTCAACTGGCCATTTAGAACCTTGAGGAATATATGATTTTTCACCTAATTCAATAAGTAAGACTTCATAAGAATTCATTGTTAATATTTGTTGTTGTGTAAAACCTTGCATATCAAAACCCATATAACTTCCTAGAACAAATTCGCACAACATAAAACCACCAATTAAGTAATTTTTATAATTATCTACAGATGAATCTAAAGATAATCTTCTAACAGTAGAGTCATAAGTTTTCTTCATTGTATTATAATCAGAATGAATACTGAATTCGGGAATCATAGCATTTGGATATGATTTTTTCAACAAATCAATTTTAAACATTAATTCTCTCTTTAAATCTTCTTCTTCTTGTTCATCTCTTGATATATTATTTATATCACGTAGTTCTCTTTTTCTTTTAATACCACCCTGTGATTCAATTTCAGATAAAGTAGGGGGTATATTTTCATCGTCATGTCTTTTGTAATTCTCCACACTTCGATAATTTAAATTATTACTTTTTTTCATAAATGGAGTATCAGAACTTTTTGCAGGTTCATCTTTCAATAATTGTTGCAAACGATCCGATATATTACTAGAAGGAGAATATGATTTTTCAACATCTTTCTCTTTATTTTTACTAATATAATCATCTAATTTTGAATCAAAATCATCATCTTTCTTATCGTCTTTGTCATCTTCGTCATGATATTTTTTAGTATACTTGTCCCCATCGTCGTCGTATTTTTTAGTATACTTATTCCCATCATCTTCGTATTTTTTAGTATACTTATCTCCATCATCATCGTATTTTTTAGTATACTTATCCCCTTCGTCTTCGTATTTTTTAGTATACTTATCTCCATCATCATCGTATTTTTTAGTATACTTGTCTCCGTCGTCGTCGTGTTTTTTAGTATACTTATCCCCGTCGTCATCGTGTTTTTTAGTATACTTATCCCCGTCGTCATCGTGTTTTTTAGTATACTTATCATTAACTTCGTCGTCGTATTTTTTAGTATACTTGAAATTGGCTTCGTCATCGTATTTTTTATCAGAAGGTATGTAATCTTTATTTATTAAATCTTGTTTAATTTTTATTTTATTCTCTAAAAGCTCCAGATACAATCGTGGAAGTCTTGGAAAAATTTGAGGTTTATATATAGATAATTTTTCGTCATCTGACATTGGAACTTTTATTACTTTTATGTTTTTTCTCGGCATTTTACATAAGAAATAAGAGGACTTTAAGTATCATTTTTTTTTTTGATAAAAAAAATTAAATTAAATAAATGATTATATAAATAAAAATGTCAATAAATATTGAAAATAAAAAAGTTGATGAGTTAAAAGATATGTGTAAAAAAATAGGTATTAAAACAACTAATCTTAAGATAAATGATATTAAAAAAATGTTAACGTCTTATTATGAGTTAGGAAAAGAAGAATTTTATAAAACTAAAGATGGTCTCATGAATAAGACAGTAAATGAACTTAAAGCTATTGTAAAAACTAATAACATTAAAAATACAACAGGTAAAAGCAAGGAAGAGATGATAAAAATTATAGTTAAATTTTATAAAAAAACTGACAGTGAATCATCTGTGAAAGCAGCACCTTCGCCAAAGGCTAAAGCAAGTTCACCAAAGGCTAAAGCAAAAGTATTAAAAAAATGTAAAGATGATGAAGTATTAAATGAAGAAACTAATAGATGTGTAAAAAAATCTGGAAAATTAGGACAAGAAATTTTGAAAAGAAAAAAAGCTAAACCAGCATCACCAAAGGCTGCTTCACCTAAAGCTACTTCACCAAAGGCTACATCACCAAAGGCTACATTACCTAAAGCTGTACCTAAAGCAAAAGTATTAATAAAGAAATGCAAAGAAGATGAAGTATTAAATGAAGAAACTAATAGATGTGTAAAAAAATCTGGAAAATTAGGACAAGAAATTTTAAAAAGAAAAAAAGCTGTATCACCAAAAGCTGTATCACCATCTAAACCAGCATCACCAAAAGCTACAACATCACCATCTAAACCATCATCACCAAAGGCTACATCACCAAATGCTAAATCACATAAAGTTAAATCACCTAAATCAAAACCAAAAAAGAAATGCAAAGATGATGAAGTATTAAATGAAGAAACTAATAGATGTGTAAAAAAATCTGGAAAATTAGGAAAAGAAATTTTAGAAAAGCAAAATAAATTATTAAAAAAGGCATCTTCTAAGGCATCTTCTAAGGCATCTTCTAAGGCGTCTTCTAAGGCATCTTCTAAGGCATCTTCAAAGGCATCTACTCCTAAAGCACCTTCAAAGGCGTCTTCAAAGGCATCTTCTAAGGCATCAACACCTAAAGCATCATCTAAAGCGCCATCAAAGGCATCAACTCCTAAAGCGTTGTCTAAAGCGCCATCAAAGGCATCAACTCCTAAAGCGTTGTCTAAAGCGTCATCTCCAAAAAATTTAGCATTTGGTTATGAAGATGATGAAATTAATAAAGAAGAGTTTAATATAGGTGATATAATAGTTGTACTTGATAAAGAATTAGAAGGAGAAATTGCTCAAATTATTAATTCTGATGAAAAAGATTTTGAAATAAAATTACTAAATTCTGACAATATAACATTGTATTTAAATAAAAAATTAATTAGAAATATAAATGATGAAGATATATGTCAATTTTGTGGTAAATTATTAATTAATCATACTGATAATAATATAATAAAATGTAATGAACCTAAAGATAATGATATAATAAAAGAAAATGTACCTTTTACAGAAGGTGAACAAATTGACGAAAATATAGATGTTGATGTAGATAATATAGAAACAATCTTAGACGAATTACAAGAAATAAATAATATATCTGTATCTGATATTTTAAAACAAAACGTGCAAATTAAAAAATCCATTATTAAATGTCTAGGATTAGGACTTCAATAAAAATATATATAGTTTAAACCATATATATTTAATTTAAAAATACTTTGATTTTATCATATGTCAAATATTCACATAAAGGTAGTGATTTATCATTAACATAAGATAAAATATTCTGCTGTAAAATATGTATAAAATCTGAATATTTTTGTTCATCTATCAAATTTTGATTTAGATTTTCCTCTTCAGAATCGTAAAAATCTTCTTCGTCATTAACTAACTCGTAAGAAGAAATAATTTTAGTTATTTTACTAATTTTTTTAGTTTCTTCAGTCATGTATGTATGTAGATTATTTATCTTTAAACATGTATTTAGAAGAAGAATTATAAATTAAATGTACAAAATCATTAAAATTAATATCATTGTTCTCATCGCAATCATAATGATCATTAATAACTTCTTTTGCGATATTAAATAAGTTGATGATATGAATTTTATAATATTCATACCATTTTATAAAATTTTGATGTTTAGGTTTTTTATGTACTATATAATTAGATATTACACTTTCTTTCATATTATAATTATATATATTATATTTTTAAATATCTTCTTCCTCAAGATCTTTTAATTCTTCTAAAAGTTCTTCATCTAAATCTTCCTCTTCCTCTTCTTGATTATGAACACCTCCATCATCAAATTCATTTTCTTCTTCGATAATTTCTTCAACTTTTCGAAGAGGTTGTTTTTGCGGTTGCGGTTGTGGTTGTGGTGGAGGTATAATCATTACAACTTTTTTAGATGAATTTATATTTTTAGGTAATTTTGTTTTAAGTTGTGGTTGTTGTTGCATTTGTGGCTGTTGTTGTACCTGTTGAAACTGAGGTTGAGAATTCATTATATTAACGGTATTCATGATTTTCAAAATTAAAGTATCATGATTTTGTAATATCTCTTCTTGTTGTTTGATTTTCAATTCTAATTCTTCTATATGGTCAGAAAGCTGTTTGTTTTTATTAACAAAATAAATACTTATACCAACAATAACAATTAATTCCGTTACAATATGTAATATTTGTTTTGTATCTAATGACATTTTTATTAATTTTTATTTAGTTTTAAATGACATTTTAACATTCAACTATAAACAAATTATTATCTACATTATTTTTATCATTTGGTAGTCTAATGTATTGATAATTTTTACTATTTAGAATATTAAAATCAATATATCTATAGTTATATTCAGTGTGTTTAATATCTTCAATAATATAATACCCACCTTTCTTAACTTTATTTATTAACCTTGTCATAAGATTGCAATTTACAGGAAAAAAATGAAGACCATCATCAATGATAATATCAAATTTAATATCTTTTATTATACCATTGTTTATAACATCTTCAATTACATTATTATTTGTTTGATCTAAATAAAAACCATGAATTCTTTCCTGTTCAAAATCAAGTATTGTTCTGTCAATATCACAACAATATATCTCAGAATTTGGAAAATATTCATACCATCCTCTTACACTAGCACCGGGTTTATAATGTAAACCTAATTCTCCACCTGTCATATTACTAGGAATAGATGGATCAATACTACCTATACCAATTTCTAATATATTTAATCTCTCATGTCTACGATGTTTAAACAATTCGTTGTATAATTTTGTGTAATTATGCCATCCATTACCTTTGTCAGATAAATTTCTATTCATTATTTCGCATAATTCAGATAAATTACTATTACTTATATTTGTTAAATTATTATACGAATACATTTTTTTTAATTTAAATTTATAATTTTTAAATAGATAAATGAATAATGAAGATATAACTAAAATTGTACCATATTTATATATATCTAATTGGAGTACGAGTAATAATCCCGAAATTATAGATAAGTATAATATAAAAGCTATTATTACTCTAGAAACTATGGACAAATCATTATCAATTTTAAGTTATTATAACGCAAAAAATATAGATTTCATGTATATTTATATATACGATAATGAAAATGTTGATATATCTAAATACTTTGATACAACTTTTAATTTTATTGAAAAACATATTGCAAAGAAAGAAAATGTTTTAGTACATTGTTATGCTGGGATTAGTAGAAGTCCAACTATCGTATTAAATTATATTATTAGAGATATTTATCAAAGTAAAAATATAATAAAACCTTGTGCATGTAGTGTGTTAGATTATGTTTTAAATGTAGTAAAGAAAAAAAGACCTATCAATCCAAACGAAGGTTTTATGAAACAATTGTTAATAAAAACTCAAGAATATGAAACTTTTTGATAAAGCTTTAAATTATGTAAATCTTGAGGATTATTTTGTGCTTCTATAGCTTTGATACATGATTGTCTACCTAAGTCTAAATGAGTATTTGACATTAGACATACAACACTTAATAAAGACCATCTTGTATAATCATAGAAATTATTGTTTACTAGCGTTGATTGACCTACTGGTTTTTCTAGATAGAAAACTTTTTCAATATATGGAACTGCTTTTTCAATGCATTTATTCTCAATACAAACTTTGAATAAATAAACATAAGCATCGATTGGTGTATCTTTCATTTTGAGTACTATATCTAGATATTTAAATATAATACTGGTTGACATATTACACATCATTGCACAAAAAGCACATCGAACACATGTAAATCTATCATCTCCAGGATCATTTTTCCTCTCGAGAGAAAGAACATTGTATTTAAAGCCATTTTTGAAATCATTTACACTCATATAACTTTGAGCTAAAAAATAATAATTTCTTTTGGTAGGTTTAGCTTTTAATAAAATATCTATATCTTTATAGTATCTATCTTTTGATGAAATACCATATTTCATTCTGTCTTGATACAATATTAATACTTCATTAAAACTCATATATTTACCAACATTAATAAATGTTTCATGAACTGGAGAATCTAAATCATATCTACAATTACTATTATTTCTTATAAAACGTATATCATTATGATCATTGATTTCATTATCATTTTCTAACCATTTCTGATTTACCAAACCAAAATTCACATCATTTGGTATATTTTTCAAAAATGACTCGAAGTCTTTCTTTGATTTTGTAACTTGTAATTCATCTCCTGCATCCATCATTAATAAATATTTAACTGCATTCACAGTTTCTGCAAATATAATCGAATCATTTCTACTTTCTGGAAATGATTTGAATTTTCCTATTTTCAAATGAAGTATTTGTCCATTTTCCTTACAAGTATCTGTGATTATTTCGATAGTCTTATCAGTACTACCAGTATCATATACAATTACATTTTTTATATATTTTTTAGTAGAATCTATGGTTAATTTTATACTGTTCTCTTCGTTTTTAACCATTATAAGTAATCCAAGTAAGTTATTCATTGTTTTTATAGATAAATTCATTTTTTAAAACAGTTTAAAGATTTAATATATTTATATAATAATTATAAATGAGTTTAGCAAAGAGTAAGATAGTTTTAAAAAAATTGAAAGAGTTAGATACTATTTGGCATCCTGAATCAGGTTTAGTTTTTAAATCCGCGACTGATAAAGTAGTTATTAGTAGATGGGTGAATGAAGAAAATTTTCCTCTTGATGATGAAGCAATTGAATTATGTGAGAAATGGAAATTTAAATACGATACATCTTTCTTTGGTGATCAAGAAGAGGAGGATGGAGAAGAAGACGAAGAACAACCAGATGAAGCAGGTGGTGAGGAACAAGAAGATGAACCTCAACAACAAGAAGAGGAAGTTGAACCACCTGTAGCAGTTGTTAAAGTGAATACATCTGTACACGTAGATGTTGTACCAGTAGACAATAGTGAATTTAAAAACATTACATCAAACTTGAACAAATATTTTGAAAATCTAAATTCAAATTATTTGAGTCAAATTTCCAATCTGAAAACAGATCTTCTAAATAAATCAAATGACTACACAGACATGACAAACAAATACAATGACATGACAGAACAATTCAACAACATGAAAGACCAATACACAGACATGAAAGACCAATACGATAAGTTGAAAGCTAAATTCGATGGAATTAAAAGCTTATTTTCATAAGTGTTCGTGATATTCTTCTTAATCTAAATTTAGATTAAGAAAAAAATTGTATTTTTTTTAAATAGTATTATAATAAATGGAAGAAGAACAAGAGATTCGATATAATAATGGTGTGACTGAAATAAAAACAAATGAATTTAAATATACACACAAACATAGTTTTAGTAGAAGTGGATACACTAATTTTGATTTATACAGTGATTTTGAAAAAATCAAAGAACATATTATAAAATATAATTTTGGAAATAGTGGTGGTGGTCGAATAAGTGGTTGGGAAAAATACAAAAAAGATATTGAAAATACTACATTACATGCTGATGAATATTTTATCGGTGTTGATATGAATATGATTACACTTCTAAGTAGTGGAGGAGAATCTCAACCAGTATACACACAAGTACGTTGGGGAAGTCCTATTTCATATGTATATATTTTTTACACAAATTACGGAAATATTATAGAAATAGGTGTTTCTGAAGAAGGTGGTGGGTTTGAACCATTATATAAATATATAGTAATAAAAAATGATCGTAAATTAAACTTGAAACAAATAAATTTCTTAAATAATATATTAACATGTTCAGAATCTTATGGAAGAGAAAAACTTAAATGTGTATATTCAACTTCTACATTTATTAATAATATTCTAAATACAGTTATATATAAATATATCGGAATACCAAGAAGACCTGAAGAACCAAGACCACCTGAAGAACCAAGACCACCTGAAGAACCAAGACCACGAAGACCTGAAGAACAACCAAGGAGACCAGAAGTACCAAGACCAAGAAGACCTGAAAAACCAGGAGAATCAGAAGAAGTGAGAAAAAAAAATTGTGAAGAATACATAAGATTTCTAAATTCAAAAGGTATTAAAGATGGACCAACTATGGCAAGATGGTTAAGAGGTAAAGATAGAAATGAAGAGTATAAAAATGTTATAAAAGCGTATAAATATGTACATCAAGATAATAAGTGCCATGAATTTGATGGAAATAAAAAGAAATCTCGTAATAAAAAGAAATCTGTTAAGAAATCTCGTAAAAAAAAGAAATCTATTAAGAAGAGAAAATAAGAGTTCTTCTTAATCTAAATTTAGATTAAGAAAAAAATTGTATATATACTTCGTAATATCTATTTCTTATTTTTCTTAGGTTTCACATCAATCTCCATTGTTTTTAACCATTTATCATATTCCTCTTCAAACTCATTTAAATCATTAACCCACATCTTTTTCTCACTAATTTTTGTTATATAATCTAACTTTTTCTCAAGAGATAATATATCATTTTGTATCTTCTTAACTTGATTAGATGTCAATGTTCTGACCGGTAATCTCAACAGATAATTATAACCACCTCCACTTTCTTCTCCTTCATCGTCAACTTTAACATTTTCTTTATCATATCCTCGTTTTTCTAATTCTTTGATTAAGATATTCTCATCTACATTCATAATATTCAATTTTTTATTAATAATCTCAGTAATGAATCTTTCCTTATTACCTAAAAATCTTAATTCTTTTTCTAATTGTTTGATAATATGTTGTTTACGTTTCTTGTAAAATTCATATCTCATGTAACAAAAATCGTTAATAATTTGGTCAATATTGTATTTTTTCAATTGATATTTCTCATTAAACACTACCATATTTGTTGTGTAAAGATATGAATGGAGTTTTAGATTATTTAAATTACACGATAATCCGTCCTCAGTCTCAGTCAATGTAAAATTAACTTTCTTTACTGTTGAATTATTATTCATACTTTTAATTTTCTTCTCGACAATCAAATCCTCACAAAATTCCTTGAATTTATTTGTCCACATTCCTATTGGGAGTTCGGTAATATTCACTTTATTTTTCTCCTTTGTAATATTTCCATACGTGATAATCTTATTATCTTTTGTCTCAATCTTCCCTGTGAATCCTCTATACCATGGTAATAATTCAGGAAATAATGAAGATGCTATATTACCTCTTTCATCATTCGTAATTACTTTACCATCATGTTCCATCCATATTTTTATACATTCGATTAAATCTTTTGGATTATAACAAGGAATACTTGATGACCAACCAGTTCCAATAGCAGTACAACCATTTACTAAAATCATAGGTATAATTGGTATATAGAATTCAGGTTCAACTAAATCACCATCATCGTCAATATAATTTAAAAGAACATCATCCTCTTCACGAAATATTAATGGTGTTAGAGATTCCATTTTTGTAAATATATATCTTGGACTCGCAGCGTCTGAACCTCCATCATTTCTTGAACCAAATTGACCATCTCTATAAAGTAAAGGAATATTATTACTCCCTGGAAATTCATGAGCCATTTTTACAATAGTTTGATATAAATTCTGTTCTCCATGGTGATAATTCGTATGTTCAGCAACATATCCACCAAGTTGTGCTACTTTTAATGAAGGTTTAGAATAAAGTAAATTTCTTTTTTTAATGCTATATAAGAGCTTACGCTGCGACTCTTTGAGTCCGTCAAATAAAGAAGGAATACTACGTTTACAATCTTCATGAGAAAATTTAATTACTTCATTATTAACAAAATTGGACATTTTCATTTCAATCATCTTCCCTCCATCATCTAAAGAAAACTCAGGATTCGGGTTATAATTTTCTAACCATTTTTTACGTTCATCCGCAAAGTCTTTATGAAATACTTTATTTATACTCTCATCCAGTTTATCATCTTTTACATATTCTACCATTTTTTCTCCAAATGTATCAGGTACATCTTCAATCTTAGTAGTTCCTAATCCCTTATAATACTTACTCTTCACAGTTTTTGTTTGCTTTTTAACGTAATCTTTGAATCTATTTTCATCGTAGAATAATAGATCACCACCTTTATTAAATACACGGACTATTGGAGTCTGCATACTAACAAGAAACGGTTCATTGCGTTTTAAGACTGATGGGAAGAGGGCGTGTAAAAAATTCATTATTAACCCAGAAATGTGTATCCCATCACATTGTCTTTGTATCATATTTCCAACTCCAGCATTAATTCTACCACTAACTGTTTCAATGTCATAGACAAATCTGTCTTTATAATCAGTTTCATATATATATTTTACTTCACCAGGATAATCTTCAACATGTTTATTTACATTTATTGTAAAAATATTATATTCTTTTTCAGTAATATTATAAGAATAACCAATATTTTTAATTATATAACATAAACCTTGGGCACAAACTTGACCAACAACTTCAAATTCTACTTTACCATCACAATATCCCTCAAAGAATGATTTTTGAATGTCTAAACTGCTATTTAAAATTTCATCTGGGACTTTTTTCAAGTTATTATTTCTAAAAATCAACATTGCTTTTTTATCATTACAATAATTTATAGGAGTATAATTAATTTTATCATTATTTCTTAATAGACGATCACCTATTTTAATATCTTTCGCCTTAATTTCATCACCATTTTCCAACAATAATGTATGATCTTCGGTACATCTAACTAAACCAGAATAGGTATTTATTGTTAAAATTTTTTTATTAGTTGTTTTTCTTCTTATAGCTTGTATTGGAATCCATTTAGTATCACTCCAGACTTCTGTGTCTTCGATTAATTGTGTATCAATATTCATATTTTCGTCAAATAAAGAATCAATTTGTATTACGGATATTTTATTTTGTTGTTTAACTAATAAAGCAGTATCATCTGTAAAACAATCTGCATCAGTAAGAAGTATAACACGCCCATATTGTAAATTTTTATAATTATCCTCAATGGTATAATCAACTCCGTGTTGTAATCCTAATGCTTGAACCAAGTCCGTAATCACTTTGTTTTTAGCAATTATACTTGGATTAGAATTCCTGCAATTTAGTAATTTTCCACCCAACGCAAGAATACCATTGTAATTACGCCCAGTGTACCCATAAACTCCTTTTTCAATTCCTGCAACCGCATATGTTTTTGCAGATAATCCCTCGCATAGAATAAGACTACATAAATGTGAATTTTTAGTTCCTGCATAATTTGCATTGTCTAGACCTTCGATTTTAACATATCCTTTCTTTTTCTTCTCGGACTTTTTTAGAACGATCATTTCTTTCGATCTAATTATATCTTGAATATCACTAACAACAGACCATTTCATAATCTTAGCAATATCTGCTGTTTTTACAGATGCTTCAATCTTTGGACTTTCAAGTTTATATTTACTTTGACTTTCAAAATGAGGATTAACAACCGTAGCAATCACAAAAATCCTGAAATATTGTTTTATATCTTTAATATTTAATTGTGGTTTTCCTTTTTTATTGATTTTCTCTAATAATGGGCGAAAAATTGCATCTGACCATGCATCTAAATGAGTTCCGCCAAGTTTTGTGAAAATACCATTGACAAAAGTAACCATTTCAAATTCTTTTGAAGGTGTTAATACACATTCAGAATTTGATCCTTTGAATGAAATACTTTCATCTGTATGACAATCAAATAATTTAGAATATAATGTCAAGTTATTTACAGGGATTAAGTTATCATTAAAATATACCTTTACTTTTGTTAATATAGAAGTATCTATAATATACTTCATATATTGAGATATTATATCATCTGTATAACCTTTCAAACCAAATTTCTCAAAATCCGGGAAGTACGATATACTTGTATATGCTTTACTTGTTTTTGCTTTACCAATTATCGGTTCTGCTATATCCCTCATATTATTAGTCCATGTTTGTTCAAAAGTTTTTTTGTTGTCAGGATCAAGAGCGTGAATGGTGAATTTTTTGGAGAAAATATTGCATGCAGTTGCACCAATACCATTTCTTCCTGATACATATCTATCTTGTTCATCGTCAAAGTTGCTTCCAGATAATAAATTACCGAATATCAAAGTATGATTGTACATTTTTTCAGTCTCGTCTATTTTAATAGGGATAAAGTCGCCATCATTAACAACTTTCGTTTCACCTGTTTCTTTGTCAATGTATACTTTAATATATGAACAAGGTATTTTATTTTCTACTGAACGTTGGTAATTGTCAATAGCATTTGATAATATTTCTATAAATATGCGAAGAATTGCAGGAGATGTTTTAATATCTTTCTTTATGATTTCATATGATAAATCTTTGTTTTGAATTGCAATATATTCTTCAGATAATCTTAATGAAACAGCACCGATATACATCTCTGGACGTAATAAAACGTGAGATAATTGATCTTTCTTAACATACTTTTTAGACATATTTAATTTTTATAAAATAAAACAAGTTTTAAAATCATTTTTAAATTTTTAAAACTTAATCATCTCTATTATTTTTTTTAAATGAAGACATCGACATATGTAAAAATGTAGATAATACAATTCCCAATACTAAACCTTCGATGAGAATATTAACATTTTCTTTATTCATACCTACCATTTTTGTATATAAATAATACCCGAAAATAAGAAGAATAATAATATTTATAGAAAAATTAGTAGAACAAATATTTTTGGGCATATTTCCAATTTCTGACACTGTCTTACCAATATTAGTTCCTACTTTTCCTACAATTTCACCAGAACTACTTATAACCTTACCTAAACCTTTAGAACTATCTGAAATTAAATTATCTGCACCTTTCGCAACTTCACTGATTCCTTTAACAGCACCTGAAGATATATTATCTACTGCTTTTACTGTGGTATTTAAAACATTTTTAGTAGTATCTAGAGTTGTTTTTGCTGCATCTGATACCATGGTTGGTATGCTTGTTGTTAGTATTGACATTTTTTATATTAACATAATAAAAATAAAAAAAATTAAAAAAATTAAAAAACTATTATTTGATGAAAACATATAATTTTTATCTATAATATCGAATTTTTCAATTATTGATTTTTCATTACTTTTCATAATATCTTCATTTGAAGCTTTATTATCTTTTCTACAAAAATTTTTATATACTTTTTTTTCTTTCATATTTATACCTGAGAAATTATAATAATCTTCTAGAGTTCTAATTTTCCCGAGACCGTATTTATCAATGTTAAATCTCATTCCTTTTGATAATTTATCAAAGCTTATCATTTTAAGATAATATTTTACTTTATTCAATGCTTCTGTATCCGAATAATGCGGGTCATCCGTCCATATTTTAGGTTTTTCTAATCTTGTATACTCATGAAATACAATATTTTCAGTAGGTGTGTAAACGTCCCAACCATTTGTATAAAAACGAACTGAATGTAATATTTCTTCACCCGTAAACAAATATGGTAAATTTGGATCATAAGGTAATTCATTTAAAAAATAGGACTCACAAAAAAACATTCCTCCAGCTACAAATGGTGTATTATAAAGCTTATTTTCAGAATCCATTATCTCACTACCCATGAACGAAATCATTCCTTTTTCATTAAAGAAAGCTTTACATATTCTTGGTAAAACATTTTTAGAATAGTTTTCATATTCTTTAATTTCTCTAGGGTAATGACTAAGTACTGGTTTTTTGGTATATTGTTTTAAAGTTTTTATCATATTAATACATTTAATATCCCAATCTTTTACAAATTTAGAATGACTATCAATTTGTAAATAATATTCTTCTCCATTCCAAAGAGTGCTACATAAATATCTTGCATATGTCGGTCCTTTTGCTTCATAATAAGGTATTCTGATTATTCTTACATTTTTATTATCAAAATTATTATAACAATCTTCATCTTCTTTTTTATTTTGTTGACATATACCAACATATATATTTTCCGGATTGGAAGCCGACTCATAAAGTGATTTTAATGTCAAATTACATACATCATCTCTATAACTTGCAATAGAGACAAAAATAGTATCTTTTTTCATAATTTATTATATAAAAGATTTTAAAAAAATTAATTTATTGCTTTAGGAACCCATCTTTGACCTGCAAAAGGAATATACGGTGTTTCAACAAACATTGTAAAACCGTCTAATTTTCTTGGACTTTTAGTTTTTTTAATAACTCGTCTACAAGATGGGTGCTTCTTGCGAACTTGACTATAAGCAACAGCGATTGCTTGAGATTTAGATACATACAACCCATTTTTAAACTCGTTGATATTAATCCCAATCTTCTTTTGTAAGTATTTCTTACATTTACTACTTCTACTTCTACTTCTACGTTTACTTTTACTCTTACGTTTACTTTTTCTTACTCTGTTCATTTTTTAATTAAAGAAAATAAAATATTTATTTAAAAATGTTAAATAGTTTATTAAAAAATATATATGTTATTAACTTAGATAGAAGAAAAGATAAATATACAGAATTTTGCAGTCGTTTGTCTGAGTTTTTCGATATATCTTTAATTCATAGGTTTAGTGCGATTGATGGACTAACTTTAAAAACGAATAATAAAAGAAAAGGAGAAGTTGGTTGCAATATGTCCTATCGTCAATTATGGAAAAGTATAATTGACGATGATTCTATTTTAGATGATGATTTAATCATGACATTTGAAGATGATGTATTTATCAATAACCCAGCAAATTTTATAAATGATTTTTCAGATTCAATTATAAAATTCAAGTTGATAGAAGAAAAAAATAAATTGCTTTATATTGGTGGTCGTTTTGATACTAAATATAAACTTAATCATAACAATAAATGGATTGAAGTTGTAGAGAATATATATCTTCGAAATATAGATATAGATAATTTTCTTGCAGTTGACAGAACAACACATGTTTTAGTATATACTAAAAGCATGATCCGAAGACTTTATACACTTCACCTAGATAATGAAGTGAATGCTATAGACAAATTTATCATTAAATGTCATAGAAAACCAGACCTTCATTTTTACGAATATCATAAACATTTATTTCATAGCCCAATAAATTATAAGACTGATATTCAACTATAATTTCTTATTTAAATATTTTTTCTTTTTTTCTTCAGTCATTTCATTCCATTTATTTTTCAGATATTCAACAATATCTTTTAATTCAAAATCTGGATGTAATTTTTTAATTCTACTTTTCTTTGACTTGATAAAATTATCAAACATAATTTCATTCTGAGTCCTTTTTGACCTTTTTTTACTCTTCACTTTTTTAACACTTTTAACATATTTGTATTTTCTATTTAACAAAGGTATATAATCATGCATTTCCTTTTTATATCTATTTCTATCTTCAAGTGATAGTTTTTCAAATTTCGAAATTTCTTCTGAATCTACCATCTTCAATTCTTTCCATCTTACACCCAATGTAGATACAATTTCTTTCACTTTCATATCTGGAAATTCAGTTTTTACTTTAGATCTATATTCATCGCAAAAAAACAAAAACCCACTCTTTCCTCTTTTCGGTTTATTTGGGTCTTTAATGGTTATATTATTTTTCTTTAATGTTTTCAACAGATTTTGTTGATTTTTCTTAGATTTCCATAAATCAATTAGATTTGAATCTTTATTTAATTCTATGAAATTTAATACATAATTATTAATGTTTTCAATGACCATTTTTTATATATTTACTATTTTTTAAATAAAATTAGTAATTTATATATTTTTTCTACATACAGGACATTCTTTTTTATAACTTCCCCATTCTTTTATACATTTTGTGTGAAATATATGTCCACAATTAGTTAAGATATTTACTATACTCTTTTTATTGTATTTAGAAAGACATATACAACATTTACTATCTTTCATTGTTTTACTATCATATTTTACAGAATCAGCTAATTCAACCTTTTCATTTGTTTTTTCTAAAGTTGGTTGCATTTCCATACTTTCTAATAAGGCTTGTTCAAGTTCGTCATCTTCTACATTACTTAAAAAGTTTGTTAATATTCGATCTATAAAATAATCATCACTCATTCTCTTTTATTATAATTCTTATTTTATTATATTAAATTAAGAATTAGTATATACCATTTATATTTTCTGTATATCTTATATCGTATCCGTATTTGTTTGTAATATCTCTTTTCAATTCAGTAAAAAAGGTTATTAATTCTTTTTTATTACTACATATAACTCTCATATCATTATTATAGTTTTTGATATAAGTTTCTATAAAATATTTTGTATATTGACGACAACTTAATGTACATGGTATTATTTGTGGTAAAGAACTTATAAAGTATATCATATTATTTATATCTACATCCGATGGATTTTCAGGATATGTATATGCATTATAATCCATTATTTCGAAAAATGTAGGTTTGTAGTTTTTTATTGATGTGTATATCGGATTCGTATATAAATATCGCGGATCATCGTAATACATATAACTTGTTGGATATGGAAATCCTTGAAACCCATGATAATTAGGAGGAAATGGAGGTCTATGTCCTGGTGGTGGGGGTGGTCTAGGTCCTGGTGGACCAGGTGGAAGGGGTGGTCTAGGTCCTGGTGGACCAGGAGGTGGTGGTCTAGGAGAGTTGAAACGCGTTGGACCGCTAAAATTACCTGATACAGTTCTAGTACCTAAAGAAGATACTTGATCATAATTTTCGTACAATACTTGATTACAACCTTGATATGCTTCTATCATATTAAAATATTCTGAGTTCATATTTTTTATTTTTATTATAAAAAATAAAAAATAATTTAAATATAAATTTAAATATAATATTATAATGTCTTTAAAAATTAATGTTGATAGTTTAACCGACGAACATAGAAATCTTATCAATGATAATTTAATTATTAGAATAAAGAATACAAAGTATAACAAGTTTGCACCTCAAAAAATTATATATCCTTATCTATTAGAAAATGATATGATATTAATTCCTTTTGCTTATTCCATTCGTGAATTAAAAATGTCTAGACCTGCTCGTGATGAATATCCTACTATGAATGTGAAATTTGAAGGTCAATTACGTCCAGAACAAGAAATAGTGAAGAATGAATCATTAAATATTCTATCTAAAACAGGGTCTGTAATGATAAGTCTTGCTACTGGAATGGGTAAAACAATCACGTCAATTAATTTAGCATGTCATATTAAACTAAAAACGCTTGTCATAGTGAATAAGATTGTCTTAATTAAACAATGGGAGGAAGCAATATTTAAAGTTTGCCCTACTGCTACTATACAAAAAATAACAACGAAATCAGAACTTCAAGATTGTGATTTTTATATTATTAATGCAATCAATGTAGAAAAAATGGGAAAATCGTTTTTTATAGATATAGGTAATTGTATAGTTGATGAGTGTCATTTAATAATGGCCGAGACTTTAGCAAAATCATTGTATTACGTATATCCTAGATATTTAATCGGATTAAGTGCTACTCCTTATAGAGTTGATGGTTTGGATCCTTTATTAAATTTTTATTTTGGTGAAGATAAAATTATTAGGTTGTTAAAAAGAGAACATTTAGTTTATAAAGTGAATACAGGTTTTACACCTGAAATTATTTTAACAAAAGACGGTAAAGTAAATTGGGGTGCATTATTAGACCAACAAGCTAATAATAAAGAACGAAATGAACTTATAGTCGATATAGTAAAGAAATTCTCGGACAGGAATATATTAATTCTTTCTAAACGAGTTGAACAAGGTGAATATATTCTCAATCGGTTAAAAGAAGAAGGAGAATATGTTGATAGTTTGATAGGGAGTAAACAAGAATTTGATAGAGAATCACGAATTCTTGTAGCAACGACAAGTAAAGCAGGTACAGGTTTTGATTATGCAAAATTAGATTGTTTAATATTAGCTTGTGATTTGGAAAGTTATTTTATACAAGCATTAGGACGTGTTTTACGACGTCCAGATGTGAAACCAATAGTGTTTGATTTTGTGGATGATAATAGAATACTTGACTCACATTTTAAAACAAGAAAGCAAGTATATTTAGAAATAGGTGGCAAAATTAAAAATTATTAAAATTATAATTTAAGAATTTATATTAAAATATAAAATAATATGAAGACTAATTATCAAAAAGTATTGAATGAATTTAATGAATCATTTGGTGTTGTTAGTAATAATAAACCACAACATAGACTATTTGATACTGACCCTAAACTTGTACAATATCGTCTTGATTTAATTAACGAAGAAGTAAATGAATTAAAAGAAGCTATTGAGAACAAAGATTTTAAGGAGACGATTGATGCATTGACGGATATTCTATATGTTGTTTATGGAGCTTATAGCGCTTTTGGAGTAGATGCAGATAAAGCATTTAGTTTGGTTCATGAGTCTAATATGAGTAAATTATGTAAAGACGAAGAAGAAGCTATTTTAACTGTAGAGTCATATAAACGTGATTCACGTTATGATTCACCAGCTTACAGATTAAGTCGATGTGGTAAATATTATGTTGTTTATAATGAAAGTACAAATAAGATTCTAAAATCAATTAAATATAATCCAGTATCCTTTAATTCTTTGTTCAATTAAATTTAAATTATTTATAATATTTTATATTATAAATGAAGAAGAATAACACTTTAAAAATCACTTTAATCTCATTAATCACTTTAATCACTTTAATTATTTGTCAGTATCATTATAAAGTTTTTTATATTAATCTAGATAAAAAAAAATATTAATTTTTACTATAGAAACTCGAGACTTAAAAATATTAGACATCCATAATAAAAATATATCTGAATATTCAGATAAAAATAATTACAAATATGTCTTCTTAAATAACTATAAAAACAAATCTCTTGAATTACCAGTATATTGGTGGAAATTACAATATATGTTAGATCTTTTAAATAATGAGGAAGAATATGATTATTTTTTATGGTTAGATACAGATGTATTTTTTGTTGATGATATTCCTTTAGAATCATTGATTGAAAAATCACCAAATTCGAGTATTTTTATTGGATATGATCACCATCCTTTAAATATAATTAACATTTTCTCGTATAATGCAGGTGTATTTATGCTAAAAAACGATAAAATTAGTAAAAATTTTGTTTCAGATTGTATACAAGATTACATAGAAAATTATTCTTGTATTATTAATAATAAACATACATTAAACAGTTCATGGGCAGGAGAATGCTACGAACAAGGAGTCATGAATAAATTACTAAAAACAAAATATAAAGAAAATACATTTAAAATTCCACATTCTTTTGTAACGAATTCTAATTATTTATCTGAAAATACAGTAATTTCTCATATTTTTGGTGACAAAGATATTTGTTATAATAAGATTACGAATTTTTTTAAAAAAAAACATACATAAATGAGTGAATTTTATTATAGTGAAAGACCTTGGTCTATTATTAAATCTTTTATTCTTACTTTTGACAAAAGCAGAACTACAAAAACAGCGAAAATAATGAAACCATTATGTGAACTTTATGAAAGCATGATAATAAATGAAGATATTTTACCTGATTCAGGTTTTCCATTTATATATTTTTATACAATGATGCCGTATCGTCGTCATTTTAATTATGTAATTTTTCAAAAATAAAATATGTTTTATAATAAAAAAATGCCTTTTTCATTAAAATGGAATAATGAAGATTTTTTCTACAAGATTGATTTTGATACTGAAGATATAAATTTAGAATCTAAATTTATGGTCTTTCGAAGTAATAGTAGTAATGGTGATTGGTATGTATATCGTTTAAGTAGTGAAGATAATAATTATACGTATGAGATAAAATATCATCTAGAAAAATTAATAAATTTTGCTATAAAGTATAATGCAGTAGAAAGTTTTATAGAACAACTTAAAGAAGAACATAAAATAAAAGAAATTGTATTATATTTATATTTATATATGGAAGAAAATAATATAAAAGGTGAAGATAATATTTTGAGCGATTTTTTTGATTCTATAGTAGGTCCTGTTGATATATTATCAGTAATATTAAAATTTATTTAATTTCCATTAAACTTAATATCATTATTGAGACTGTAAAACCACATAGAAATCCGTACATTGATTTATTTTTCATACACAAATAAATGTTAAACCAATCTTTATAGTCTTGATCTGTTTGAGAGTAATTTAACATGTGGTCAGATTTAGGTAATAGTTTATAAACAACCATTGGTAATAGTAGTAATATAATAAGTATAATATTAATTTTTTGAAATAGTGTCATTTCTTGAGGTGCTTTTAAATAAAACAGATAACTAATTAACATTGAGAGTAAAATACCTGTATAAAAATGTAGAATTCGTTCTTTTTTAATACGATTATACTTAATCATTAGCGAATGAGATAAGTCTTTAGTATAAGAAACTATTTGTCCATGACAGTAATATGTAAAAATATAAGATAATAGAAGTCCAATATTTATAGATAAAAGTAGTGAGTTATTCATTTTATTTAATAACTTTATTTATTTTTTCTTTTTTTGAAATTGTTTTATGTAATATCTCAATCGCCATATTATTATATCTCTTTGCTTCATTATCTAAGTATCTTGCTTTTTCTAAATACACTAGTGCAGTGTTTATATCATCAAATTTCTCAATCTCTTCTGATTTAATAACAAATGAATTTTTGAAGAGATCGTATTGTTCCAATACTTTGTCTTTATTTTCAGTAACTTGATTTATAAATGGTTTAAGAACATCGTGATTTTCTGAATAAGTTTTATAAACATATCCTATGATTGCATATAAAATAAATTCTATATCTTTATCATCTATAAAATACTCTTTGTATACATACATTGAATAATCTCTATATATCATGAAGACCTTAAACTCATCTTCTGATTTTATTACATCTTTAATGTAATTTATAATATTAAAATCATCTTGTTTTATAAAATGACATTTTAACAAGAAATGTAATGTCAAATAAAATTTGTTTTTTTTAATAATATTTAATCCAATGTTACAATATTCTTCTTTACTAATTTTTATTAGAGACATTATATATATATATTTATAAATTTTTAAATAATATTATATAATAAAAGATGGAAGATTTACATATAGTAACTGTTGTAACAGAAAGTAAATATTACTTCCCATATCTTGTACAAAGTTGTAGAAGGTATGGAAAAGAAATTGAAATACTCGGTTACGGACAAAAATGGAAAGGTTTTAACTGGAGATTTAAATTAATAATAAAATATTTAGAATCTCTTAATATGAATGATATTGTTTGTGTTGTTGATGGTTATGATGTAATTTGTACAAGAAATCTAAATGAATTAAAAAATATGTTTTTAAAAGTATACAATGAAACAAAATGTAAAATTATAGTAGGATATGATAATGTTAAACACACAAACTATATAAATAAATTTACGATTAAAATGTTTTATGGAACATGTAATAACATTTCTTTAAACGCTGGAACTTATATAGGTTATGTAAAAGATTTATTAGAAATTATAAAACAAATTTTAAATAAAAATTCAAATGATAATGCTGATGATCAAATATTGCTTACTAACTTATGTAATAAAAATTCAAAACTTTTTAATATTGATAAAAATAATGAAATTTTTTTAACTTTAGTCCACCCACTTCATGAAATTGATGATATAATCGAAATAAATAATTATGGAGAAATTTCATATAAAGGTATTTCTCCTTTTTTTTACACGGTCCAGGTTCTACATATTTTGATAATGTTATAAAAAAAATTGGGTACAGTGACACTATTAATATTAATAAAATTATCAAATATAAAAACAATTGGATTTTTATAATTGTAAATGCTTATACAAATTTATTTACATTATTATTATTATTATTATTATTATTATTATTATTATTACTAACTTTTATTAAATAAAATAAATTTATATTTTATTTAATAAAAAAATATGGGTGGAATTATTACTAAAAATAATTCTTCGAATTTAAATAAAATAGTCTTATATAGGGCAGATCACCACAATTCGGGTAAATTTATGACATTTTTTACAAATCTGTCAGGTTTAATATGTTCATTGAACGCTTCAGAACATAATAGTGATAAACATTTAAATTTATATGTTTATGAATGTGACATGAATTTAAGAGAAATGAATCAAAATATGATGTCAAGTGAATTACCACCAATGAATAAGAAATATATTAATAAACAATATGAATTTTGTGCTAAAATATATAACTTTGAATCAAGTAACGAAGAGACATCTTCAGAAATAGAATCAGAATATGGTGATTTTTTTGTAGCAAATTATAATAACATTAAAAAAATATGCAAGTTAAAGAAAACATATAATCTAAATTTTGAAGAATTCAGAAAAACTGTTGAACGTAATAAAGAATATCAAACTGCCTTAAAAAATATTACAAGTATTGAAAAGAATAATGAAGTGTTTAATAAATTAATTAAAGAAGGTATAATTAAAGAAATAGAAAATGAAAAGGAAGAACCTAAGACATCTTCAGAAGAAACTGTTACTAAAACATCAGCTGACGGAAGAAAGTCTAGAAAGTCTAGAAAGTCTAGAAGTAGAAGAAAGTCTAGAAAGTCTAGAAGTAGAAGAAAGTTAAAAAGAAAAATATAAATTTTATAATATATAAATATATTATAAAATGTTATTAATTGTATTAATTGTATTACTACTTGTTGTATTATATCAAATACCTACAATCTACATTAATCAATTATTATTAGAAGCTTTTATGACTGGTGTTATAACTATTTTTATAGGAAAAATTGCAAATTTTGATTACGATACAATATCTCTATTTTTAATTGGTTTTACAATACATATTTTTTGTCAAGTAGTCGGTATTAACAGTTTGTACGCTAAAAATGGCGTAGCAACAAAACTGTTAAATGTAAATAAAGATTACAGTATAGTTCATCCAGCTAGTTAGTTTTCCATTTTTGTTTACATGATAAACATTGACTAAAAGTGGTCGCTGCTTCATCATTGGATCTAGTTTGTTTAGAATAACTATAAACTCTTTTCGAACCACAATTACATTGTATTATACCTTCTACAACTTCAAATGGATTTGTTATAAATTCATCCTGTTCTTCTTCTTCCAAAATCATTTCTTTAAAACACTCATGATTCCAACTATAATTATTTTTTTTTACATTCTCAAGTATTACAGATAATTTGTGCTTGTTTTCAATAATATCGTGTACGACTTGATATATAATACTTGTATACAAGTCATCATCATCTTTACTTATTTCATATATATTTTTCTCAATTATATCTGCGTTCTTTTTTATACTTAGAACCTTTAATAATGTTTCTATACCTTGTTCTCTCATTCTTATTTTTCTTTTTTGTTTTTAACTATTTTTTTCATTTTTATTTTATTTATAATATATAAAATGGAACTGTATATTATACTAATTGAAATATTTTTAATAATATATATTATTTATTTGATGCAAGGTTCAACAATAAGAAAATGTTTTAAAGAAAATTTTATATTTAAACCAGAATGTGATAATGAACCAAAGTTAAAACAACTTCATAATATACTGAAACCAATGTTTGAAGATAATGTTCAATACGATGGAGTTCTTAAGAATATAAATAAGAAAAAAATACTTTATGATTTATCTTTGTGTAATGGGGAAAAATCTTATACAATTAACAAGGAAGATATATTTCTATGTCTCAAAGATGAGAATGACAAGTATTATCATGATAATATGTTAATATACGTGTTATTACATGAAGTAGCTCATAGTATCTGTCCAGAAATAGGACATACTGATTTATTTAAAGAAATATTCAACGCACTTCTAGATAAAGCTATTGAAATGAAAATATATGATAAAAATATACCAGTTATTAAAAATTATTGTTTGTACAAAAAATAAAATTGATTTTGTGTTTTTAAATTTGTATAAATAAACACAACAACATGAACAATTTTTATGAACAGAATTTTAACACTGTAAACAAATATATGTTTATTTTTCTAAATATATTTGTTCTATACTTTTTTCCTTATTTATATTTTATCTCGTATATTGTTATTTTATATCAAAGATTAGATGTAGATTTTAATATTCGAATTAGTAATAATCGATTATCAATTGATAAACTGGTGTTTAAAAATGTAGAAGATTCATTTCATGATGATGTCATAGACGCAGTTCAAGACCCACATCAAGATGATGTCATAGACGCATTTCAAGACACAGTTCAACATGATGATAATGACATTAAGATAATGCGAAAGTTTTTTGATATTTTAAAGAATAATGTTGCTGAAGATGATAATACGAGTGTTATTAACTGTGATGATGATAATAATAACGATGATACAATTGACAATATACTTGACACGATTCAATAATGATTTTATTATAAATTAATTATAATAAAATTAATATAATTTTAATTTCTTAAAAAGATTACTCAACAATAATGATTCTTCTTCATTTAAGATTTTTTCAGGATATTCTATCTTAAATTTTATATACAAATTACCTTTCGTACCATTTTCATTCACAAGTCCTTTTTCTAATACTATATATTCTTTATTTGGATTTATTACACAAAAATTAGATGTATCAATATATAATGTTTCTCCAAAGTATGGTATTTCTAATTTTTTACCTGCTATAGACTCATATATGTTAATATTAGTTTCGTAATGCAAATCTAATCCACTTCTAGTAAAAATATTATCATTTTCTATATTTATTGTAACAATAAAATTACCAGATTTTTCATTCGGCTTATTACTTTGTTCTCCCCATTCTTCAAATATATACTCTTTACCTTCCTCAACACCTTTTGGAATTTTCAAGTCTATATTTTTTTCTTTATGAATATAACCAGTTGAATTACAAGGTGCACAAGAAATTGTATTTTTTATTATACCAGTTCCAGTACATTTTTCACATTGTTTTTGTATAATTTGAATAATAGGTCCCATTTGAATTTGTTGTCCTGTGTTTACCATACCAACACCATTACACATATCACATTTCTTTTTACATGAATTACATAATGTTTTTCTCTTAATATTAAATGTTTTTGTTACACCGTTATAAACATCTTTTAAAGTGATTTTACATTTATATATTTGATCATTATTTTTATTATTAGACATGTTAAAAAAGTTAAATGGATTAGGGAAACCTTGTGGGAAACCCTGTGGGAATCCTTGTTGGAAAGGAAAACCTTGTGGAAAACCACCTTGTTGAAAAGGGTTTGGATTATCATATTGCCTTCTTTTATTATCATCTGACAGAACTTCATATGCTTCTTGTATTTGCTGAAATTTTTCTTTATTTCCTCCTTTGTCTGGATGATTTTTAATTACTAATTTTTTATAGGACTGTTTTATTTCTTCTAATGACGAAGTTTTAGAAACACCTAAAATATCATAATAATTCATTTTTATAATAGTTCAAGTATTATTTAAATAACATACATAAATTTATTAGAATTTTATAAAATATATTAGAAGTATTGAAGCTAATCCTACAGTTGACACCCATTGACCGAGAACAGCATATTTATCATTTCTAGTTTCATCATCTAAGGTACTGTCTTTGTCGTATGAATTAATAAAACTACCAACAATTATAAACATAATTAAAATAGCAATAGCAGCACATATTGGATAAATAAATTTCATAAGAATATTTTTAAATTCAGGCCTGTAAGCTACAGTACCAACTAAACTACCTATTGTTAATACCAAAAAAACAAGACCAGAATTATATAACGTTGAACCAAATTTTGACATCCTTTCATTTTCCTCTTTCAAATTTTTAGTAGTATCATTACCAATCATAGATATAAATATTCCTATTAGTAATGCCATAATTGAAATTCCTGTTGCTACTATTTTTATAATAGTTTCTGGATTATTTAATAACGTATTCATTTTTTATTTTAATAAATAAAATAAAAAAATAAAAAAAAATAAATCGAAAATTTTAAGCTCCGCAATTCAAACATCCTTCATCATTTTCTGTATTTTGTTCATCCTCTAATCTAAAAATCTTTTCTTTATTTATATCTAATCCATAATTTTGCACTGATAAAGCAGGTTTTGTTCTAATATAATAAGATCCAGTTTTTAATCCATTTTTCCAACCAGAGAAATGACAAGATGTTAATTCTTTGAACGATGGTTTATCAAAAAATAAATTTAACGATTGACTTTGACATACGAAAATACCACGTTCTGCACTCATTTTTATTAACAACTTTTGGTCAATTTCAAAAGATGTTTTATATATCTCTCTCAAGAATTTAGGTAATCGTTTCATATTTTGTACTGAACCTTTATCATAAATCAAACGATCAATTATATCTTGGTTCCATAATTCGAGATTGATTAAATCTTTTACTAAATATTTATTAATTATTGTAAATACTCCAGACAATACATTACGTGTGTATAAATTCGACGTAATTGCCTCAAAACTTTCATTATTACCAAAGATACTTGATGTCGATGCAGTTGGCATTAATGCTATATTTAAACTATTTCTACTTCCATGTAGCAATAATTTCTCTCTTAATGAACTCCAATCCCATTTACCTGACAAAGTATCTTCTGAAACATCCCATAAATTAAATTGAAATTTACCAAATGATAATGGAGAACCCTTATATGTTTCATAAGGACCGTACTTAGATGCTAAGTCTATAGAAGATGACATACTACCATAATATATCGACTCAAATATATTTTTATTAATCTCTTTTGCTTCTTCTGACGTAAATGGTAATTTTAGTATCATAAACACATCTGCAAGTCCTTGAACACCAAGTCCAATAGGTCTGTGCTTGAAATTAGATTTCGAGCATTTTTCAGTAGGATAGAAGTTTTTATCAATAACTTTATTTAAATTGATTGTAAGATTATATGCATATTTCATCAATTTGTCATAATTCATTCGAGGTTTTAGAATTTCCCAACAATCAGTGTATCCTCCAATATGTCTACCATTGCCGCTATATTCTGAAAACAATTGTGGATAGGTTTCAAATCTTCCAAATTCCTCAGCGTCAGCATCGTCAATTTCTTCATAAACTAATCCTGTTTCATCTAACAACGATTTAAGAAGTTTACAATACGAACAATCTTTTATTGTGAGTAATTTCAATTTTCCTTTTGACAAGTAAATATATGTTAATGATTCTTCTACTGATAAAAGAGATTCCCATACTAGATTACCTTCCCTTGGGTATTCAAGATATTGAGGTAAACACATACTTGCGAGATTGCATACAGCTGTTTCCTCACTATTTGACACTTCATTAATCTCATTACACAAATTACTTGATTTGATTATACCTATATTTTGCTGATTATTTTTTCTATTTACATGATCTTTATAAGATATATACGGCATTCCATGTTCTATTTGTGAAGCAATGATATGTTCCCAAAGATCACGTGCTTTTACTTTCTTTACATATCTACCTTCACCAACATATTTTAGATAAAGATTTTTATACTCATCTCCATACACATCCGTTAAACCATAAGAATTATCTGGATCCATTAAATACCAATCATCGTTTTTCTCAATACACTCCATGAAATAGTCAGAAACCCATAAAGCATAAAACAAATCACGTGCTCTTAATTCATCTGGACCAGTGTTCTTTTTTGCCTCAAGAAATTCATAAACGTCTCCGTGATGTGGTTCCAAATATATTGCAAATGAACCATTACGTTTACCAGATTGATTGATATATCTTGACACATCATTGTATACTTTCAACATTGGAATTATACCATCTGTAGTTCCTGCTGTTTTTCGAATATAGGATCCCTTGCATCTAATATTCGAAATATGAACACCAATACCACCAGACCATTTTGATATTTTTGCACAATCACTAATTGTTTCGAATATACCTTCAACTGAATCTTCCGTTGATATCAAAAAACAGCTAGATAATTGAGAATGATTTGTACCTGCATTAAAAAGTGTAGGTGTAGCATGAGTATATAATTTCAACGACATTGAATTATATGTTTCTCTAATACTTTCCAAATCATCACCATGAATACCGATTGCGACTCTTAGAAAAAGATGTTGAGGTCTTTCAACAATTCTCTTCTTTTTTCCATTAAGTTTTAATAGATATGATCTTTCTAAAGTCTTGAAACCAAAATAATCCAATAGATAATCCCTATCCATAACAATCATATCTTGTAATTCATCTTTATATTTTTGAGTTATATCAATTAACTCTTGACTTACTAGAGGTGCTAGAATATTATGTACATCTTTGTTTTGACTCAATTCAAAAACAACATCATAAAAACTTTCAGGAGTGTTTTTTTGATGATTGCTTATAATAATACGACTTCCTAAAACTCCATAATCAGGATGTTCCATAACCATATTCATACAAACTTGACTTGCTAGGTTGTCTAATTCAGTGGTAGTAATACCAGAAAATATTCTCGAACATATTTTTTGTGCAACAATCAATGGATCAATGTTACTACTAATATTCAACTTTTGCAATCTATTCGTTATTTTATCGAATTGAACAGTTTCTTTATTACCAGATCTTTTAATGACGTACATATTTATATTTTATATTAAAAAAATAAATTCTTATATCAATTTTATTTTTAAAACTTAAAGTTAAAAGTTTTAAAACTTAATTAAAATGAAAGAAGATAAAATAATTAAATTTTTCAAACTCGCTCAATATCAATCTGAATTATTTTCTAAAGATCCATCAACTAAAGTATGTGCTTTATTTATATATCCCGAATCTTTACAAATATTATCTTCAGGATACAATGGTTTTTGTAGAGGTGTGGATGAAAAACAAATTAGTCGTTGGGAAAGACCAGAGAAATATAAATATGTAGTTCACGCTGAAACGAATGGTATATATAATGCTTGTAGAAATGGTGTGTCTTTAAAAGATTCAATATGTATAGTTACTATGTTTCCTTGTTCGAATTGCGCCAAAGGACTCATACAAGTTGGTATTAAAGAGTTAATAACTAGTAAACCTGATTTCAATCACGAACGATGGGGTGAAGATTTTAAATACTCATTTGAAATGTTAAAAGAAGTAGGTATACATATTATTTATATAAATTAAAATCCTCTTTCAGTATCTAATGATGAAGAAAACAATTCAGTTTTTGAACCTTCATATGTAATCCATGGTTGAGACCATAACATGTAAACTTTTTGTTCCATACAACAAAACCATACAGTATGATCGCTCGGGGCACATAGCGGTTTAAAATAACCAGATTTTAGAATTTTTTTTACTCCTCTAGATGAATATAACATTGCACTTAAACTACACGGTGCTCTCGTTGGAGAAGAATATAAAATTATTTCTTCCGAGTTAAATTTTAGTTTAGTTGAATTTTCTAATGTTTTACTAGGATATTTTTGTATTTCTGTTGGACCACCAAGACACACAACTTCCCAAATGTCAGGAGGTAATACTTTCATAATATGATATAAATGATGTATAAAATTTTCTTTAAATATTGTATCATCCTCTAATACTAAAGAAGTATTATTATTTTGAATTTGTTCTAATACATAAGTATGTGCTAAACCATTAGCAATTTCACCTGCTGTTAAATATCGTTTTAATACATTTGGATTAAAAATACAAGATTTTTGAATTATTTCTGGTGTTAAATTCTCCCTGTCAAAATTCTCAACCCAATTTACTTTAAAAAATCTATCTAGAAAATGTTTTCTTAATTCTATAGATAGATTTTTTTTCCTTGATACTAGTTTTGTATAATGAATCACATAAATATCATCTATAACATTTTTTAAATAAAATAATTTTTCTTCTAAAGAAATATTATATTCACTTATTCTATGTTTCAAATTATTTTCTAACCAATTCCTTAAAACCTGTGCAGTTTGTGGGTCGGTTTCTCCATTTTCATAAATGTAACAACCTACAAAATGATTGTTTTGTTCATATTTGATCGGGAAGTCTAAACATTCAGAACCTTCATATTTTTTTATTTCATCATGGATAATACGATCAGTACTTTTAATTCGATTATATATATACAATTCTAAAAAATACTGATCATCTACATCTTCTCCATGATTTTTGTAAAATTCTTCAATTAGTTCTATCCAATTATTCCAATTATTCATGATTTGTTTGGGGTTAATACCATACATCCCACCGAGAATTTTAGGATAATGTTGTGGATGGTCTCTCATTATATGTAATATTTTCCCTGAATTTATCCATTCATCTACAGCAAGAACTTCACGTGGTTGTATTCTAGTATCTGTATCTCGAGACATAAAGTATTCTACTGAATTATCACACATCGGTTCAAACCTCCAGAGCATAAATCTTTTACTTCTTATATTTTCATCTTTTTTGATAATAATTTTTACATTATCAAACACTGACAGTTTATTATATATATCATTATTAACTGATGTATGTATATATATCCAACAAACCCAATCAGGATAATATATTTTAGCAAGTTTTATATTTTCTATAAGTCCGACAACATATCTTTGTTCATTACCCCATAGACAAAAAGATATAACACGTACAGGTACAGTTTTTTGATTTGCAACGAAGACTTTATGCCATCCATAATTATCAACATTAAAAGAAAATAATTCAGGTTGTTTGTAATAGCATCGAAGTGCTACATGTTGATCGTCGTCGGCAATATTTTGTTCTTGAAATTGATTTAGAACTTTATGATAGAGTTCTTGGTATTCCTTTATTTTATCTTTTCGCCCTAGAAAAAAGAAACCTCCAATTTTCTCAGGTGCGTATCGTAATGTATAATATATATTATTATCTTTATCATCATCTAATGGATTTATAAGTGTATAATTAATTTTATCTAAATTAAATTTATTAATATCTAGTAATTTATTTGGTATATCTTCGATTTTCGAAAAGAATCCAAAATCTACCCAAGCATAATATTCAGATATAGATAATCCAAGGTCTATAACTCTCGATACGAAATCTATTTTACTATGATTGATAAGTGTATATTCAGGATAATTATGCTCTGGATATATTGTCCTATCTCCTAAGAGAAATCGATATTCTGGATTTGTCATAATTTCGCGTTCCTTGTCAAGTAAACTCCAACAGTATATATCATCTTTCAAAATATCTTGGTTTAATTTAATTAATTTAATATTTTTCGCTTCATGTGTTATGTTATGTAAGTCTTCATAGTATTTCTCGTCGATAAATACAATCATTTCATCATCAGTATCATTTTTAAATAATTCAATAAAAGGTTTGAAACGAGATAAATAATCTTGAAAAGACCTTTTAAATTTATTTGACCATTCACTTCTGTTTATGTCATAATACACTGTAATATAACAAATCATTTATAAAAATTATATATATTTTTAAATCACATCGTAATTTAATTTTCTTTCTTAATATAAAAAATGTCTTTTAAACTACGCAATTCAAATAATGAAGAAATCGTAAATGAAATTAACTACACTTTACGAAATAAACTTGGTGGTATTACAGTTATTAATAGAGGTAATCCAACTTCTTCGAACCCCTTATTACTTGATGATTTTAACACAATTCACTATTATCAATATAATGGTAGTAATTTAACAAATTTTGATATCTCAACATTGATGGTTGAAAATGCAGTTTATGAAATAAAATTCAATTGTTCAGGGAGTTCCGACAGTAATAACGATATGTTTTTAACACCTAACCATGGTGATTACAATAGTAGTTATTTTTATACTATATTTCAAAATAGTTTTAATATAGACGAAAATACAGCGTCTATTAAATATAAAAGTGCTACAGATAGTCAAGGATTTTATGTTGATTTTTTTGATGGTGGAAATGGTTTTGATCCAGTTGGTAAAATTACAATATATAATCGTAGAAATTGTAAAAAAATTCTTGTTGAAGCAAGTGATACAGCAGGTTCATCTATTTGTTCAGGATATTGGTTAGATGATAGTGCCGAGTCTGATTCTTATAATCCAGATTCAGGTGCTCCTAGTTATAATACAACGGATATTTGGTCTTCTGTGGGAACTTTATCATTTACAGACGGTAGTTTTACTGACTGGACTATTTATGTTTCACGTGTAGGTTAAGAAAAATTGATTTATATTTTCAACATTTATAGTATTTTTACTTCTAACAATGGAATTTGTTAATGCTTTAAAAATGACAAAGTCGTTATTATCTGAGATTGATGATAAAACTGTTCGTGATTTGTTTAAGAAAAAATTGGAAACTGTAAACGATGATTACTTATCTATTTCAAAAGTTAGAGATAATGTAATAAAATATATAGATAAACATAAGAAAGAAAAAGAGAAAGTCGAATTGGATAGTTTTGAGAAAGCATCAATGGAATTTTTAAATACATTGTGTGCTGATATTTCATCATTACCGAATCTACCTGAGTATTACACTGAAATTGAGAAATCTGGGGTGTTTCCTGTTGAAGAAGCAAAAAAATGGAATAAAAACAAGGATGGTAAGAAAAGAAAAGCTATAAATGTACAAACTATTATTAAAAAAGGTATGATTATTGCAAGTGCTGATCCTCAATTAGGCAAGACGAAATTTACAATTTGTCTTGCTATAAAGAGTTTGATAGAAGGAAGAACTCCTATTATTGTCACAAGAGCATTAACTGGTGATATGTATAAACTTATTAAAGATATAGAAAACATATCAAAACAATTTAATGATTATATGAAAATAAATAATGTAAAGAAAAAATTTGAAATTACAACAATTCATGGTGAGAATGAATTGTTGGTTAAGTCTATTGAAAAAGAATACATAAGAATAGTTGTTGTTTTAGGTAATGATTGTCAACTTTCAAAGGTTTATAATGTTGTCAAAGATAAACCTTCTACTTATGATCTTCTTATAGACGAAATTGATTTTGTTGATTATGGTGTAGATACAAAAACGTCTAAAGTTTTAACAAAGTTAAAAGAAGGTGCGTACCAACCATTTGGAATCACAGCAACTCCTTTAGATGCTTTATGTTCAGAAAAAGAATTAAAAACTGCTAATATGGTAAGATTAAAGAGACCAGATGATTATCGTGGTTTTGTTGACTTTCAAGTAAAATTGTTAAAACACGATCCGAAAACAATTGGATTGTCTACAGCGAAAACTTACCAAGAAATTCTTGATTCTGATGGTAATTTAGAACCATTTATTAATTGGTTTTCTAAAAGATCACCCGATTGGTCTTGGAACAATAAGAAATATTATCCAAGAATTTGTCTTTTCAAAATTTCACATGTTATTATGAACCAAAATCAATTATATGAAGGTATATTGAGAGATTACGGTGATAAATTTGTAGTTATTGTTTATAATGGTGAAGGTATTCGAATGAATTATGAAGGTAATATCCTTGGTAAATCAGTTAATCCTGATGAGTATGTTGAATTATCAATTCCTGATGTATTACAATATTTAAAAGACAATGGAGGTGAAAAGAAATTTCCAAGAATCATTATTATTGCTGGAAAACTTGCGGGTCGTTGTATTTCTTTTGTATCAAGAGATTATGACTGGCATTTGACTGATATGTATTATAATCCTTCTAAATCTACCCCAATTCCAGAAATGATTCAAAGTGCTGGGCGACTTTGTGGACGTAATAGAGGAAAAGCACCTAATTTAATACTTCATACTACAGAAAATGTATCAAATGCTTTATATACAGGTTTTAATTGCACAAATGAAATTATCTCAAGAGCTATCGCGAGTCCTCTTATGGAGGATGATGGTAATGAGGTTAATTTTAGAGAAAGTATAATGTCTGTACCTATGAATACTAAGAAATTCCCAAAGAATAGAAATATGACTTCAAAAGTTAAAGTTAAGAAGTCAGAGTTTAATCTTGTTAAGACAGACGATGGAGGTATTGATATTGAAGAATATAAGTATACTGAATTTAATCAGAAGACAACATTAAATGTTAATGATGAAATACGAGAAAGTCTTAAACAAGTAGGTGATGAAGAATATAAAAGAATAATTTGCATGTTTATAAAATGGTCGAAAGATGAAACAAAAATTGCTAAATTTATGCAAAATTTAAACCCTGTTAAAAATTATACTGAAAAAGAAATAAATAATTTATGTAAAGAAATAGGAATTACTAATTTAGGACAATTATTATCGATTAAAGTTGGTACAAATGGGTACGGTACTATTATACAAAAGAAAAATAATATATATAAACTACATCCTTGTCTCGTTAAAGAATTTAATAAATATTTTTAAATTTCTTTTATTGTAAAATTTTAATACTCAAATGAGTATTAAAATTAGTATAACATATTTTCTAATAAACATTTTAATACATTAACACTCATACTATTACCTATTTGTTTTTTTAATTGTGAATTTGAAACTGTTTGTTTAAAATTTAATGGAAAACCTTGTAATAAAAGATATTCTTTTATATTTGCGTATCTATTCATAGGAATACACCATAAACCACTATTTGTATTTAAACAAGGTGACCATATATTCGAATTTAGATAAGTATTTGTATGGAAGAAATTATAATCAATAAATATACTATCTTTAGGTAAATTTATTGTTCTGTTTTTATTTTTTCTCTTTGTTGTAAATGATTTAGTATCAGAATGATCTATATATTTTTTTAGATCTTCCATATCTTTATTTTGTGGCCACTCAAACTCTTTATCTTTTATCCCTACTATATATATTCTTTCTCTATTCTGAGGTATTCCATAATCTTTTGTATTAATTGTCTTCCATTTAACTTCATATCCATATTTTTTTAGTTCTAATAATGAGTTCCATATAATATTCCAAGTATTTCCTTTATTGTGTCCTAAGAGTCCTTTTACATTTTCTAAAATAAAATATTTTGGTTGTTTTTTCTCTATTACTTCTAAACATGAAAAAAATACATTACCTCTCTTATCTACAAATCCTTTCCTTTTTCCTGCAGATGAGAATGGTTGACATGGAAATCCACATATATATAAATCTATATCTGGAACATCATTTATATTTCTTTTAGTTATATCACCTTCTGGAAAAGGACCTTCTTTATCTCCAAAAATAATTTCAGGTTCGTAATTAGCTTTAATACTTTCAATGCAAAATTTATTAGTTTCAGAAGAAAAAACATGTGTAAAGGAAATATTCATTTGTATAAGTGCTTGTATAGGTGCTTCAATACCACTACAATCTGTACCGACTCTCATTTTTTTATTTATTATAATATAAATTAATTTTTACTTAAAGTTTATATTATTAATACTAAAATGGAAATTTTATCTCTAAACAATGTTTCTAATTATAATAAAATCGTAAAATTTTTTGAAAAGAATAAATCTAGACCTATGAATGAATGGTTAGACTTTGATGGTCTTGTAACAAAACCTGGAAAACAAGGAATTGTAGGATTATTTAGATTGAAAAATGAAGAATTCGAAAATGAAAAGATAATATTTAAAATGTCTCAGTACATAAATTATCTTACATTTAGTGAATTAACTGTTATGCAAGGTCTTAAAAAAATATCTTCGTATATCCCTCATTTTTGTAAAGGAATTGGACTTCTAAAATGTCAAGTTGATGCAAATTACAAAAAGGATACAGAAAATCCGTTTATTATAAAGAATAAATATCCTATCAACAATGATATTCTTTTATGTGAGTATATAGATAAAAGCTCAAAGTTTTATAATTATATTAGAAATAAAGATGTAGATGAAGATATATTGTATTCAATAATAAAACAAGTATTAATGGCGCTGTGCATTGCACAGAAAGAAACTAGATTTACACATTATGATCTGCATTCATTTAATGTAATGATAAAAAAATGTGATAAGGATGTTGTATTTCTTTATAAGATAGATGAAGAGAATCAATTTTGTGTCCCTACTCTTGGTACATATCCTGTGATAATTGATTATGGATTTTCATACATAGATGATATGAAAGATGGTCCTTTGTGGCCTTCTATGGCTCATACTGACGTCGGATTTATAAGTGATCGATTTGATTGGGTTGCTGATCCTAAGTTATTTTTAGTGACAGTTTCAGATGAAATTAAAAGTAAAAGGAGAACAAAAAAAGCAAAGAAACTAAGAAGAATTGTTAAAAACATATTTCACCCTTTAACAATCGATTGGTCTTCTGGTTGGGACACAAAAGATGATAAAGGTTCAAGTGATTATGTTCTAGAAATATTGGGTAAGTATAATAAAAATTCCGAGCTATTCAAAGAATATGATTATTATTGTATTGATTTATTGCAAACATTAATAATATTACCATTACAGGAACAAGATTGTAAAGATTTTGAAATGTCATATAAATCTTTTATAAAAGAGTGGATTAATATCGAGAATGAAATATCTAATCCATTTTATAATATATATATCTTAAAAAATGTGATTGACACTGTAAGAATCGTTAGAAGTAAATATATGAATTTAGACACACGAGCTGAAGCAGTAAAAATATTTAGACATGCTATATATGACTGTGTATCAAAAATAAGTAAATATTGTGTATTGAAAAATATTCACTACGAGAAATTATTATGCTCTCTACTCGTATTTGGAAAATGTTTAGAAGGTGTTTTATATAAAATAATGAATGAGAAAATGAAATATAAAAATAAAGAATATGAAAAATTACCTCTTCAATCAATCGAGCAAATATATGGTGTTATTACAACCAATATTCAAGATGAATATATCTATAATAAAAATACGAAAGTGTTGATATTTGATAATGATAAGAAAGAATGCAATATGTTTAAATTACCAAATGATGAGATTGATAATATTAATGATATAACACATTTAGCAAAAGGAACTTATATTTATGATTTATATAAATTAGGTAATTTAAAAACATAATTTATATAATTAAAAAACATGTTCAAATTTTTAATTATCTTTATATGTAGTGCAGGTGCTTATCTTACAGATAATAATGAGTTAAGAAGACAATATACTAATTATCTTAAGATTTTTGATAAGGTAGAAACATCATCAAGTTTTGAGATTTTTGTGCAAAACTTAAACGCAATTGAAATTTATAATAAAGATAATTCAGATTGTAGAATGTATTTAACTCAACATAGTGATACATTTGAAGACGTATATATCTTAAAAAAATGTAAAACATAAAAATGAAAATAATAATTTATATAATAAAAATTTATTATATAAATGGAGAATTATTATACATATGTTAATATTGATAATCGCGACAATGGTTATCTTAACGAGTTACATGGTTATGTAACAACTGTGAGTTATTCAGATGTATTTGACAATCTACCTGAAGAAGTTAAAATTGACTTGTATAATGAAACAGAGAAATATAAAACTGTATTTTCAAATCTAGGAACTACTAATATTTCAACTTCAATATTTCTAGACATTGTGAGAAATATATGTGAATTTGATGTAGATATTGAATTGTACATAAAAAAATATAATAATTTTTCTAAAATGGGTTTTAATGTCTACATAAAAAATACAGTATATCCAGCAAATTTACAGTCATTTTATTATATCAATTTTGACGGTGATAAATTAGATAATTATATTTACAATACATTGTTTCATATATATATATTTATTAGACATTTTAAATACAGTCCGTTATTTAATTTTTTTCATCATGAAAATGATATTCAAAATATGATTGAAATTAGAATGAGAGGATTGAGACTTTTTGGTAATTTAGATGACATTGATTGCTCTGTTTGCATGGAAAAAACTGTAGGTGTGACAATATGTAAACATATATTGTGTCAAAAATGTTTCTCTAAATTATCAACTAAAATTTGCCCAATGTGTAGACATGACCTAGAAGAAATCGGATATTCAGAAGATGAAATTAATATTATTATCAATTAAGTATAGTAATCATAATTCATTTTAACTGTAGTTGTATTATCATATTTTTTCATCATGATTACAGCATCCTCAACATCTTTGTGAATAATGACAAACTTATAATTTTTATCTAGACCAAGAACTCTTTTTGAATGCACTAGTTTTATTTTAGAACATAAATTCTCCATAGAACCTCCTGCGTCTTTCAAAATATCTTTATTTTTTTTAAATATATCTAACAACTGTTCTCTAGATATATTTAATTCCCAGTTTATATCCTTTATCATTTTAATAAAAATATCGATTAAATTCTCGTTTGTATATGGTTCTATATCATGTTGCCATTGAAATCGTCTTCGTAATCCTTGATTTACAGAAAAAAAACATTTATTAATCTCTTCTTTATATCCTGCTCCAATAAAACAAAAATCGTTTTTGTGTTCAGATAAAAATGCGTTTATTGTATCTATAGCTTCTTTCGAAAAAGAATCTTTATCTTTCTGTCCTGGTCCCAAAGAATATATTTCATCTACAAACAAACATCCTCCTACACAAGAATTTAATAATTTTTTTGTTTTTATAGCGGTTTCTCCTAGATATTGCCCTACAAAATCTTCTCTATATGCAACTTTAAATTTAGCAGAGTTTGATAATACACCAAGGTTTTTATATATTTTACAAAGGATTTTTGACACTGTTGTTTTTCCAGATCCTGGTGGACCTGTAATAATAGTGTGTAGATAATCACCATCTTTATTTCTTTCGTGCATTCCTTGTAAATAATATATAATTTGGTAAAATATAGATTCTTTTAATCCTACCATTCCAATCATACTTTGTAGTTCTTTCAGATATGGTAAAATATCCCATAATATAAATATATCTATATTTTTATAAAATTTTTTAGATTCACCAATTAGTATTAAATCATCTAACGATTTAATTTCTGGCAAATTTTCAAATTTTATTTTGGATGGTACTTTTTTTTTTGGCACAGGTGGTGGACATTCATTATCATCCTCGCTATCAAAAGTTTTTCTTTTTCCCATATTTATATTATTATATATGAATATTTTAAATAGTATAATAAATAAAACATAATGACAATAATTAATAACATTGAGATAGATAATACAAAATATCACGAAAATGAAGTCAAAAAAGTTATAGTAAATAATGTTCCTATTGAAGAAAAATTACATGTTATAATTGTATTATCAAATCCATGCAATTATGCTATACGATACATTTTAACTAAGGAATTTATTAGAAGAATGAAAGATGAACCAGATATAATACTTTATATTGTTGAATTAGCATATGGTATACAAGACTATCATATAACTGATGTAGATAATGAAAGACATCTACGATTACGTTCTCATGAGACTCCTTTATGGCACAAGGAAAATATGATAAATATTGGGATTAGAAAATTATTACCATCTAATTGGAAAGCTGTTGCTTGGGTTGACGCTGACATTGAGTTTGAAAATTCTAGTTGGGCTATGGATACTCTTAAGATATTAAATGGTTATAAGGATATAGTCCAATTATTTAGTCATAATGTTTTTATGGATGCGTCAGGTGAAACTGATATGATTCTAACTGGTATGGGTTTTCAATATGTCAAAAAAATGAAAAGAAGTAACAAAATTAAGAATATAAATTCATACTGGCATCCAGGTTTTGCATGGGCATGTACTCGTAAATTATACGAAAAAATGAATGGGTTATATGAATATGCTATAACTGGTGATGGTGATATGCTAATAGCATCATGTTTTCTATCGAATTATTTGTCTGCACTTCCATATGATGTATCTAATGATTACAAAAATTCTTTGAAAGAATTTGAAAATAGAGTAAGTGGTTCAAGACTAGGATATGTCCCTGGTGTAATAAGGCATTATTATCATGGAAGTATTAATAGTAGAAAATATGATATTAGAGAACAAATATTAACAACATACAATTTCTCTCCTACTTATCATTTAACGAAAAACAAAAATGGATTACTTATACCAAGTAAAAATTGCCCAAAAGAACTATTGGATTCTATCATGAATCATTTTCAATCAAAAAGAGAAGATGATTCAATATCATCTTTTAAAATAAATAGGAAATGTATTGACTTACAAAAACTACTAGAATGTCATTTTGATTCGCATTTGTTTTCAAATTGTAATTGTCTTTTATTAAATTTAAAAAAAGACACTGTGAGACTAAATTCAGCAATTGAAGAACTAAAAACTTTATCAATTAATGAACCTTTTTATTTGAATACAACTTATTGGAAAAATCAGGACCAATTACAAAATGACCTTAACCAAATATTAAATTTCTTAAGAAAATTTAATAATAAAATAACTTTAGAACAAGATGTAACTATTAATCATTTCTCTGAACCAGATGATGTGAATATAAAAATACAATCTGGTCCACTTGCATGTTATTGTAGTCATGTAAACGCAATGATATATGGTTATAATAATTTCGAAAACTATACAATCATATGTGAAGATGATATATATGTAGACTGTACTGATAATATTAAAAAATATATATCTCTAATTCCAAATGACTGGGATATAATTTGTTTGAATTCTTTACCAGTTGATAATAGTATAACATCTTCTCCTTATTTTAAATTTAATAACACTTTTTACCATTTACATTTTTATATTATTAAAAATAGTTGCATGGAGACAATTTTTAGAAATTTATACCCAATATCAGACCAAATTGATATTATAATTAGTAAGTTACATGATAAGTTAAATATTTATAATATACCAAATACTGTAAGTCAAAAATTTTTCACAACCAATATTCAAAACAATTTACATATAATATATAATACACCTGTCTATTACAAATTGGTCAAAGATATTACAAATCTAGAAAAAATAATTGAAGATATTGTAAATAATACCTTACATGAAAATAATGAATATAATAAAAGTATCTCACGTAAAATTATGGAAGATGTTATATATAATAATATTTTTTATAATATAGACGGTACATTTGACTTCGACGTTAACGAACACTTCGACGAAAACGATTCATCATTATACAATCAACTTAATAAAATAATATATCATTATAATTTTATTAAAGACGAAAATCATGTTAAAAAATTTATTTATCATATAATAAATGAAATTAAATTTATAATCTCTTCTTTTGAATTGCATAATATATTTGATAATATTAAAGCTTATAATTTCGGTTCAACATCAAGTGTATATAAACAAGGTGATATTATAATTAAATTCTACAATAAAAGATTAAGATGGATATGTGAATCTCATAAAAATAGTAGAAACATTTTTAATAAAGAAATACGTATAATAAACTTACTTGAACTGTTGATTGAATACAATGAAGATGAAATGTTTTTTAAAATGAATCATAAAGGTGAATCTCTTTATAATAATTTTAGTTTATTACCTGCTGATTATAAAGAGCAAATAAGCGAGATTTTTAATTATCTAGATCTAAAGAATATTTATTACCCTGAATTCAATATAAACAATATTCTTGTAGATAATGAAAATAAAATTTCATTTGTAGATTTTGGATTGGCGGATATTAATGAAAATCGTGATAATAATGAAAATTGTAAAAATTTTATTGAATTATTAGAAATTCTTGAAAATCGTTTTAAGAATTCTAAAGAAAATCAGCAGATTTTATATAACATTTTTATAAATAATATGAAAAATAACGGAAAGTATCTTAACAATATATTTTAAATTTTAATTTAAAGATATATAAAATATTATATGGATATATAGCTCAGTCGGTAGAGCATCGGTCTTATGAGCCGAAGGTCCCGGGTTCGAACCCCGTTATATCTATAATTTTTTTATACAACAAAGATGTATAAAAAATAAAATTTAAAAAGAAATTTAAAAAATATATAAGAAAAAAAATGAAAATTGCTTTCGGATTTAAAATGCGCTCTGGTAAAGATACTTGTGTTGACTATTTAAATTCAAAATATGGTGGGTGTAAAATAAGTTTTGCTAAGCCTTTATATAAAGCTTTATATACAGTGCAAGATATTTTTAATCTACCACAAGAAAAGGATAGAGAATTTTTACTAATGATAGGTGATTGGGCGAGACAGAAAGATGATAATATATTTGTAAATTTAGCTCTTAATAATTCACTCATTGGTAATAAATTCTGTAGCGACTTACGTTTCTTAATTGAATATAATGCTCTTAAGAAGGATGGTTGGATATGTATTAAGGTTAATAGAAATACAGGTTTACCTCCTTCAGAACATAAAAGTGAAACTGAATTAGACATCCTAAAAGATGAAGATTGGGATTATATAATAGATAATAATGGAACTTTAGAAGAACTATATGATAAATTGGATACAATCATTCAACAAATTCATGTTTTCTAGAATTTTTTTTTAACTTGTTTTACAATTTAAAAAATAAAAAATTTGTTAAATTTGTTCTTTTTTGCAACAAATTTTATCAAAAATAACATATTTTTATAATTCTCCATCTTTGTAATTCTCAATCTTTGTAATTCTCAATCTTTGTAATTCTCAATCTTTGTAATTCTCAATCTTTGTAATTCTCAATCTTTGTAATTCTCCATCTTTTAGAATTCTCCATCTTTTAGAAATCTCCATCTTTTAGAAATCACGATCTCTTATAATTCTCCATCTTTTAGAAATCACAATCTCTTATAATTCTCCATCTTTTAGAAATCACAATCTCTTATAATTCTCCATCTTTTAGAAATCACGATCTCATTTTATAAGAAAATAAAAAAGTTTTAAAATAATTTATAAACTTTTTTAAAATAATTTTTAAAAAATAATTTATAAATTCTAAAACGTTTTTTAAAAATTTTCTCGAAAAATCTAAAACTTTTTTTCGAGATTTTAAGTTTTAAAAAAAAAAATAAAAAAAAAAATCCCACACACACACATTTTTTTTTATTTCTCGATCTTTTTTTTGAATTTTCGAACCTATTTTACAATTTAAAAATATTTTTTTTTGAAAATTTTGTTAAATTTGTTGTTTTTTGCAACAAATTTTATCAAAAATAACAAAAAAATCAAATAAAACGTGTTTTTTCACCTTAAAAATCAACCACAAAAAAATTGTATTTTTTCACAACCACAATTTCAGGTTAAAAAATGGTTTTTGAAAAATCTTAAAAAATATTTTTTGAAAATATTTTTTAAACATAAAAGGTACTTGACAAAAAAAATGAAAATTTTAACCGTTGACAACTTTATAAAAAAATATATTTTATAAATTCTCGATCTTTTTATAAATTCTCGATCTTAATTCTCGATTTTTTAATTTTTAAAAATTTCAAACTTTTAAATTCTCGATCTCTTAAAAATCACGATCTCTAAGAATTCACGATCTCTTAAAAATCACGATCTCTAAGAATTCACGATCTCTTAAAAATCACGATCTCTTAAAAATCACGATCTCTAAGAATTCACGATCTCTAAGAATTCACGATCTCTAAGAATTCTCGATCTCTAAGAATTCTCGATCTCTAAGAAATATAATTTCAAAAATTGTTGAACATGTTGTATTTCTAAACAAAAAATATCAAATTTTAATTTAAAATTAAATTTTTAAATATAAATGAACGATATATTTTGTAATTTTTGTCAAAATAAATTTAAAAATGCTTCAGCATTGAAAGTACATCAAACTTATACAAAGTATTGTCTTATCATTCAAGGTAAAATTAAATCAAAGGAGAATGAAAAAAAAGAATTTAGATGTGAATTATGTGATAAAGTATTAACATCTAAAAGAAACTTGGAAAATCATGTGAAGAAATGCAAAATAAATGAATGTTCATATTGCAATAAAACAGTATCTAATCTACAAGTACATGAAAATGAGTGTATAGAAAAAAAGAATGAAGAAATTAAAGTGTTGATTAAAGATAGAGATATAGAATATCAAGAAAAGGAAAAATTAAAGATACAAATAAAATATTATGAAAAGCAGATAAAAAAACAAGAAGATGAAATTAAGGAACTTCATCAAACGATAGAAAGATTGAGTTTGAGAGCAATTGATAAACCAACTACTACTAATTTGAATATAACAACATCGATTGATTTTAATAACATCAATAAAATTAAAGATATAATCGAAGATAATTTTAATATTAATTATGCTGTGAATGGACAAAAAGGTATTGCTAGATTTGTTACTGATAAATTATTAACAGATGATAATGGAAAGTTAATATATATCTGCACTGACCCGAGTAGGCAAATTTTCAAATACAAAGATAGTAGTACTGGTGAAATAAAAAAAGATGTAGAAGCAAAAAAACTCACAAATTACATAATAGATGCAGGTATAAAACAAAAAACAGTAGTTGTTGCGAATGATTGGTACAAAGATGACGAAGGTAAAATTGACCTTGAGAAATTTAATATAATGTTATATCAACAACAGAGTATATTAAATATCGAAGATGATAATAGTTGTTTTAAGAAAGAATTAGCATCAATTACTACATGTTAAAAAATTTTTAATTATAAAAATAATATATTAAATAAAAAATGAAAAAATATAAGAATGATGGTTCATTAAAATACAATTATACTGAGCATATAGAACGTGATATGTGGTTAAGAGAAATGTATCCACTTGCTAATATGATATTATCAAAAGTTGTATCTAGAATACCATGGAATAAATATAGATTTGAAGGTAGTACATTATGTCAATTTACAATTTTTGACGAAGACGAAAATGAAAGTTTTGAAATAAAAGATATAAGAGGGGTTGCTGAATTTTCTGAATACCGATATCCTTATACTATTATAGGTGGAACAGCATGTGAATTATATGGTAAAATGTTTCCTGAAATAGGTAATATACATAAAATTGTTGATGCAACTGCAGATATAGATATTCGTATCAATCTTCCACTATTTTTACCAAACAATGGAGGCGAGGGAACATTAGTAATGAATATTGGTGAATCTTACACTAACATTAATGATCATTATACTAATTGGTTATTTGAAAACGTAGTAAAATTGTTTAAGAAAAATATAAAATATTTTGATAAATCTGTTTTTTCTTTACCTAATGCAAGTGATGATTATGAAATTTCAAGAGCAGATTTATCTATGGTTATAGGACCATTATTAGTAACTAGAGTTTTATTAAGTGAACAAAATATGATTAAAATTCAAGTATCAACACAAGTAAATGGAATATCTGATCATTTTATTGAGTTTATACTACTTATTGAACATCTTGAAAGTTTTGATAGACTCGAATCATATGTTATTTTTGATTCATTAATTGTTCAAGACCCAATTAAACTATTTTATAAACAAATTGAGGCGTTAATTAATCGTCATAAAGAAGACATTGAAATAGATGAACATAAATATAAATTCTACAATCATTGTGCACGTGTGTTGTATTTAACAGAATTATTAATTTTTTTGAGAAAAAATAATTTGATAGGTAAATACCCTGACAATTCAAAAATGATTTTAAAAAACAATGATTTTAATAAATTATGTAAAAAATATGATTTGCATACTAAAATTATAGAAACTTTGAAAATATTATCAGGAAATAATCCAAATAAAGTTAAAATGAATAAATCTGATGTATTATTTAAAAAATGATTTATTTTTTTGACTTTTACCAAAAAATTCAGTTATTCAAATGTTTTTGCAACCTTCTAGATATTCTCATTCTTCGTTGTCTGAGTGTTCACCGTCTTATGAAAGATGCACGGAGTGTTTTAGATATTGGTGTGGCGCGTGTGGTTATGGACTTTCTTCATATCTTTCTACTTGCACCAATGAAAATTGTGTAGAAGAAGCATATCAAGATGAAGATATACTTTTTGAATCAATTGGTCGTTCTAGAGAACGAGATCAAGAAGCATATGAAGATAATATAAAAGAAGTTTATTATCCTTATATCGATATGATTCGTAGCGAAAAAGATTATTTTGAAAAAATGAATGACAAAATTTATGAAGAAATGATTGAAATGGAAGAGTTACATCAAAAAATGATGAAAGAATTACTTGAAAAGAACAATAAAAAAGAATAAGTTTAAGTTGTATATTGAAAAGAATAAGTTTTGAAAAGAAAGAATAAAAAAGTGTTGTAGTTTGTAATTATAAAAAATGTATATTTTTTATAATTATATTTATATTTTTGTGTTTAAAAAAAAAGTCATCCGTACACCTAATTAAGTTTACATTTAGAGTGATGGTACAAATACTCGATTGAGTTTTCAGGTGCACAATGAACACAATACGAATGAGAGTAATCACTTATATAATGACTACAATTCACACATAATATATTTGTTCTTCCCAATAATCGAATTGCATAGACTATCACACCTTTGTAAACAAGCATTGGTCTGATACGACAAGAATCCGAACACATTCCAGATGTAACACTTGGCATAAATGCACTTTTTAAATATCGAACTAAATTATCATAATTCAGTTTTGGATTAAACTTACGTGCAATTTCTGGATGACATTGAGAGTGATGGTACAAATACTCAATTGAGTCCTTAGGTGCACAATGAACGCAATACGAATGAGAGTAATCACTTATATAATGACTACAATTCACACATAATTCATTTGTTCTTCCCAATAATCGAATTGCGTAGACTATACCACCTTTGTAAACAAGCATTGGTCTAATACGACAAGTATCAGAACACATTCCGGACGTAACACTCGGCATAAATGCACTTTTTAAATATCGAACTAAATTATCATAATTCAGTTTTGGAATATCGTCTAAATTAGAAATACTCATGTCAGTGTATGAACTTTTTTATACAATTAAAAATAAAAATCATTTTTATATTTTATTAAAAAATATAAAAAATTAAGCAAACTTACTTTGTTCTTCAGATGTCAGACTCTTCCATCTTCTACCTAGTTCAACAGAAACATCCTTAAATGTAATTCCTGGTTTTTCAGTCTTGACAACATCTCTCATCTTATTACAAAAATTGATGTACTTATTACCACCCTTCTTCTTTGTATCAGGAACAGGTGCTTCTACAACAGGTGTATCATCTTCTACAAGAACTTCCTCTTCAACAGCAACTACTTCTTCCTTCTTCTTACTCACTCTCTTTTTTGGAGCTTTCTTAGACTCAGGTACTGGTTGTTCAACAACTGGTTCAGGTACTGCTGGTTGTTCTTCTGGGACAGATTCAGAAGAATTTTGTTCTTTCCATGATAATTTTTCTGCTGAATATCTTTGTTTGTCTTCAATTGCTAAATCAACATATCTTTGATGTCTAACTGGGTCGCTTTCACTTAAAGCCTTCCATCTTTTAGCCATTACTGAAACAATATCCTTATTTGAAATAGGGGTTTCAGAAGACTTATTTTCATTGTAAATATTTTGTCTTTCGTGTTGACAAAATAGTAAATATCCAGAAAGATTCTTTTTTGGTGCACCTTCTACCTTTGGTGCTTTAGATTTTCTCTTAGTGTCTTTGATTTGATTATCCATGTTATGTTTATAAATATTTTGCATGTCTTTAAATTGATGTATTTTATTTAATAGATTAAGTGTGAATGAATTAAAGGCCTCCTGGTTTTTTTTATCTTTCCATTTTTTAACAATATCTTCGTCACCATACGACGATAGAAAAAAATTAACATATTTGTTTAGAATAGTATTAAATTCTGTTTCTTTCATTGTATATGATATATCATATACATATGAATAATTAATTCAATTTTAAAAGAAAGTTGATATATACATCGTAATATGTTCAATATCGTCAATATCAAAGTCAATCGGGCTATTATAATAATACATAATTATTTCGTCATATAAAAACACATTTTTTAATTCCTTGACATAATTTTTATATTTATCTTCATCAATATAATCAATACAAGTCATACCATTATTATCTTTTTTGTTGAAATCAATTTTAGATAATAATAATTTAAAAAGATTATCATAATAATCTCTATGTATATCTATATTAAGTTTATTACAAGCAAGCATTAAATACGTTTGACCTTTTTTATTAATATATTTTATATCTGCACCTTTATTAATTAATAAATTGATAATATCCATATTATTAATCTCATTAATAGCGACGCGTAAAGGTGTAATATCTTCACCGGTAATTTTATTTACATCTGCACCTTTATCAATCAATAATTGAACAATATCAATTCTATCATTCTCTATAGCATATATTAAAGGTGTATTATTTATAATATCTACACAATTAATGTCCACAGTTTCATTATTGATAAAGTTTTTAATATCATTTATAAGTGTTGATTTTTGTTTCGTTAAACTTAATAATTTATCTTCATTTGAAACTTCATCTTCATTTTCACGTGAAAATAGAGTACCTGCGTCTTTAATTTTCATTTTTTATTATAGACAATTTAATTTTTTTAAATATTTTAATCTGCCAGTAATATTGTAAAAATGTCATAACTAGATTTGCAGGTACTGTCAATCCAACAACAATATTTGATTTATATTCTACAACATTCATAATATCATTAATCATCTTTATATTATAATAAGTCCAAAATAGTATTCGAAAGATAAAAAATGTAATTACGAAACATGAGACAACTGCAATTTTTGTATAATAAAATTTATCTAGTAATTGAGGGTAAGTTTTATAAATATCAATAAATGTTAAAAATATACTTGTAATTTCAACCATGTAAAAATAAGGGACATAATAATGTAAATAAGAATGTGGATATATACATAATAGACTTATTAAAAGTGCAAAAAAATGATGTGAAATCATTTCAATTTTCCTAAATTCCTCCTTTACTAAACAGATACTTAAATTCCAAAACTGAAAATGAATCATAGGATATAATATATTCTCTTCAATATACTTATTATAACCATAAATACGATTATTCTCAATTTTATTTGATTCATTATTAATTAAAGCAGCAAAACTAGTAAATGTTATATAAGATATACAACCTAGTGAAACTAACATATAAGAAATATATTCATTTCCATCTCCATTACTAGTAGTTGATGGAAAAATATTAATTGATTTGAATAAAGAACTTAGTGAATAATATAGAATAGGAATAATATAAAACATTTTATTATTAATATTTTTTTTTTAATATAATAAATGTATAATATATCATTTACACAAATTAAAGAAATATTAGAGGAGTATAGTTTCGAAATTGTTTTACTCATATGTATATTATTTATACTATTGTATTTTCTATACACAACAATTTTTGGTATTAAAGGTACATGGTCTAATAATTATTACTTGCCGATACAAAAAGAAAATAAAAAAATAAGAGGTGATAGTAAAGGTGAATTAGAATGTAGAAGAGTTTTAGAAAATATTTTTAAAAGACCTTTCAATAAAAGTAGACCAGATTTTCTTAATAATCCTGTAACAGGTGGGAATTTCAATTTAGAATTGGATTGTTATAATGAAGAATTAGGTATTGCTGTAGAATACCATGGAATACAACATTCAAAATTTACACCGTATTTTCATAAGAATTACGAAGCATTTTTAAATCAAAAATACAGGGATGATATGAAAAGAAGAATATGTAAAGAAAGAGGTATACTTCTAATAGAAGTGTATCATAATGTAAAAATACATGATATAGAAAATTTTATAATTTATGAATTACAAAAAAATAAAAAATAAAATAAAATAAATTTATAAATAAAAAATGAACTTTATTAGTAATATATTTGGAGGAGGATCAAAAAAAGTAATAGACGGTGATGATAATAAGAATAAGAAAGAAAACTTATTTTCTGCTGAAAACAAAGAAAAAATAAATAAGCTACTTATAACTTTAGAAGGAATTGATAAAGATAAAATAAAAAAAGTATTATTAAATAAAAATACGCATGATGGGTTGAGAGCTATTTCTCCAAATAAAAAAGAAGTTGAAGTTGATATTAAAACTGATAAGATACAAACATTTATATCAGGTTTAATTAAATACATTCAAAAGAACAATATTCCTGAAATTCCCGTAAAATCAGATGGAAGAAAATCTAGGCGTTCTAGACGTTCTAAGCGTACCACTAGACGTTCTAGACGTTCTAGACGTTCTAAGCGTACCACTAGACGTTCTAGACGTTCTAGACGTTCCAAGCGTTCTACTAGACGTTCTAGACGTTCTAAGCGTTCAAGTCGTTCAAAGCGTTCCAAGCGTACTATTAGGCGTTCTAAGCGTTCAAGTCGTTCAAAGCGTTCCAAGCGTACTACTAGGCGTTCTAAGCGTACTAGACGTTCTATAAAACATATGAAAATAAGATCATCTAGAAAAACTAAAAGAATGTAATTATGTTTATTTAAAATAAAAAATATTTTAAATAAAAATGTTAAATGATTATTCTACTCATTTACCTATATTAAAATTAATTTGTGAAAATATAAATCCTGTATCAATCTTTGAATATGGAATGGGTTATTACAGTACACAGTTGTTTAATGAACATTGTAAGAAAGTATATTCAGTTGAAATGCAAGATGAAAATTGGTTCAATACCATCACAAATTTGAATTATCAAAATGTAAAATTTTATTGTCTTTTAGGTGAAAAAGACGCTATTAAATTTTTTAATATTTTAAATACTAATTTCAGTATTATTTTTGTTGATGGACATGGTTCGAACAGATGGGAATGTATAAATGAAGCATTTGGTAAAACAGACATTATAGTAACTCATGATACTGAAACACCAGGATATAAATGGAATTTAGTAAATAAACCAGAAGATTATGTATGGATTGATGTTATTGAATATAATCCATGGACAAGTGTTTTAACTAGAGATAAAAATATAGTTGAATTGTTGCAAAAAAATTTCAAAGTCATTATACGAACTTAGGTAAATTATATCCAAGAGATGGAACTGATTTTAATACCCATGTTAATGTATCATAGTCATTATTTTTAATTAAAGGTATTAAATCTTGCTCTCTCCAAAATAAATTATTATTCATCCAATCCACCATTTCTTGTGTATATCTTATAGAAGATGAAATTAAACTTGTGTTGTATAAACATTTTTTCTCACGTAACCATTTTAATGTATTTATATTACCTTTTTCTAAAGCTATATTAAACATAACATTTTTTAATTCTATTTCAGTATTACTATATAACCAATCTAATATATCAATTGTTGAGTTATGTGATATTGCATATATATAAGAAAATTTTGTGTACTCATGATCATATGCATATTCTAAATAAGATACTGATGAATATATAAGTTTTTTGTTAGGAATTTTAACTTGACATTCAATAGCATCATTAAAACTTTTACAAACTTCGGATATAGCAAAAAATTCTCTATTATCAAGAAAAGTCAGAATATGCTTTACTACAAATATATCTAATTTGTTCATGATGTAATTTTACTTAAAAAAATTGATTTTTATATTCAATTTCTTATAAATAAGTAATTACATCATGGAATCTAAGAACGAACACTTGAAAAGTTTGATTAATATTGACAAAGTTAAAATATTTTGTGATAGTATTGATAGAAGAAAAAGTTTAAGTTATTATGATCCATTTAGTGTAGAAGGCATTAAGCAAATAATAGATAAAGGATGTAGAGATATATTAAGAGAAAATACTCGATTTACTAGAATATATGAGAAATTAGACATGTTCTGGGATAGTGAAAATTGTGCATGTAATGGTTTTAAATCACATTCTCATGCTAGATATAATTCACGTGATATCTACCCTTTTAAATTTTATCCAGATAAAAAAAAATATGATTACGACGATATAGAATCATGTGTTATATCAGTTGCTCCGTGTTTTTTCTTTTCGAACAAGTGTTATGCTTGTATATCAGAAACATATGCATTTATTTTATGGTCTCTTAACGATGGTGATATTTTTAAACATACTTGTGGATACAAGTCATTTGATGACAGAGCTGATAATTGTAGAAATTTCGCTGATTGTGGTTGTAACGGAAAATGGGCTAAATAAAATTGAATTTTAAAATCGTTATTTTGTTATTAAAATTATAATGTCGTTCGTTAAGAAAAATGTATCTTTACATGAATACAAAATACACAAACACGTTTATAATTTGAAAATAGTCAATTGTCCAAAAATAATTAGTTATAATAGAAAAACCAAGGAGTTAGTGATGGAAAAGATAAATAATATGTGCATTGCTGATTTTTATGGAGAGTCAGTTGAAAATATACCTGATTCTATATTTGAAAAAATAAGAGAGATTATAAGCACATTACATGAACATAATATTATTTATGAAGATATAACCGGTTATAATTTTATAGAATTTAACGACGATATTTGGATAATAGACTTTGAACATTCTAAACTAAATAAGAAATACAAAAATAATTTTGTAGAGTTGTTTGTAAGTTCAAAAATAAAAAGTTGGAATAATACTTATTTGTAATTTTTATTTTTATTTTATTTATTATTATATATAATAAATAAAAAATGGAAACTTTAGAGAGGATAATAAACAATCCATCAAAAGAATGTGTTAAAAAAAATTTCAATGTAAATAAGAAAAGTAATTTTGTAATGTGTACATATTGGTGGGGTAGTGGTAATCAGAATAACAATATAGCCAGACCATGTATTGATTTTTATGAAAGTTTTGTTGACTATATTGTAAAAATAATTATTTCAATATTCACGACACTTGATGATAAATCTTATGATAAAATTACGGGAGCAGAAATTATAAAACTAAGTAATGTTAAAAAATTTGTTAAAAATATGTCAAAAAAATACATTGCAATGATTTATGAAAATTTTGGAGTCGAAAATGATTACAAAGCCTTAATGTCTATAGAAAAAACTCGTAAACCAAAATCATTTAATTATAAAACATTAAAAGAAGTGCAATACTCATTTTATCTTATTATAGACATGATTTTAAACATCACAAAAGATAAAATTATCAAACTAGTAAAGGTAAACAAAAATATTAAAGGATTAACAGAATCTGTTAAGGATAAAAAACAAAAAATCAATAAACATATGAGTAACCTTTTATTTAATGAAAAAACTAAGTTATTAGCTGATATAAAAAAAATATTAAAAACTAAACAAAATTTGAATGATGAGTATAATAATATGAATATATATGATATACTAAATGCAAAATTAAGATATTTAGATTCTATTACATATAATGAAATGATACAAAACTGGATTAAATCTTGTATATCTCATAATTGTAATTATTTAGTTATAGAATACCCTGAATTTGTAACAAATTATCAACTAAGTATAAATGCTAAGCCATTATTTATTAAAAAAGCTTTAGAGATGACAAAAAACAAATCAGTTGTTTATATTGATGGTGATATGGTTTTACGTCAGTATCCAAGTATTTTTGATTTGGAAGATATTGATTTTATGGCTAGAGGATGGTGGATTGATCCTCGTTCAAGTTATAAACTCGACGAAAGTATTACATATGACCCGTATACTTTTGAAACATCTGGAGGAACAATGTTTTTTTCTCAGTCAGATTATTCAAAAAAATTATTAAAAGAATGGATACTGCAGACAGGTAAACAACCTCAAAAAGCAGATGATCGTATATTATCTTTAATTTTCAATACTAAAAAATTTCTACTTGACATGAAAATAATACAATTACCTATAGAGTATTTATGGTTGACTATGTCATACAATGATAGAATGATGGAATTTGTATATGATTACGATGAAACAAAAATGAAAACTTCACTATTTATTGAACATCCTGAATGTTTGACAACTGAAGACACTGCAATGAATGTTTCACAAGCGTCAACAAATCGACAGCCAAAATTTTATGATTTTTTAGAAGAAACTGATCCTGTATCTGAACAAATAATTGTAAATTTTCTTGAGGAAGAAGAAAAAACTGGATTAGAAAGTTATTTATCATATATGTCTGAAGTTCAATATATAGATGACGGTAATCCTATTTTAACAAAGAAAAAGTTTATAGCAAAAAATCAAGCTGATAATGAATATCCTTTGTATGTTGTGAAAAACAACAAAAAATCAGATAAACATTTTGAATTATTAGAATCAGGAAAATTTAACAGAGTAGAAACTATATCAAATTCAAGATTAGCAATAATACGTGAATTTGATGTTCTAACTATACTTGAATTGTTAGCAGAAGGTAAAATTGTTGTTTATGATTCTAATTTTAAAGATGATGATAATATAAAAAATAAATATTATTATAAAGAGTTTTTAAATAGTGATTGTGAATTTTTATTTACTCCAATTATAGAAGAAACAAAGTTTCAAGCATATTTTAGACCAAATATTGATATGCGTAAACCAATATGTTTTAAACCTTCAACAATGTTAGAAAACTTTATTTCTATGTTTGATACACTTTCTGAAATGTCTGATTATTTAAATTATGGTGCTTATCATTTTATTTCAAAGATACGAATAAAATATAATAAAATTCGTGTAGTACCTGTGTCTGCAAGAAAATCTTTGAAGACTTTGGTAAGAAAATCTTTGAAATTAAGAAAGACACCTTTTAAAACTAAAACTTTGACAAGAAAGACTCCTTCAAGAGGTAAAACTTTGACAAGAAAGACTCCTTCAAGAGGTAAAACTTTGACAAGAGGAAAGACACCTTCAAGAAGAAAATCTCTTACAAAGACACCTTCAAGAAGAAAATCTCTTACAAAGACACCTTCAAGAAGAAAATCTCTTACAAGAAAATCTTTGAAATTGAATTTTTAAATCAATTTAAAATAAAAATTTAGATATATGTTCGTCTTTACAAATCTACCGTTAGAATTAAACTTAATTATATTGGATTATTCCAATTTCTTTCAAGAACAACATAAAATAAAATATACAGAAGTATTGAACCATATAAGACAAGTTCCAAAATTTATGTATGAAATTAGTCAGTTATATAGGGGTATATTTAAGATCACATATTATTGTTTTGAAAAAGATAATAAACAAGTTTTAATTATGAAAAATTGACTTTTTATTTAGACTTTCTAAATAAAATCAGCTTATATAAACATGTTTAGAGTTCTAAGAGACAAGGACGACAACGATGACAAAGATGACAACAACGACGACGTCTACAAATTCTTCAATAATTTCAGTAACAACAATAAAGAGAAATTTACAGAAAAGGAAGTTGATATGTTGTATAAATATTTCGTCGACGAAGGTTTAAGTCGAGAAAAACAAATAAGATGTTTACCTAGAAACTGGAGAATAAATAAAGAGCACATATATGCTTCTTTAAGGAGAAATAATGGTGATGTACATAAAGCAGGCAAAGAATTATCCGATCTGATAGAAAACAAAAATTTTGACATAAGAACTTTTTATGCAAAACTATGTAATGGTACAGAGTTAGAAGCATCTGAAAATAATACAGTTTACATTAAACCATATTTAAGTGGTCAGGAATGGTTAATAAAACCTGAAAAAGATATGTATTTACTTAATAATGATGAGTTGCTTAAGATTCATACTGTTTCTATCGGAAGTGGTTATATTACTCTAGATAAAGTAATGACATGTGATTATAACTATAAAACAATTAAATTTACTAATGAAGATGTAATTTATGGTAAATATAAACAAATAAAAAAAGAAAATATTCAAAAATATTTAGAAAAAGAATATAATTGTATGTGTAATGAATTAGAAAAACTTTCAAAAGATGAAGATGTATGGATGGAAAAGCAATGGAAAAAAAGATCACAATATCTTGATTCGATTGAAAATATAAAAAATATTCACGATAATAATTGTACTACAAACGCGAAACTTAATTTAGTCTGTCGATTTGATTTACCTATTGAAATAATAACAAATATTATAAGTTATAACATTGAATCTATATGTAATCATAATCGGGAAATTAGAGATATAGAACATACTATTAATGATCTAGATTATAAGATAGATAAAGGATATTATCCATATAATGATTTAAAATGGAAGAAAGAAGTTGCATATCATATATTACGCGGTGATTACGAAGAATGGTTAGACGACTACTACTAACTAACTTCTTTAATTGACAAATGTATTATAATTTTAAACTATTTTAATAGTTTAAAATTAATATATAGAAATAATAGAATAATAAAAAAATGACCAAATTTGCTTATGTGTGTTTCACAAAAGATGACTATTATGTAGAATTATTAAATGTGTTAATAGAATCTATTAAATTGTACTCTGAACATAATTTATATGTCTATGCTATCGATTTTAAAAAAGAAAATCTGTCAAAGATAAAACATATAGATAATGTAAGATTTAAAGTAATTAATTTTAATGAAAATAAAAATTGTACGAGTATGTATAATTATAAAGCACACATATTAACTGATTTTATTATAAAAGGATATTCAGATTATGCTTGTTACTTAGATATTGATTGTATTATAACACCTCACTGTGATGATATATTTAATAAAATTCATTTAGTATCTAACGATGTTCCGATTTCATCAATACATCCTGATAATATTGGAGAAAACGATATTAATATGAATAATCTTTTAAAGTTATACAACGTGAATAAATGTTGTCCTTTTGTTCATAATGATTTAATTTTATTTAGCAAAAACAACTTAAAATTTATGTATGAATGGTCTTTAATGTGTATTGAAAGCAATACAATTACTATTTGGGATGAATATGTATATAATGTTGTATTATGGAAATATAACGTGAATGATAAGCATTATTTAGAGACACATGATTGTTATTTTGAATTATTTAACAGTTCACCTGAAACAAGATATTCAACATTTATTTATCATGGTTGTAAAGATATAAATCGTCTTTTACAAGTATTTTCAAATATGAAAGATTTTTATTCTATTCATCCTCTTACTGTTTATAAAAGTCCGTTTACAAAAATAAGGTTAGGTAGAAATAATGATGGTGGATATATTATTGCAGATATTCCTAGAGCAAATTATGATATATTTTTATCTGCAGGTATTGGAAATGATTATTCATTCGAAAAAGATTTTGTAAGAAAATATAATACTTCTTGTATGATGTTTGATAATACAATCAATAAAATAGAAGAAGAATCATCGTTGTTGTTATGTCATGTTCAGAAAAATATATCCGATACAAATACAGATACGACAACTAATTTGAAAGACTATTTTTCTAGATATAATGATATTTTTATGAAAATGGATATAGAAGGTGGTGAAGAAAATTTATTTAAAGTTCTAACTGAGAGTGAATTACTTAAAATAAAACAATTAGTTATCGAAATTCATGATTGTAAATCAAAAATTCCATCTATTTTATCTAATACTCATTATCTTATTCATATTCATGGAAATAATTATGGAGGTGTTCCAATTGTTGAAGGTACACCTATTCCAAATGTTTATGAACTAACTTATGTTAGGAAAGATTGTTTTGAAAAAAGACCTAAACTAAACACAGATTTATTACCTTTGGATATTGACCAAAGATGTGCTATTTATCATGTGGATGGTATTCGTGTACGAAGTGATATTATTTTACATTGTAAACCTTATGTTAATTGTTATTTAGAATCTCCATATGTAGGACATTCATATGGTTATTATAAATTAAATAATATTTAATTTTTTTTATTATTTATAATAAAAGAGTATGAAACGATATATAGGTAATGGTTTTTTTCCATTTAATGACGACGATGACGACGACGATGTCAACGAACGAGATAAAAAAGAATCTAAGAAAGATGAAATAGTTTTTGATTTTGAAGGTTTAGATAAAAAACCTGATTATAGTTCATATAATAAAGAAATAGATAATATAATTGATAATTTTGATGATGAAGTTGAAATTGCAAAAATGAGTGAAAGATTAAAAATGTTGGATGGTAGAAGAAAGTCAATGAAAAGAAAGTCAATGAGAAGAAAGTCAATGAAAAGAAAGTCAATGAGAAGAAAGTCAATGAAAAGAAAGTCAATGAGAAGAAAGTCAATGAAAAGAAAGTCAATGAGAAATAAAAGAAAGTAAAAAATATTTTAAATTTTCTTAAAATAAAATATGATATTATTTTATTTTATAATAATTTTAGCAATAGTTTTATACTTCTTTAATCATGATAAGAAGAATATCGATGTATATTTAGTATCATTAGACAAAGATGTAGAAAGACGTAATAATGTTTTATCAAAAATTAATGTTGATTATATATATGCAGTAGATGGTAATACACTGAATCTAGATAATTTAGAAATTGAAAATAAAAATCTTAAAAAAGGTGAGATAGGTTGTTACTTAAGTCATGTTCATTTATTAAACAAAGCAATAGGTAGTAATAAAAACAAAATTTTAGTATTAGAAGATGATGTTGAAATTGGTGATGATACTTTATTAAAAATACAAAAAGTTATTAAAAATGCGCCTAAAGACTTTGAAATTTTGTTTCTAGGTTATAATTATCACGAAAATCACAATTATGAATCTGTTTCTAATGTTTACGGTGCTCATGGGTATATTATAAACAATCAAAATATCACAAAAGAAAAAATTGATAGATTATTTCCGATTTTGTATCCATTGGATGTTGCTTTACCAAAGGTTTTTAAATCTTATATAGTTAATCCTAAAGTTATAGAAATAAATAAAACATTTATGAATACTTCTAATACACAATCAATCTCATAAGACTCCATCGTACACACTTAATGCTTTTCTAAAATATAAATCAAAATCGGAATTATTAATAAACTCTGGAACAAACTCATTATACAACTCTTCTCTTAATTGCGACAAATGAGTCCTAAAAAATAATAAGAAGCTTTGTCTTTTTGTGTAATTTGAAGATGGAATTGTCATTTCGTTAATTACATTCTCTGAAAACTCATCAATTACAGTTTCTTTATCTTTATTATCATCTTTTTTAATTTTATACAAAGTTAATATATCATTGTATTTTTCATTATAAAAGCAAGAATCTGCTTTTGTAATTTTTTGAGCATATGCATTTAATCTTCCGCAAAAATTAGATATGATTTGATCCTCATATGATATAGTGATATTTATTTCTCCAAAACCTGAAAGCGTGTTTATTAATCTTGATAAAAAACCACTCGAACATGTACCAGACATATCTTCTAATTCTTCTATCAACCTTTTAGTCATTTCTTCAGCATTCTCATTCTTGCTTATATAACTCCATAATTTTACTAGTATATTCGAAAGATTATTATTAAAATATAAAATTCTGTCCATATATATTCGATTCAGAGATATAATAATATTTTCAGAATTATTTATATCTATGATTTTGTTTTTCACATATTCATAATCAATAAACTCATCATCAATTTTTAATATTGGTATATTCGATAAATACTCTAAAATGGTCATGACTGATTTCTCAATTTCTTTAACATGAACATTTTGAGCATTGTCAAAAATAGTTTTTGACTTACCTGATATATTACCCAATTTTGTAATAATTTCTCGACCTTTTATTTTTGCTTTTTCAGAACCTAAGTTTAATAAAATATCTGCAGAATCAGCACGTAAATTATATTCAGTATTTTCATTCTCTGCAAATGTAAGAAGTATATTTTCTATATTGTAGTATTTAAAATGTTGTAATAAGTATTGACAAGATAAGATTCTATATAGTATATCATTATCATCGTTCTCACTAAATAAAATTAATAGTTTCTCGACGTGATGTTTATATTTCTCTAATGATAATATAACCTTGTAACGATAATCACAATTTATATTTTGGTCTTCTATTATTTTAGAAATATAAATTAACGATTTTTCATTATAAACATCGTTATTCATTAACATGCATATAACATTTATTTTATATGGTGTTGATAATTCTGCATCATTACTTAAGTTATTACAAACTATATCAAGTGCTTCATATGCTTTATTTTGTCTTAAGTTATTTCTATTTTTAATTTCATTATTACTTTCTATTTTAATTTGTTTAAAAGTTTCTTCGTCATCATCATGAATATCTTCTTCAAATTCAATAAACGATAATAAACTTTTTACTGATTCTACTTTTAAAAAATTTGAGATAGATGAATTACATGCAATGCTATATAAATATTTTTCTAATAATTTTGTACCACTAAATTGATACATTCCACCCAATTGACTTATTATTTTAATAGTATTGTCTTTGTTTTCTAAGTAATATTCTTCTAATAGTTTAATTCTAATATTATCTTCAATACTTAAATCAAATATATCATCCATTTTATCTATAGAAATCTTATTTTAAATACCTAAAACTTATTTATAAAGATATTTTATATAAAAAAAATGTCAAATAATAATGAAGATATTTCAGTTGTTCAAGATGTGGTCAATGATTTAGTTCAAGACGTTGTTCAAGATGTGATTCCCGTTGTTCAAGATGTGGTTCCTGATGATGATATTCAAGACGTTGTTCAAGATGTTGTTCAAGATGTTTCAGATGATGATATTCCTGATTTGGTTCCTGATAATGATATTCCTGATGATGTTCAAGATGTGGTTCCTGATGATGATACTGGTATTTTTACAAAAAAAATTGATGATGACCGTGAAACGGTTATTATTGACACAGGTCATGGATTTACAGTAGAAACTAATAAATCTCAAATAGAAAATATAATTAAAGAGAATAAACTAAATATGTTTGATATAAGAATCACATTAAATAATATTAATGAAGATATTGAAAAAATTATTTCAGATAAAACAAAAGTCGATGAATCAAATTTTAATGATCTGTGTGATTTAATTGCACTAAATTTTGTATACACATATCTAAAAGATGGTACTAAAATTCCTATTTTATAATATATTAAATTATATTATAAAAAAATTTATGCAACTACTTCAGTTTTCAAAAAATGTGGCTTTAAACAAGTTTGAACTTTGTAATATGTCAACGGTTCAGTTTCCTTCTTAGTATCATACTTAAGAAGTTTAGATAACTTTGTATCTGCAATAATTTGTCTTCTATCTTTTGGATTTTGAAGTTCATTTTCACGAATGTATTGACATAAGAACTTTGTAACATCTACTCTTGACTTTGGTTCATCGATATTCCATCCAGTAAACTTAGCCATTTCCTTGGAAATTTTTACTGGTTTTAGGAAACCTGAATTATTATTTGTATTCTTCTTAGCATTGGTCTTCTTTTGCTTAATAATCTTTGATGAGTGATTCTTCAAAATCTTTAGTCTCTTTGTAATAGTTCTCAAAAATTTAACACCCTTAGTTTTATTATCACCTTCTCTAAGACTCTCAATTTCTGCATCAATACTACTAATAATATCATCAAAAGACTTAAGGACACTTTCCTTATTAATTACTTTCTTCTCTTTCGTCTCTTCATCAACAACAATTTCTTCAGTATCTTCTACTACTGTTTCAGTTACTGGTTCCGAAACAGGTTCGGGTTGTTCTACAGGTGCGCTTACAGATTTAACATTCTTCTTCATTCTAGTTGACATTGTTTTTATTTTATATAAATAAACTTGTCTTTAAGTCAATTTATTTATTTTATTTATTAATTCTTTTAAAACAGGATGTCTAGGTTCATAAGTTTTTGTTTCATGTATAATATCGACAGGTTTCAATTTAACATTTAATATTTCGTATAATTGTGCTTTATTAAGATTACTTAAATCTACTTTATCATACATTGGAGGCATGTTTCTTGATGGCGCAGGGACAATATTACTAACAGGTTGTAAGTTTACAGATTTTAAATCATCAATCGTTATAAGATATTTTTTATCAGAAGGAGGTAGAGGAGGTGATGTATTCCAATAAGATGTTACATATTCATATATAAAAGACATTTTTATTATACAATATTATAAAAATTAGTTTCTTTTTTTTTTACATTTACAACACGATACATATAAACTTATAATTGTAATTACTACTAATACATATCTTAATGGACACATGATATTTTTAATGTATATAAATATATATTTTATATAATTAAAATGAAAGCAGGAAAAGAATTTATAAAATTTTCTAAAACAAATTGGAATAATTATTTGAATATTGTTTCTAAAAATAGATTGTGTGATAAAAGTTTTGCAGATAAGTGTAGTCTTAATATAAAGAACTCAGTATGGTGTACTTCTTGTAATACAGGGATTGGATCATGGTCAAATTCATGTGTTAATAAAATTACTGGACTAAATTATGAAAAATATAAGAATATATTAAAAAATAATGATAATGATAAAGATATTAATTTTTATGAAATAGAAATTGATAGAAATGATGACAAGATTTCTTTATAGATTTTTATACATCGAATGTATAAAAATTAATTAGAACATGACTTTTTATGTCTATTAAACGTATCTATTCTTGAATAACTTTTATTACAAAGTTCACATGAATAACTTATATTATTTTCTTTATTAACTTTTCTTTTTGAATTAGTTTCTAATCTAGAACAAGATTTACAATTACCACAATAACCATCTTTTGTGTATAGATGTAATGTAAATTCTGAAATAGATTGTATAGTTTTGCATTTCACACATTCTTTTTCTTGTATTTTATCATCTTTAATTTTCTTCATCTTACTTTCTTTATAAAGTTTTTTTGATTCTTTCTCACATTTCTTACATGTTGTATGTAAACCATCTTTTTTCGTCTTGTCTTTACTAAAATCACTATATATTTTTGAATTTAAACATTTAGTACACTTTTTAGTTATTTCTTCAGTATAAATTATTTCGACTGAATCAACTTCTTCGTCTTCTTCGTTTTCCTTGACTTCTTCTTCTACGTGAATTTCTTCTTCATCAACGTCGTCAACAACATCGCCGACTTCTTCATCTTCGCTTGAAAAATCTTTTTTAGAATCTACAATTATATCTTCTAATTTTGTAAAAGTTTCATATTCAATTTCCAGTTCTTTACACATATTTTCTACAAAACTTATTATAATATTTTCTGGAATATCTACAATCCATTCATCACTATTTTCTTTAATACTATTCTTAAATTTTATTTTAACTAAAGTTTCTATTAACTTGAAATGTGGTGTAAATAAAATATATAAAAAGTTAGGATCAAAATATGTATTATAACTACTTCTTCTACTATTTAAATTAATCGATGTTCCAATTTTCTTTTCATTCTTTATACTTGTATTTTCAAGAATATAAAAACATTTTCCTTTTCGAAGTTTATGAACACTTCTTTTATATAAAATTCGTTTATGATTTTCTTGAAGTTTGTTGTATTCTTCTTTAGTATTTATAAACTGTTCTTCAATTTTGGTAAGTTGATTTTTAATAATTGTATTTTCTTCTGCGATAGTTTCTTGAATTAATTCTTCTAATTTAATATAATAATCATGTATTTCATCTGCTTTCTTTGTACATGATTTTAAACAAAATTTTTTAAACGTGTTTACAGTTAATAATATTATTTCTTTATTTTGACCACCATTTAAACTATCAAAAACCGCTTCTCCAACTTGATAAGCGGTTTTTTTTATATCATTATCTGTTTTAATCTCGTAATCAATATCGATAACAAAATTTTTAGTTAATATTTTTTTAGCATTACCTTTAGTAGAAAACCCTGTCCATTTCCAAACATCATCAAAGTCAATAATAAAATCTTTCTTATTATCATGATTTAAGTAGCAAAAGAAACTTGCTAAAAATAATTGTTGTTGTGTTTCACTAAAATTTGTTTCAATTTTACTTAACAAATTATTTTGATAATCTTTATTTAATCTTGTTATAGGATTTCTTTCTATTAATTCAATCAAGTTTATAGTATTCATTTATATATAAAAACCATTTCTTTAGATTATAATCACGTAAATAATGGTATGTAAAATGGTATGTAAATTATTTTTATAACATATAAAATGTATAAAAATTAAACTTCTTCTTCTTTCATTTTTTCTTTCTCAAGTTCTTTCTTTTTTTCTTTTAGATTTTTTTTCTGATTGTTTTTACATGTTTTACAATTTGCATTTAAACCATCTTTTTTCATTTTATCAGCGTAAAAATCTTTATGTTCCTTTACATTTTCACAAAGATTACACCATTTATGTGTAGTTGTATCAAATGTAGGAATCACCACAACTTTTCTTCTTTTTCGTTTATCACCATAAACTCCTGTCAAGAAACAATTTTTACAAAGTCTTGCATATCCGTTTACATTACTTTTATTTTTAAAGTATTCAGATAATGGTAATATTCTACTTTCATCAGTATCATGACACATTCCACCGCATCTTTTATTACCATCAATTATCTCATCTTCATTTGTTTCATCAACTTCATCTTCTTTAATTATATGTTTATTAAATTTCTCAATTTCTTCCTCGCTTTCGATAGTATATTTACACTCACGTTCTACAACATTTGCTATATCTAATAGTTTTTTTTTCAATTCTTCAATATCAACACCTGTAATAAATTCACTATTATTAGGTTCTAAAAAAGTTTGGTAATAATTTTTCATACATTTCTCAATTACTTCACAATTATATGTATATAATACCATTAACACCTTACAAAATGGATTTGAAGTTCTAAAACCTGAAACTCTGTTTGTTATATCAGACGATATACCTACTTTTATTCTATTTATTTCTTCATCTCCATAAACAATTTTCATATCAATTAAATAAACACAATTTCCTTTCTTTAATTTATATAATTCTTTCCTTCGTAAGTAATACTGATGATTTAAATGAATTTTATTATATTTTTTCGATAATTCTTTATTACTATTATCATATTTTTGAATTAAATTTTCAGCATTTTCAAGTTTATCTTCAAGTTCTTTGATAATCTCTTTGTATTTTTCATCAATTTCATCATCAGTTTTTTCTTTTTCTATTTCAACATTACCAGTAAAAATAAGTTCTCTTAACCATTTAGAAACTTGTAATGAAAAATCGGGGCAACACCATTGTGCTAAATTTAATCCTAAATCAGGATGAACCCATGTGCCTTGATCATATTTTGAATTATTTCCTTTATATATTTCTATAAGTTTAGTTGCGCGATTATGAGCATCACTTTTATTTAATTTATTTTCAAGAACTTTATGAAAATCTTTAGTTTCTTTTGTTCTCAACCAATTATTAACTCTTTTTCCCACTGCCTTACATAATCCAGTAGCATAAATATATCCATCTTCCCTTAAAGGAATAATAAATTCAGTACCATTTTCTAAAACCAATTTACATTGGAATATATCTTCAATCTTTTCAAAAGTTCTTGTTGTCATATTTGAATTTTTTAAAAAATATAATTAAAAAAATTCATTTTTATTTTTTAAGATTTATATAAAAATATATATAAAATATATAATCAATTTTCTTTAAAACAAAATATATATTTTTTTTGATAAATTTTTTTTTTCTTGTTTATTATAAAAAAAATGTCTGCATTAACTTCTTCAAATGTTACTTCTGGTTTTATTGATTTAGCCACTTTCGACGAAATCGAAAAATATATGTATGGTGGTCCCGACGCCACTGCCTATTTTGTCAGGGAGACACGTAAATCAACTTGGTTTACCCAAGTTCCCGTGGTCCTTACAAAAGCAAGTGGTACACCAGCCTTTAACCAAGACTGGGCAGTGTCTATTTCCCGTGCAGGAGATTATCTTCTTCAATCATGGTTGAGATTGACTACTCCTTCAGTTACTTTGACTTCAGTTGCAGGAGTTGGAAACAAGTCTATTAGATGGACAAGAAACTTTATGCACAGTATTATCAAAGAATGCAATATTACCTTCAACGATTTGGTAGCTGCTAGATTTGATAACTACCATCTTGATTTCTGGGCTGCCTTTACTGTCCCAGCAAGCAAGAGAAACGGATATGACAATATGGTTGGAAACGTTGCTGACTTGATCGAACCTCATTCTGCTGGAGTTGCAATTCCTTCTTACACTTTGAACTTGCCTCTTCCTTTCTTCTATGGACGTGATTCCGGAGTTGCTCTACCAACTGCCGCTCTTCCTTACAATGAAATGAGAATCAACTTCAGTTTCCGTGATTGGACTGAATTGTTGGTTTTGAGCACTGCTGATTCTGGAATCAACAGCGTTCAACTAACTTCTGATGGTGCTCAACTTGCCGGAGGTGTTCCAGTTCTTGGATCTTGTCAAGTCTGGGCGAACTACGCCATCGTTTCTAACGATGAACGTAAACGTATGGCTTGTGCTCCCCGCGATATTTTAGTCGAACAGGTTCAAACAGCTCCAAGATCGACTTTTACCCCTGCTACCAACGCGGCGCAATCCTTTGATATTCGTTTCTCACACGCCATCAAAGCTTTGTTCTTCGCTGTTCGTAATACCACCTGCAAGTCTGAATGGTCTAACTATTCTACTGCATCTCCTACCGTTGTTCTTTCTGGATCAACCCCTGTTATTTCTTTCTACCCTGATGCTGGAGCCGCTGATCCCGTTCTTCAAACTTCTATCATCTACGAAAACACTAACAGATTATCTCAAATGGGTTCTGACTACTTTTCTCTAGTCAACCCTTACTTCCACGCTCCTACCGTTCCTGATTTTATCGGGTACCACAGCTACTCATATTCCCTTGACTTCATGTCTTTGGATCCGATGGGTTCAACAAACTACGGAAAGTTAACCAATGTCAGCATCGTACCAGAAGCATCTGCTACTGCCATCGCTGCTGCTGTTGGAGGTGGAGCTGTAGATTCTGGATATTACCAAGCTCAAACCTACGAATTCGTAATCACTTGTGTAAACAACAATATCATCCGCGTTTCAGGAGGTAAACACCAAGGCGTGCCTCCAACAGTCAGCTGCTATAAAAGATGTGATAATTCTTTTATGGAAAAACAGTGTAAATTATCACCACTTATGTGTATATAACTGGCTAGTCCACACTAACATCGTGGGCAAAACTATCAAATTGCGGGAAACCCCTTAGAGCTTTTGAATACTACCATAGGATAGAAATATACCTATTGGAACCAAGCGTAATGGCGTGGGCATAGTAAAAATTTCAAAAGATTGGGCAATCTGCAGCCAAGTTCTAAACCAGTAATGGTAGAATGCAGTTCAACGACTAAATGGTAGTTGGGAAATTTTTATAAATTTTCTTAAGATATAGTCTACTCCTTTGCGAAAGTAAAGGTATTCATTTTTCAGAATGACTGAAAACAACAGGAATAATCGGCCCTTGGTTTCCCTGTACTTTGAAGACCCTGTTTTGTGGTTCAAAAAATATTTTACAATTTCAAACATTTTTATACAAACAATTGTATAAAAATATATTTAATTCCTTTTCAAGAGTAAAATCACCAGTTTTACGAATAGAATGGTAAAACTTCTTCACAAACATATTCCTGAAATTTTTCAACGTTATAAGTTTATACACACTGTTTCATTAATTAATCTCATATTTTGAGGACCGGAATAACTTTCTCCCCCTTCCCCATTTATCAGGAATATTTAGTATCAGATATATCTTTTATTGTACTATAAACTATGGATTTTCATAAATCATACAAACCAATATTAAATTTAAAAAAAAATAAAAGACCAGTGAGAAAATCTATAAAAAAGGTAAACAAAATAAAAATGATTTTTATAAATGTTTTATAAAAAATCAATACAATGGAAAAATATGAAGAGGAATGGAAAGAATATCCCTACTATTCAAAATATAAAATATCTAATTTTGGGAATGTAAAACATAATAAAAGAAATGAAATAATTAAAGGAACAATTAATAACGACGGATATATTCAGGTTTCTCTATATCCCGATGAAAATGATAAAGATTTGAAGAAAAAACCATTAAGACTACATAGATTAGTTGCAAAATTATTTTGTGACAATGATGATCCTGAAAAGAAAAATATTGTGAATCATTTGAATTGTAATAAACTTGATAATCGTTCAGTAAATCTTGAATGGACAACAAATTTGGAAAATACTCGACACGCATCTGATAATGGTTTATTAATAGCAACTAATCATCGAACTGTTCATAGAATTTGTCCAAAAACAAATGAAATCAAGGTTTATGATTCAATTACAAAAGCATTTAATGATAACAGAGATGTTTTAAAATACTATAATTATATAATCAGTGTTTGTAATGGAACTCAAAAATCAGCTGGTGGATATATTTGGAAATATGCGGAGGAAACAATTGTTCATCAAATACCAGAAGGAAAAGAAATCATAGGTTTTGAAAATTACATCGTTACAAATACAGGTCAAATTTACTCCAAAAAATTAAAAAGATTTTTAAATCCATCATTAAATGGTTCGAAATATCATGTGATTGATTTATATGCAACAGAATGTGATGAAACAAAAGAAAAAAAAGAGTATACTCGAAAAAGACAAGAACGGAGAAAAAAATTTCGAGTTCATGATTTAGTAGCAACACATTTTATTGAAAACACAAATCCTGAAACAAAAACTGAAGTTAACCATAAAGATAAAAATAGAATTAATAATAATGTATCAAATCTTGAATGGGTTTCAAGAAAAGAAAACTTGCAACATGCTCATAATAAAAAAGTTTTAAAGTGTAAGGATAATAAAATTATTGAAGTATATGAAAGTATGACTAATGCATCTGAGAAAAATAATATTAATCCAAAAACCTTAAGTTCATTGATAAAAAATAAGACTATAAAATTTGGATTTTACTATCAATTTGAAAAAATACTTCAAAAGCAAGCCGACAAGTAGAATAACTTGGACATTCTGACGCATTCAAAAGCAAAATATAAGTGTAGATATGATTGAAGAAAAAGTAATTTTATTATTAAAAAATAATAAAATTCTAAATTGTTTATATTAAACCAAATTCGTTAACAACCTGCATTTCTTGCTGTCAACCGATGGAGTCCATAAAATGGACATCACATTTTTATAATTTATTCTTGTCTACATAAAACAAAATTATTAAAAATAGTAGCATATGAAAAAATCAAATCAAACCATATGAATGTATTGACATAATATGGAGTTATATTACTACAGTCTTTCCAAAAAATAATAGAACCTATAATCACCCAAAATATATTAAATATATAAGTTATGTATAAAATATAATAAGGGTATAAATTATCAGAACTTAGAACTATATTTATATACACCAATAAAATAATAAAAAAAGATAATGAAGACTTTACAATTAACCAAATAGGTATACTAATATTTAGAATCGATGTCTCACATATAATATCATTCATGTAATAAATCCCGACATACATCTCATATATCGGGATAATAGTTATTATTAATATACATGAAAATGATAATAAAACAAAAAGATAAAAATTATATATACTTGTCATTTTTGAAATTTAAAGTTCATATTAAAATCAAATTCATTTTTATATTTAAATCAATTGATGTTATAATATTAAGATATGAAATATAAAAAAAATATACCAAAAGCATTACGACAACAAGTATGGTTAAATTACAATGGTCGTAAGTTTGAGAGTAAATGTAATATAAAATGGTGTGTGAATATTATTTCTGTATTTGATTACCATGTTGGTCATAATATACCAGAATCTAAAGGTGGTTGTATTAACATAGATAATTTACAACCCATATGTGCAAATTGTAATTTGTCAATGTCTACAAAAACGATAGATCAATGGAATGATATGTATAAATACAATAAAAAATCGTTTTGTGAAAGAATATTTAATTTTTTTTCTAATTAATATATTTATAGTCGTATTTTGTGTTAAAAATAAATTCATTTTTTTTAAACAGTATCTTCGTGAATATCATCCCGAACATCATCCTTAACATCATCACGAACATCATCATGAACGTCTTCCCGAACATCATCATGAACATCATCCTGAACATCATCATGAACATCATCCTTAACATTATTTTTATTTAAATAAAAGTTAATAGATTTAACGACGTCATCGTAAGGCATGAATTCTCGTTGTATCTTATTATTATTTAGCAAC